GCAGCGTCGGTCGCAGCGTAGGTCGCAGCGCGGGTCGCAGCGCGGGTCGCAGCGTCGGTCGCAGCGTAGGTCGCAGCGCGGGTCGCATCGCGGGTCGCAGCGTAGGTCGCAGCGTCGGCCGCAGCGTAGGTCGCAGCGCTATTTTTTCTTAACATCCAAATAACAGAAGCAAATCCTCCAGCAAATGCCATAACAAGCGGACTTGGAACAATGACTATCCTTGGTTGTTTTAGGCCGGAGGCTTTGTAAACACCCCGAATTGCAGCGGTGATCTTTTTATCGTCAATTGGCGATGTTCGTAATGCTATATCGATCCACTTCTTTGAGTGCTTGGAAAAGGCCTTTATTTCTTTTGCCGTTACGCCGCCTTCCGCCCTATCTGGTCTACGAATGATCTTGCTCATTTCTGCTCCTTCTTACTGAGGTTCCCGATCACCCAAGTCACATTTTTCAACTCGCTCTTTGTCAGTTGGTCAAGCGACTCCATACGGGCAAAGGCAAGGAACTTTTCAAGAGACACATTCTTTGCCGCAAGCGATTTCTTGATTCCTTCGATTTCATCGGCACTGATCGGCTCTCCTGGGCAGCCAACAGCGTCGTTGTCTTCGCCGACTGTGACGATTCCGAATCCGTTGCAGAACAGGTTCCTCTTGTGGTAAGAGTTCAGCGCCATGAATGCCTGCGGCTGAGAGCAGTACATGGTTTTTGCCAAAGCATCAAGGTCCGGCATCGGGGCCATGTAAGGAATGTCCCGATAGTGATTGCCAACCTGAATCCGCATCGACATCTCAAAGAAGTCCTTTGTGTTCGGCACAGAGAACGAGTATGAGATTTTGTTGCGTGTCAGGATCGGGCTGACTATCGGCACAATGTCCTCGAATCCGGCAAACTTATACCTGTCAGTGCCGTCTCTGTTTTTCACAGGCCGAGACTTCGGGATCGGCGGGCATTCAAGCTGGAAGTTCGATAATGCCCTGCCAAACTCTTCGGCAGCACGGGCTGATTCCATGCGTTCGTACAGGGCAATGATCTGGGTTGGATCATGCCCCTTTTCGATAGCCAACTGGATCAGATTGATCGGGTTGGTTGCTACCATTTGCGTTGAATCACTCATTTGCGCCCTCCACGAAAACTGGTTCGTAATACTTGCCGTCGTCTCCCTTGTACGACATGGCCAATGACTTCTCGCCCTTCCTTGAGAGAATCCTGTTCATCAGGCTTCTGGATTCAGAAGCGATGGTTTTTGCCGACTCAAGATCGTCTTGCTTCCAAAACTCTTCATGGCTGCTTTTGCTGAGCCATTCGAGCTCTCTGACAGCAATGCGCAGCTGGCAAATATGCTGCTCAAGACGATAGGACTCTTCTTTGGTCAATTGCCACCTTTGTCTTTCTCGTGTGCCTCACGAAGCATGTCCCAATCGATTAGGTCCACGACTTCGGAGGCTGACTTCTCTTCTCCGTCGTCAGTTCCAGCGTCAAGAACCATTTCAACAGCCTTGGCAAGATCACTATGACAATCCATAACTCGCTTCAGAAACGACCATCGCTTCTTGCCGTATGGAGTCTCAATCATCATGTCTTTGGTCACTGGCCACCTGCGACTTTCAGGAGCGTTTCGATGTGCTCTCGGATAATGCCGAGGCCGAAGGCAACTCCCTTGCAGAATGCGGCTCGCTCTTTACCGCTCATCTTCCCTTCGCCGCTCGAAATCAACAGTGCCGGAGCCCCTTCGGACTTGGCACTTGATTCGAGTCGGTGGATTTGCGTCAACGTGCTTTCAAGAATCGGGTTCATCGTCTCTCCTTGGTTATGGTAAATTCAGGAACTCAAGCTACGCTACCAGCAACTGTGCCATCATACGGATGGGCACAATTCTTGCTTCCAATATAACAGGTTGATGCGGCCAAGATATTGTGCCGCTGTTTCGATCAAACACTTGGACTGGTCAAATCGCTCGACAATACGGCGGTCGAAAAACTCACCAATAACCTCTCCTGTTGATCTGCGTGAGATAACCCAACTGCCGCAGTGGGGCTCAAGTTTTGGAATAGACATCGGAACCTATCTGCCAAATGGCATTGACGCTATTGTTTCCGTCCTGAACGGAGGATCGTCATTAACGAACTTCCACTGCTGCTTGCAGTTTTCGCATTGATAAACACGATGGCCAAGAAAATCCTCAAGCCTGCTCGCCTGTACTTTGAACAGGACGTTTTTGCAATCACTGCATCTTGTTTGAATTTATGTTTTCATGTGTATCACTCCTGTCCAAGAGACTTCTTAGCGGCCTCAATTAAGTCCTGATACGTCTTGTAAACGCTGCACCACGATTGATAGCCTGGAATTGGCATATCGTCTCTCACCGTTATCGAATCGCGGTCGTACTCGATACGCAGCTTCATCATTCGGCCAAAGACGTAATCGCCATACGCCATTCCTGTCTTGTTTGAGCCCATGAGTTCTGCCGCACCCTCACCATATTCGCCAGCGTTTTTGACATTCTTCCATACTGACTCTTTGGTCTCACCTGGGCTTGCCTTGAGATGGCCCATCCCAAATACCCTGCTGGCCTGCCATGCCAGCCAGAATGCCTCTTTCACGACCTTTTCGGCGTTTTTCACATTGATCTTCACTGTGTCACTCCTTTTCGATGTTGTTCGCGTTCGCCCATTCGATCATCCCGCGTAGGTGCTCGATGGGCGCGGTTGCGAGCTTGGATTCATTGATGATGTTTGAGATGAATCGCAGCCGCCGTGCGAGCTTGATGCTCTCTGGCATCGCGTCGTATTCAGCCTGCCGTTGTTCGGCTTCAAGCCGTTCTTTCTCTTCCGCCAGTCGCTTATCTTCGGCCGCGAGTCGTTCCAGTTCGGCGAATCCGGCGACGGCTTCATAGCGTGTAGCTGGAACAGCGCGATACGTGCCGGTTGTGCAATTGCCGTTTGTTTTCCGAAAATTGAAGTAATTGTAAAACGATCCGATGAAAACTTTAGGGTTGGTGTCGTTAATGTCATTGCAAAACCCAGTGCATATCAGCCGCTCGATTACATTGCGAATGACGGCAACTCGGTGTAGTTTGTCGCCCTCGTAGACCAGCACAAAGTCACCGACCTGGGGATTGGGGAAAGTTTTCACTTCGTCACTCCTCTCAGTTCAAGTTCAGCATTGATTGCCGCCAGCGTCTGTTCCAGCCGTGTGCGGTCGTAATCGCCAATGGGTTGTCCGCGAAACGACTTGCCGGTGTTCAGCACGGTTTCGAGGTTTCGCTTGTTGTGGCGTAGGTCGTCAGTGGTTAATTCAGAGGCTTTCATGGCTGATCCCATAGAGTTTAGTCAAGTCCGCCTTGATTAGATCGTGTAAGCGTGCTGCGAATTCATCCCCACATGGGCCACGGCTGCGGCCGGTCTTGCCGCGTGTGGTTTTGTCGATCAATTTCAGAGATTCGAGCACGATTTTTCGTGTCATTTTTTCGATACGTTCATCGTTCACAATTACTCCTCCCTCTTGTAAAACTGAGCCGTAACAACTCCGTCCGTGATATTCACACGCGCTCGCATTCCGTGCCGTCGCGCGAACCGGCACAGCGATGATCGAACAGACGCGCCCTTGCCGGTCAGTTCGAACCGGCGTTGCTGGCCGTCAAGGAACACGGCGTATCGTGACGTGCGCGGCCGTTTGCTGCGCGGGAACGGCGTATCAGGTGGTAGTGTTTGCATTGGTCTCCTGGGGTTGAACTTTGTGGCCGTTACCGGAATACGCAACCGCGTACCGAAACTTCTGCGCCGACCGGAACACCAGTTTCTGCCCGGTCGCGGTGTTGGTCACTTCGTAGCCAGTAACTTCGTGCGTTGGAGGGCGTCCATGTTCGTAAAAAGTTTTGTACGGAACTTGGATTTTTCGTATCGCATCCACGCGCACGGTGACGAGTTTGCCTGAGATGCTGGCGGCGTAGTATCCGCCGACCTGGATTTCGTGCTGCTTCATGGGTTGGCTCCTCTCGTGTCATCGAACGGCCCGCGAAACGTTCGCGGGGCTTATGCGGTGTGCAAGTGTGCATGAGAAAGAATTTTCCAGTCAATTCGGCCCAGGGTTTCATAAGTGGAAACCTTAATTCCGTTGTCTCTCTCAAGCATGTTGAGGATACACATGATTGCCTCGGCTTGACTGAGAGACGGATTATAGTCGTCAGACCCATCTTCGAGTTCGCCCGAAGCACCGTTATTTGCTTGGCGGATTACCAATCGCAATTCCAGTATCAACTCCATGACGCGTTTGCGAGAGACGTGGTTATAGTCGTCGAGATATTTCAACAACGAGCGTACCTCGTCTCTTGCGGCCAATTTGTAGGCTGATACTTTTTTCATTTCTCGACCTCCCTCTCGTCCCCTCGATCACAGCCGCCCGGCAACGTGCCGGGGCGGCTCACCCACTCGAATCGTTCTCGTACTCAACAAGAATGTCACGATGGCCAAGTCGCTTGACAATCATCGTCTGGCCATAGTCCAGGTGTTTGGCAATCGCAACATCTTCTTCTGTCACTATGCCAGAAGACGACCGAAACAGCCGATAACCGGACTCTAAGCAGTTCCCGACTTTCCATGAGCATCTGGCAAGTGATTCAAAGTTCTTTCCGAAATGATTGTGTGCATGGTCGCGTTGCTCTTGCGTGGTCATGGGTTCTCCTTTTATTGTTCTGATACGACTACTGCCTTGATGTCACAGTCTGCCGACTCAGCCGTGTAACAGCATACGCCGCTGCCATCAAGCATCTTGGCCAGCTCTTTTTTCTTGCTCGGCTGAAGAGACTCGTAATACGTTTGAGGAAGCGTGAATCCGCCTCCTGGTCCGACAGCCTTGATGACCATTGGCACAATCAATGCCGTCCGTTCGCCGTGCGAAAGATCGGACAAGAACACTTCGCCGCGTTTATGCTCGGTGTACACAAGCCGAAGCTCGTCTTTGTCGTCCGAAGTGACTTTGATTGGCCCGCCGCTTTCCTGGAGAATCTCAGACAGGACTTTCTCTGTCCCCTTGGCCGCATTGCGGAACATTTCAGAGTTTGCGGACTCTTGATTCGCTTTCGCATTCAATTCTTCAGCCTTGGCTTTGTGTATCTTGGCCATGCGGACCTTTACCCCGGCATCGACCGCTTCCCTTGCCTTCTCAAGTAGCAACAGCGAGCCAGCCAAGTCGGCATCGGAAGGCGGCTCAATAATTGCTGTGTTATCCAGAGCGTTCTGCCACTTCTGGCAGAGGCTTTCATACGCCTCTGCGTTCTTGTGTGCCTGATCGGAAGTCGTGTATGCCGAGTTGGCATGTGCCAGATTCAGCTTGGCCTCATCAAGAGCACGTTGGGCATCCTCGACACGCTGCTTTGCCGCTTGAAGCATCGTCTTTGCTTCTTCGGCAGCAGATTTGGCCTCTTCAACAGTTGGGCCACGATAGGACTCCTTGGCCTTCTGTAACTCTGCTTTCGCCTTGTCGATTTCGGACCTGGACCTGATAGCCGCCGACTCCTGCTGCTTGAGTTCCTCTCGCCTTCGCGTTGCTCGCTCAAGTTCTTCGTGCAGAACCTTGGGATCGTCTGGTAAAGAAAGGTCTGTGCCGTTTGCGGCCTTGAGTTCTGCTGCTGCGTCCTGGCGATGGTTCTTCTCGGTCTGCTCCGACCGTCGTGCCGCTTGTTCAATGTCCCGCTTTACCATCGCGGCCATTGTCACGATGTCGCTCTGGATGAACACTTCAGGATTCACCAGCTTGCGAAACTCTTCTTCGCCTCCGACTAATGGGAAGAACTTTTCTGGGTCTGCTTTGACTTTGAGGATTCGCAGAAGTGCCTTCATGGCTTTTCGATCAGCGGCGGCTGGCGACTTCTCCTTCGGATCAATCAGGTCTCCGATGCCGATGTTGTCTTCCAGCGTGTTGACTTCCAGAGCGCCAGACTTTCGAGCGCCAGCGGCAGTGATTCGGATTGTGCGTCCGAGGCCTTCGACCTTGCCAACCGGCTTCCCGTCCGTTCGCTCAAGTTTCCCTTCGCCGCCAAGCAGAACATCGACGGCTTCCAATGTGTCGCTCTTGCCTGCACCGTTGTAGCCTCTCAGGACAACCAGCCCGCCATTATCCGGCCAAGGCAGTGTCAGGTTTTGGACGGCTTTGCTATTCTGGATTTCGATGGACTTCATCTAATGCTCCCTTTGCTGAGTTTGAATAATAGGCGCGAAATGCGCCGATTATCGATGGTCTGCCAATACAGAGAACCCTTGTGCCATTTCACGGCGTTCCCGGCGCAGTGCCGTGAGCACCGCTGCCCGGACGAATCGCGTGCTGCCATTGCTGATTTCTAGGAGCTCTTTCGCGGTGTAATGCCGCTTGCGATCCAGGCCGTGTTGCTCGCCAAACTTTTCCGTTCCAGCCGGACAGTTGCCAGCTTTGATGGAGTCGGCGTAACAAACATGGATGTTGGCCGCATCTCTGGCAAGCAATGCGTCTAGCTCTTTCTGCTCGTATTCTTCCTCTCGTGCCTTCAGTGCTGCGGCTACAGCACGAACAATCCATCTGTTCGCAAAGGCGTGGTAAAACCCGTGCTTCCCAAAATCCACGACAAGAACCAATTCGCCAGTCCGCCCGCGCTCGCCTGACCCGGTTGCGATCTGCTCTGGTGTCTGTCGCGTCAGATATGCCTTAAATCCGGCGTTGAGCAAGATTCTCAAGCAGTCACGAAGGCGGACGGAATATCCAGTTGGAAAGCTACTTCTATATCTCTGATCATCGCAAAAAACTCTGCCATTGGCTTTGAAATAGCCGCGCCAGTACGGGCTTATCTTCCACTCCCCTTCCTTTGTGGAAACAGCCACCTTCTTACGGCATGGAGAAAGAACCAATCCATAATCTGCGTATCTCCAAACAACTCGATCCCAGCCGGTCTTGTCGTTTGTCTTCTCTCGGATTCGAGCGCCAAAAGCCACTGATTCTCCGCACTGATGTTTCCTTAAACGCTCCCAGTCGATGGAATTGTACACATGATACATCAGGCCACTGCTGTAAAGTATTTCTCCAGCCGGAGTCCCTCTTGGCGTCCTGCGCTCCCAGTCTGGACAATCACTGTATCTAGCAGCCAGAACAAATATCGGGACTCCTGGGTTTGACTTTTTGGTCTTATTCCAGTTCTCCCGCTGGATTTTCTCAACCTGTTTCGCCGTCATTCCGGTAAGCCCGGATCGTTTGATCGCGGCCCTTTGAGCAGTAACCGTTGTGGCCGTCGAATCGCACAGCGAAAACAGATATTCCTCAGATCGTGTTAAAGGCTTCATTGCGTCTCCTATTCAAAAGCCGTTTGGAGATAGAACGGCGAAGTCGAAGTGCCGTCCTTCCTGAACCACAACGAGTAATCATTGGGCGCGAAGTAGAACTTGTCCGCTGGCCCAGTCTGGCCAATCCAGATTCCAATCGTGTCGATCCCGTAGCCGCCGTAGAGAGTATCTGCCCCTCTGCCGCCGCTCAGGTAATCATCTCCGGCCCCACCGTTCAGATAGTCGTTGTCGTCGCCGCCCTGAAGATAATCGTCTCCGTATCCGCCGTAGAGGGAGTCTCGGCCGCTTCCTCCGTACAAAAGGTCATCGCCGCTCCCGCCGTAGATCGTGTCGTTTCCGTCCTGGCCTTCGATCCAGCAGAATGACTTTGACGAGACGCGGATCGTGTCATTGCCTTTGCCGCCGCAGATTTTGAAATCCAGCGGCATCCCGTAATCGTGCCGGACCCCGTTCAGAACAAACCGACCGTTGCCGTAGTCGGTCAACATGATTCGGTCGTTGGCCGCATCTCCTTGGATGGTGATCCGGCCATAGGTTTCGCCCTCGTGCGTCATCGTGATCGATGGAGTTTCGCGGGATTCAAGCTGTTCAAGTCGCATGGTCATTCCTTTTCAGTAAACGCGCACAGTGCCAAGCCGAACAATCCTACGCAGATTGCACCGGCTGTAACCATTCCGGCCACAAACCATGTCCGATCAGACTCGGTGCGCGGCTCCGGCTGTTGGACATAGACTGTTTGGGACTCTTGCGGCCCCGTCTCAAACCTTGAAATCACTTGCTTCAGAAGTTCATTCACAGCCTTCTCCTTGGAGGAGGCGATATGTGTTTACTATACACACATCGCCACTGTTTGCAACTGGAATTAGTCCATGACTTGTTGCAGTTTTTCTTCGGCGTCGAACTTCCTGATTGACGCCGGGAAGATCAGCCCTTTGAACTTCTGGCTGGTCGATTCGGCCTCCATCAAGACGCAATTGTAGCTGCCGTGGAAGATCGTGACCGTAACGACTTCATCGACAATTTGAGAAGCCTTGACAAGCCGAATTAGGTCTTCTGATTTGAGCCGGAGTTTGACCATCTTCTTGTGGTCGCTCTTCGGGTAAACCTCTTTCGTCGGCGGGTATCGCCCTTCCAATTGCTTCCCTGAAGTGACCGGCGACTTCTCCAAGTCCGTGGCCGCGAATGTAACGTCGTACTCGCCGATCTTGATGGCGTTGTTCTTGAGGATCGGCTTCATGTGTCTGGCCTTCGTGACCTTCTTGGCAGTGGCGAAGGCATCTCGCCAAAGGGCCGCTGGCACAAGGCACACCGACTTCCCATTGGGCGCAAGTTCCAGTGCCGGAATTGCCGGATAGTCTTTGGGGTCTTCGCAGACTCCCTCAATCGTGGCCAAGATTTTGGCATCCGTGGCCTCGGCTTCGTATTTGTCATCCTTGAATTCGATACGAACTCCAGACAGTGCAAACTTCCCTGCTTCCGATGTCAGGTCGGCAAGTGGCCCAAGATTCACTGGCAAAAGATTCATTTCGCTTCTCCTGCCTGAAACCTGTCAGGCGCAGTGCCTTTCGGCGTTTACTTCCTCAGAACGATCATCTTGCAAGAAACGCCAGTAGTCCTGAATACGCCTCCACCTTTGAATGAATCTTGAGGGAGATCGACAACAGTAGCGTAATTCGCTTCAAGGAAATTCCTGAATGTCTCGGCGGCAGTGTTTGACCTAAAAAACGGTGATGCCGACATGATTGAGACAAGAATTCCATCACTTGAAAGCATCTCCCATGCCCTCATTACATGGCTTATGTCTTGCATGTTCTCGAAAGGAGGATTCATGACGATCCTGTCAAACAGGCCAAGACCATCAACGGTAAGGAAGTCATCACAAACAACTTTGCAATTCCCCTTCGTGTTGAGAACGTCCACAAGGCATTGAACCTTCTCAACTGCTGTGATGTTTCCTTCCCCGACGATCTTGGATATTTCGTCAACGATGCTCCCTATGCCTGCCGATGGCTCAAGGACTTTCATTCCTGGAGAAATACCCGCTCCCTTGAGCATCAGATTGATGACGCTGAGCGGAGTTGGGAAGAACGAAGGAATATCGGCAAATCGAACCTTGTCGATAAGCCGACTGATTTGTCGCTCTTTCTTGATTGCTTCTTGTCTATCGGCATCATTCTCACCGATGTACTTCTCAAGCATGGATTGTATTGCTTTACCAGCCTCGGTCTGATCGACGTATTTATGCGTCGAGTAGATGCTGTAATACCCTCTTGATTCTGTCCCATGCCGAACAAAACCAAAGACCTCATTTTTGGTCTTCACGCCTTCAAGGACGTATGGGACTTCCCCTTTGTCCCATGCAGAGGCCAATGCAAGAAGCGCCAACCGGCATCGGTCAAGGTTGTCAGCATCGATGATCCTGCTCGAATACTCTTTCTGTCTCTTTGGCGTGGAGTTCTGAGTCATTGGTCGGCGTAAGTGTTCGATCTTTTCGATAAGCCTTTCGGCCGTAGACCTGAACTTGTTTGCCAGTGATTTTGAAGTTTTAATCATTTGTTCTCCAGTTAGTAAACAAGAAAAACTTGCGCGGCCACAAGCACCGCGCAAGCCGGGAGTACGCCTACGCGGCGGAGCTTTCACTCGTCATCGATCTTGATTTGTCGAGATGGCCGATCAATGACCATCGTGTCGAGATTGGCTTTGATAGATTCAAAGGCGTTCTTGATGGTCTCTCTCGTGTCCGTGCTGGCGCGAATCTTGGACGGGTCAGCGCCTTTCATGATAGCCTTGGCTTTGTTGGCCAATTCCTCAAGTTCGGCGTCTCCGGTGATGTTCCGTGCATTGAACAGTTCTAAGAACTCTTGCATGTTACCAATCAGAGAGTCTCGGAAAATCTTCGGCTTGCCGTCTTCCGTGCTTGCAAGCCGTTCGACCATGTGATCGACCAGCTTCTTCATGCTTTCACGAAGGACGATGCGGATTTCTTCTCCGGCCTCTTTCCACTGCTTTTCGGCCTTTTCTTTCTCTCTCTCCCATAGAGAAGATGAGATTTGCTGAAGTGCAGCCGGTGTGCCGAACGTCACATAACTTGACTTGACACTGAAAAGCTGTTCGACCTTCTCGGCGCTTGGGTAGTCCTTTTCATTGTAGACCCCATTGAGACGCTGCTGTGCGTCGGCCTTGATCCTCTCGTATGACGAAACGAAGGACTGCACTTTCCCAGATCGATTCTCCTGGTACTCTTGCAGTTTCGCATCAACGTCTTGCACCAGGGATATTGGGATCAGGTAGATGCCGCTCTTGAACATGCTTGGCAATGCCCGCTTGCCAAGCCAATTCCGCATCTCGGCATCCAGAGACTTGATCGCGTCAAGTTCTGGCGCATCAAGCAGCTTCTTGGCCGCTTTGATCATTTCCTTGTCGGCCTCAACTTCGATCTGGTCGTCACGAAGTTTTCGGCTGTTGCCTATGCACTTGACATCAAGTGCCAGACAAATCGAGTTTTCCGCAATTGATCCAGTCATTTCCAGCACTCCCGTTTAGAAACAACTAACAACATCTAAAGCCAACACGGCTTTAGTTCAATGCTTATGCCAGACTCCGCCATGTTGATGCAAGTGGCCTTCGTGGCCTGGCTTCCTAATGTTGGCGACAGCGCCGCCAGTCAGCTTGGTGATCATTTCCAAGAACTCATCGGCTGATCTGTGGTTTGCTGGCGACACAGAATCAGTTGCCGTCTTGATCGTTCCGTCCGCGAGAATCTCACACTCCATCACGTCAATCTTGCCAAACATTAGAACCTCCTGGATATGTTGTAGGTGTTCTCTTTCTTGCCCTTGGTCATGGACCATCCGAATTTCTGCGAGGCGTACTTCAGGACTTCGGTTGAGTAGGCTGCTTTGATTTTGTCAACGATGCTCTCTTTGCCAACAGGAACCTCGATCTTCCCGTCCATGATCTTGACCTGTCGCCCTTCGTGCATGAACACGAGAGAGCCGTCTTGTAGCATTGTCGGCTTGTACCCAAGCGATTCAAGTGCTTTCCCAAGTAGCCCTTTGTTGGCCACTTTCAGGTCAAGCGTGTTTGTCTGAATTGTCCAGCAAGGCATGGGTTCTCCTTATACTTCGATTTTACGGTTGGACTTCTTCTCGGTCTTGGCCATAGAGTACGCTCCTGGCCGGTTGACACTCAAGAACCTCCCATTGGCCATCGTTCGCAGTTTCGCCAGCCCTTCCGGGTCGCTCTTGGTGATCGGAATGATGGACTCACCGGCTTCCAAAAGCGAACACTGTTCTTCCCACGCGCTTCGGCAGCACGAAGCCACGTTTGCCGCAGTCCAGCCTTCGTCGCTTGGAATCTTCTGCTCCGGCAGGTTGTACTTCTTGATGTACATCTTCCAAAGAAGCGACTTCTCTTCATCGTCGGGAATGTCGAAGTAATAGATTCCTTTTGAGAATCTACGCTTCAGTTCAGGCGGAAGAGATTCGATCTTGTTGCATGTGGCAACCCAAAACACACCGTCGCCAGCCATCGCTTTGGCGACTTTCATGGCCGCATTGATATTGGCTTGGCTCTGACCTACGAGCGATGCTTGTGTTGCTCCAATATCAAAGATAAACGTCGGTATCTCAAATGTGTTGCCAAGGGCTTTGGCCAACAGGCTCTTGCCGCTTCCACCTGGGCCAACGCCAATGATTCCGTCCCACTGGTTTTCCTGCATCTCGGTCAGGATTTTCCCAAGGCCATACTGGCTTGTTCCTGAACTGTCTCCAATCGCCCCAGTAGCACCAGCAAGCATCTTCTCGACTTCATCCATCCAGAAGATGCATCTCCATCGTTTCAGCCCCTTGAAGACACGCTGCATTCGCTTCTTGATCTGGTCCATGCCGCTGATGTCTTCAAAAGTCTCTTTGCTGCGATTAACCTTCAAGCCTGGAGTCTGCTCAATCGTCTTGTACTTCCTCTCCCACAGAGACGGCGTATCCATGCCAGACTTGCTCAGGCTCATGGACACGATCTGCTCCGATGGGAATTCAGAGAGCCCGACAAGAGAGTCTGCAATCAACTCAAGAGCGTCCTTGTCTGGATCAGGCAGCTTCGGCATCTTCTTGTTGTCGAGCTCGGTGTTGATCGACTTGTAGCAGTCCAAGGCAATTGCCTTCAGCCGCTCACGATCCGGCAATGGCTCGTCAAGAACCAAAACGTCCTGGGACAACTCCGATGGAAGCGAAATGTCCACGGCCAGCATTACCAGAGTCCGGCGAGGATTCTTGAACGGGTCTCGTAAGTTCAAGATCGCCTGACACACGGCCTCATTCTGTAAGTACCGTTGTGCATTGTGAAAGAACAGAACAGAGTCTTCAGGGAGTTCAAGTGCCAGAGACAAAGCCTCTGCTGGGTTCCCGGTTCGCGCGACAACATTCTCTGAATCAAGGCCGATTTTCTCCATCGCCTCTCGGCCTTCGTCGTTGAGTGCGCCATATCCTCGAATGATGTCCCATCGAATCTTATGGACTCCGTTCATGCATGCGCAGATGTTTCTCTCCGTTGCCGGATAGTCCGGCGTGGTGATCGCAATCAACGGGGCAGAAGCCCTTCTGGCTGCTTTGAATTTATCGATAAGTGCCGACATTTCATGTACTCCCGTTTTGTAGGTGGTAATTAGTTCCAGACTTCCTTCACAAGAGTCCGCCTCTTGCCCCTCATCTGCCATACCTTGCCTCGCCAAAGATTGATGGCCAGCGCAGAGTATGGATTGAATCGGACGAGCCGAAACTTGATGCCGGTGTTGTAGTAGTAACCGATGATTATGTACCTATCGCCCTTCTTGTGCTCAAACTGCATGAGGGTCTCCTTTCATGGTTTAACTGTCGCTTTGGCGATGGCGGCACGGGCAAGGTCACTTATCGCGTCCAGACGTTCTCGCCCGTAGCGGTCTGGCCTGTTGTATGCGACTGCGCCTTCATCTGTTATGCACTCTTCTAGTGCCGCCAACAGGCTTTTGAACGAATTGACGGCGCGGCAGATAAACTCGGCGTCTTCTTTGGGATTGTCGCCTTTCACAATCACATGGTCTCTGTGGCATCCTTCGGCGTAGAGCCCGAATTGCGGATGACATTCTGGCGTCCCGTGTTTTGATATTTCCCACGGCAATGGCGTATGCTTCACGCCCTCTTGCTGTCCACTGCCAGCCATGTCGCTTCCAGGCGTATCGTGGATTGAAAAGTTCGTTGCGGCGCGTGTTGCCTCATCGACTGAATCCCTAGTCGCGGCTAAGTCGGCCTTATTCATGTTCTCACTCCATAAGGTTGTCGTCGGACTTTTTGATGTACACCGTACCGGCCCGGTTGTTCCAGGCATGGTAACGCCCCGGTCCAAGTGGCTCTCGGTCAATCGGCTTCCGTTCACAATCGTAGTACGCGATGAAACCTGATGTGCGGATGATGAACATGCCCAGGTAGGCACGGAAATCATTAGGCGGTTCTTCGCCGATCACGACTCCGCACTGCCCGTCTCCCTTGCCGTTAGGCAAGAAAATGTCGAGCGAATCAGTGCATAGCCGAACACTGCCAGCGTCAGAAATCATGGGTTCTCCTTGGTTAAAATAATCATGGCGTCAGCAAGTTTCTTGTGAATGTCTTCAATGACCGGAATTGGAGATTCCAACTTTTCGTTCTTTTTGCCAGAGCAGCCAGAGCAGTCGGAGCAGCCGGAGCAGCCGGTTAAAGTGGCCAGTATATTTGCCGCCGCTTCTTCGCTGCCCCACTTTTCAAGAGACGCCCGGTTGTTGTTTTCGTCAATCACCCATCCGTTTTCGGTACGCATGACAATTCTCCTGGTTATTAAAATAGATCGGCCTTTGGCATCGGAAGTTCTTCGTTGTCCAGTGCGTCGGCAACTTGCCGAAGCAGTTCCGCAGAAAGCAGATTTCTTGCCAATGGATACGGCGAATCAAGGAACTTTCTCGCATTGTCCATGATGGCCACGAGGCCATCGAGTGCTCTTGCATGATCGACGTAGCACGCTTGCGTGCCTTCATGCGAACGATACGACCCGATTTGATGGCACGCATCTGAAAGAACGTCACTAATCATACTTTTGCCTCCTCTTGCCACAGTTCCGGCCTTGACGGGTTTCTCCCGGCGTAACTGTGTGCGTCATTGTCGTTCATTCCGCGACGTATGGCCTCTCTGTACCGAAGCTGAAACTCAGTCCAGTCCCTCCAACCTCTGTGATGGCAGAATGGCAGAATCGAAGGAATCTCTTGCCCATCGACTTCTTCCCAGCCAAGCTTGGCCAAATGTTTCTTGGCCTCGGCAATGACATACTCCTTGTCCATGCTGTCGCCGCCGAAACTGCCAAACACAGTCCCGTCTCGGACTCCATCTTCATCGCATATCAGCCGATCACGCCAGCCAACAGTCGGATCACGATAGATCAGGTAGGCGTGCTTCCGCCAAACGATGATAACCGGGTTGTAGTCGCCAGCAAGGGCGATTTCGATCTTTCGCCCGGCGTCCTTCTTGGCCTCGGTCACAGTGCGGCCAGAGCCTTCCACGCCGTAATACTTGATGGTCAGCATGACTGCCTCCGTGGTTTGATGGAGTTGATAACATCGGTCTCAATCAATTGGACGAAGTAAGTATCGTCGCCAGCAACACGGATAGTTCCAGGTGCTTCGTGGCTGGACATAGGTTCTTCGTAAACGCCGTTATCGGCGGCGCACGATTCGAATACAGAAACTGCGTCCGACACTCGTTTGAACACGCGGACGCTAATGATGTCGAGGCCGCTCATTTCGAGCAGAACGAACATTTTCAGTCCTTCCAGTTTGGCATCCCGTGAATGATCCGCGTGCTTCGACTCTTCGATGCCGCGTTGATCATTCCGGCAATGTACTCGGCAGTCTCATGCGCCGATACCATGTCGGGAGTAGACAACTCCCGAATCTCTCTCGAAAGATGCTCGCCGCCTTCGCAGTGGAAGTAGGCGAATCGCATCCAGACGCCTTGCTTGCCGTCGTATTCGTCGGCAAAGTGTTTCCATCGGGCCACTTCGACGAACACGCCGTTGCACTCCTCAACTCTGGCGTGAAAGTCCATCGTCTCTCGGCAAAGTTTCAGCAGGTCTTCAAACGAGATGTACTCGAATGCGGCCCCGTATCGTGGGAATCTCATGCTAGCTCTCCACTCTTGGTGAATTCGTAATCGTTGGCCGTGATGCTTTCGTCAACGGCCTCGTCAGAGTTCAGGTAGTCGTACTCTTCTTCAAGACGCTCATAAATCCAATCGGCGAAGTCTCTCATGCACTTCCGAATTGGTTCGGCGTCAAAGTCTCGTGGATGATCGGAGTCAACCTCAATGTCCATGCTGTACGAATGGCAGTAGTTGCCGCGATGCGTAATCTTCGCACTGAGCCTGTACCACGACTTCTTCTGTTCTTCCTGAAGAGTCTTGGCAATGCGATGCAGCGTCTCGTCTTGGGGTGCATAATCCTTAATTGCCGCCACACTTCCTTTGCGGTATCGGTATGTGCCCTCGAAGCATGCGCCGTTGCCTTGCGAACTGAATCCCCTGAAGTAGATCGCCGGTTCGTATCTGATTTTGCCGCCCAGAGTCTTGATTGGTAGTTGCCGAATCTCGATGCCAAGCAGTTTGGCAATCTCTTCGGCATCTTCGTAAACACTGTCCCACCATTCGTCGTGAATCCCGGATTCTCGATACCGATCTCTGGCCTTCTCTTTGGCCTTGTCCGAAAGTTCATCAAACTTGTACAGGTTACGAACTATGGTTTCTGTTCGCATTTCGTTTCTCCGTAGACGTACCCACATCTGGCACAGCGCCAAGCATGGGTTGTGTTGTTTTTGATCATCTCGTTGTGATCGCAAGATTGTTGCCGACGCTCGATTAAACATCGGCCACAGATTTCGTCGCCCAACTTCCCATATGCAATCTCGATCCAAGTCAGGCCGCAGCCGCACTCACGACACCGCACATAGTTGGTTCTCGTCAACATGGCTCTCTTCCTCGAATGGTGAGTAAAGATCGGGCCAGCGTTTGATTGCTATCTTGATGCGCTCGGCCACTGAGTCACGAGAAGCCTTCCCCTTCAGGCCAAGCCCGTCTCGCAGGCACTCATGGACCATCCTGAGATGGGTCTGCTCTTGAACCCTTGGACTGATGCTGGCGATGTATTCCTTCCATCGCTCTTGGAATACTTCCTCGGCGGTCAGTTCGACATCTTTGTCTCGTGTCCAGCCTCGGTATCCACAATACGCCCTGCCCTTCCTTGTTTGTGTTTCCCAATTCCAGCCCATGAACGCGGACATGGCCTTGGGGTCGTTGGCAAGTTCCGAAAGAGTCATGTCATGCTCCTTTGTCATCGACACACGTGAACTTCGGCATCCGGGTTTTCTTCACACGCTGCGAGATACTCAGCAACCCAAGGGACGAAGTGCTCGTACAGCCCCCAGCCATTTGGCGCGTTGAATTTCTTGAATCTCTCAGGATCAGACCTCAGCAACTCCAGCCCTGCGCGTAGAGGGCCGATAAGGTCACGAGCATGAGCAACTGGAAGTGTTTTCTCAAGCTCAAGTTCTCCGCCTGGGCCGTGGTAATTCCCCACATCTGCCTGCTCCTGCATTTTCTTGGCGATGTCAGGCGCAAGCATTTCTCCCGGACTCCAGCACGCCAGATAAATGCCAGCCTCGCGTGCCATCTTCATAAGGTTGTGGGTGATGTTGGAATCGTAGAGACCGTCGTATTCTGAAGTATCGTGACGTGCTTCGATTTCTTGTGCAAATAAATCAAAGCCGTTGTCTCTCAGAACCTTTGCCGCTTGTGCGGCTTCGGTTTTGTCTGGTCGTTTTCGACGTAAAGACACATCAAGGCTCATGTCATGCTCCTAGAAGTCGCGCACAACGGTTGGCAATGGCTTGCGCGTGTTCCATGCCTCTGAATGTCTTGCCAATCGCAAGACGAACAACATGCAACAGGCTTTGCCCGTTGCACGGATAGACTTCTTTGGCCTTCCCAAATCCGGTCTGGTCGTTCGGGTCGGGAATCTTGATCTTCTTGACCTCGGCCAGATATTCAACGTGGATGTAGTGGCCCTCATTTCCGCCTGTTACGGCGTAGCAAGCCACCCATCGATAGTTCTTGGGCACAGTAGCAAACTCAGAGTCCGGCCCGTGGAAATACTCGTCAAGTAACGACTCATATTCCCCTTCGCACTCTTTGCACTTGTCGCCGCCGTAATCCGGCTTGGCGTAGGTTTTGCGTCGTTTACGCTCATGGCCGCACTTGTCGCAAATCAGAACATCAAGTTCGGCGTACAGTTCCTTGAAGACCTCTTTCAAGGTCTTCATGCGGACCAGCTTTGAGTAGCCGGTCTTAATGCCGTCCTTGTACTCTGGTTCCCAAACATGGGCCTCGATAAATCCAGGCGGCGGAAGTAGCGTGCTCATGGTTCTCCTACACAACGAGTTTGTCAGCCCCGGCATTGGCGGCATCCATGATGCCGACTGCCAACATTCGGGACACTTCGGAAGAATCTGGCGGCTCTCCGTCGCACAGCGTCAGTTCGGCAATGAGTTCTTGCTGCGCCTGCTGCATCTTCTGCGCGGGGAACATGCCGATACGCATGATGGTTCGTTCGCTCTGGTCGAACGTCGCGTACACGGCAACGGCTTTTTGTTTGATGCGAAGTTCCAGGGTTCTCCTGGCCTCTCGCAAGCGTTCAATGACTGGATTGTTCACTTCCCCTCCACTTCTTCGATTCTGACAAGAACGACCCGAACAACAGGGTTGGCATCATCCCACGAACGGATTGCGGAGCTAATCTTGGCGATTTTCTCCGCAACCTTCTCTCGGCTGGTTGCCATATCACCAGAGTCGATCCATTCCTTGCCTGAGTCACACGTCATTCGGACTGGCGCATACATATAAACTGGCTTTGTCATACTGACTCCCATTCTTCCGGTGGATACAATGGCTTCCCGTTGGCCAACGTAGTTTGGATCATACTTCCATCCTCGGATAACAAAGTTACCCAAGGGCACTTGGGCGAGATAGTCTTGACGACAATCTCGACGAAAGCTTGACGACTCTCAATCCAGAGGCCGACTGCGCTGCCGCACTTGGACACAGCGAATCTGGACTCAGGATTGTTCCTTGCGTACACAGCGGCAATCTCTTTTGCCGTTGCCATGACTACTTCTCCTTGGGCAAAGCGATTGCGCACAGCTTACAAAGCTGGCGAACAAGCCCGCTCACCCACATTTTGCGCAGCCTCACCTTGGCCGGTGTCGAACAACACCAGCAAACGCCGTACTTCCGTTTCATGATTGTCCCTAAGAAATGCGGCGATAAGTTGTCATGCCGATGGCCAGTTCGCCGCCTACTGGCACTTCGGAAAGTTCGCGCCAGTCGGACACAAGGCCACGGCTGGAAAGGCACTTGTACAGCTCCTCGCCGGAGCTTTCACGGTCGGATCGAACATCAAGTCCAGAGTACAGCCAAGCCCATCGGCTGTTCTTGATGGTAGACCAAATCTCTGCGTAGGTCTGGGTCATTCGATTAGCCCTTGTGCTTTTGCCTCTTCAGGCGAAAGTGTCTTGATATGCGCCCACGGTCTCGATCCGAGTTCAAACAGGAATTTCGGATCGTCGTTCTTGCATTCGAAAAGAACGAAATCATGCTTGCAGCCAAACTCCTTCTCCAGCTTGGGGAGAATGTTCTTGTTCATGTTCTCCAGAAGGCGGTCTCTGACTTCAATTGAGTCGTCCTTTGCCTTCATCTTGTACCACGTCTTTTCGTCTTCACTGCCGAACGCTTTTGAGTCGGCATAGAGTCTGACTCGGTGCTCAAATACCCAATGCCCATCCTCAATGAACAACGACCCCATCCAATCATGGGTGTTGTAGATGCTTGGAATGAACCAAGTGCCGTAGTAGTAGATCGGGACAATGTTAGTCATATCGGTTTCGCCTCCCCTCTCAAGAATGCCTCACGTTGCCGCCAAGCAAAAGAGCCGTCACGGTGACGGCGGCTTGGTTGGAATAAAGTGGGTCGCCGAGGACTCGAACCTCGCAGACCGGAGTACTCTTGCGGACGGGAACAGCGAGCCTAGCCATCGCTAGGCATCACATGGAGCAGCCACGCTCCCCCGTTTGCGCTACCATCCTCCAGTCATCGCCGGTATCAAGACGTTGGCACGTCTGTCATCTCCCAGCAGGCTTTCGCCCACCCCCAGCGGGCAAGCGACCCACAAACGAACTACGCCACGTACCCACCGGCAAACCCTCTTGCCGGATCGCCGTACATATCCACGAGTCCGGGCACAATCTCCCCGGCCATGAACTGCGTCACCAATTCCGGCGGCGCGGCCTGGAGCACCACCTTAATACGTCCGTCACGGTCGGTGACGGACGCGATGTTGTTCATTTCCCATCTCCCTCTCCCGCTCACCATGCGGGCCGGAACGCTAGTAGTGCCGTCGCACTACTGGTATGACGTTGAGCGCGCCAACGTATTGTTGGCCCTAGCCGTCCTCCCGCTACGTGGGGAATCACGTTATCGGCTTTCAGATTCACGCTGCGTCGTCTTGAGCGACGGCATGACGTTATCTATGGAATTACGGTGCATTCCGCGCACCGCAAGTTCCAGCAATTGCTCTGTCAGCCTGTGAACTACCACCCAGTCACAGACCTCAATCGCGGATGTAATGCGGATGTTCACAAGCCGCATTGCATCCGACTGGATCGTCTCCATTGCGCGACTTAACATGACGCCCCCTACGACACACGGTACACAAGGTCTTTAGTTTTCTTGTCGTGCTCCCACGACACGGACCCAAAAACGCCATCAACTCGGCCAGACGCGCATCGCATCATCATGCGCGCAATAGATCGTCGGTCTTGGGTATTCAGAACCGCCTTGGCGACAAGTCCAAGGCGGTTCACAACCTGATCGGCAAGGCGGTCTACTTCCGCCTTCCAGGTAGTACACTGATCCCAGTAGAAACGAAAGAAAGTTTCCATTACGTCCCCTTGAAGGTAAGTGGATTGGCAGAGATGTAGTGGAGACACAGGGACTCGAATCCTGCCATCGTGGTTGCAAACCACAAGCCCGCCCTGCGGTATCCCCAACGTGCCGGGAGTCTTTCGACCCCCGGCCTTACCGTCGTCGATCTTCGTCGTCTAGTAAATGGAAAAGAGGTAGAACTTCTTCATACGCACCCTTGGGTTAATCGCCATATCGGTTGGGCGTCTCTCAGTGGACGCAATTGGCTGGCGAATCTCCTGGTTCTATTTCTCCCTGCCGCCATGTCGGCAGGAAACCTGAGATATACAAGTACACCGCAATAATAGGCGCAACTCGCGCCTATTTCGAGAACAAGGCCACGAAGACCTTGTTAGGCTTCTGATTCGGCCTCAACAGAGGCCGATTGCACGGCAAAGGTCGTGCCCGTACTCCAGATTGTGCACGGCGCAAGCGGACAACACGCGGCAACTCGAACATATCATACTCCCGGAATGAACGCGCCGCTACTAGGCCGAACATCGGCGCAGTAGTGGCGCAAATGCTAAGACTTAGCGCAGCACGGGCACTCGCTGAAGCAGGCAATAGACGCCTCAACTCGCCGCTGCCCAATGGCAGCAGAGGCGCAGTAGCCGCGCAAGTAGCGGCCACAAGACGATACAACCAGCCACATGAAACCCTTCTTGTGCCGTCGAATGACGGCATGGAATTTGCGCATGGACGTACTCCATTAAGAAAAGATCGGCCAATTACCAGCCTACTCCCTGAATACCCAACGGCCCAGTGCTGGTAAGATGGATCGTTGAGTCAATCAACTTCTGGATGCCGTAGGGCATCTTGAGCCCCTCGTTGCGCCATGAGCGCACTGCGCCATCAAGGCCAAGAGTCTCAATATCCTCAAGGACAAACTTGCGCGTCTGGCCGCGCAAAGTGGTCCACCCCATACGACGTTTGAATTCGGCTTCGAGTCGTTTCATATCCGATCCCCCGAAGCGTCCCAAACATCGACGCCATTGGCGGTCATGCCGATAGCATGACCTACAACTACTTCCCGTACTTCAATTCGGCCTATCGGCCCGAAGTCGAGCTTCGCCGCTGCCCAGTCCGGCCTGACGGACGGAGCGGTAGGCGCGCCCTTGCGGCCGCGCTTGGGATTGCGCGGCCGGATCGGCGGCGGCTCGCCGGTTGTCCCACAATATAAAGTAGGAATGTCGGCATCCTTCTTCCGAAGCTCTTTGTAGAACTTTGACACGGGTAGGGAGTCCGGCCCGTGTTCATGCTGCATTGTCGCAACGGCGCGCAGCGTGTCCTCGTCGGACATAGTGAGACGAGGCTTGCGTTGACGCTTGGACGAGCAGAACCACTTGCTTTCGGGAAGTGGTGATGGTGGGCGCGGCACTAGCCCATCGCGGCTTTTCTCAAGTGCCACGAAATGCGGATTCCCCGCCTTTGTCAATTGGCGCGCATATGCATGCGCTTTGCGCTTTCCGCCTTTGAACGGGAAAGCGCCGACGATCTCCCCCTTGCCGTTGGAGATAGCCCAGAACATGATAATCACAAGAACTACTCCCAAAAGACTATGATTTGTCAGGCGACGCGCACAAAAAAACGCACGCTGGAATTGATTCCAGCGTGCGTTTTGGCATCATGGTCGATTACAATTTTTTACTTACGTGCCGCGCGGCCGCATACTGGCGGATTCTACGCGCGGCACGTTCGGCACTTTCAGCATTGCAAGCGCCAGCTGCCATACGCGGGATACTGCCGCGCTGAACAGCTCGCAATGCGAGTACATAGGTCAGCGCGTGCAATGATCGGTACGCGATCTCAGTTTCCGCGCGCACAGTAACGTATGTACGTCCGTCAAAGCGCGTGAACGAGTAAACGCGCAAGCCGTTGATTTTGCGCAGCTGTCTTTCCGGTTTAGTGTCGCCCATGCCGTCTAGTTCGGCAACTAGGAATTGCCCCGCGACGGCCGATTGCATCTCTTCTATCGGTGAACTACCGATAAACTTGCCGTCGGCGCGGTCCGTGATTCTGCCCACAATGGCGATAACGCGCTTGCGACCTTGAGGTCGAATGTACCGTTTCATGGTGAATTCCGAAGAAAAGAAAAGCCGCGCGGACAGTCCGCGCGGCCTGCTGGAGAATCGACTACGCTTCGGCCGTTTCGATCGCGGCCGTTTCCGTCGGCGCTTGCGTGCCGCGATGCTTGCGCGGCGCTTTCGTCGGCGCGGCCGTCAAGTTGAGAAGTTGCCGCAATTCGGCGGCGGCCGTCTTTCCCGAAATGGTATCCTTGTCCGGCACGTCGGCAATCGGCGTAAATCCGCCTGCTTTCACTTCTGCGCTCGTCATGATACCGTCAACGCCCTCGACGTTGAAACCGGCTTGCGAGTACTGAACATGTTCCGTTTTTTCGATGTGGTCCAGCGTAGCCGACATGGAACGTGCAAAGCCGCGCGGCATTTCAACGACGTACGCCTTGCCCGTAACACGGTGTCGAATTGTACGTTTCATTACATAACTCCCATGGCGCGCAGAAAAACGCATACGCTGCTGCGCGCCGCGCAGCGTATGGCGCTTGCCAACAATGACAAGCGCGCGAAAGCGCTCGGGAATCCCGCAGCACTGCCGCGGCGCTTGTCTCTTGCGAGATGCGCCGCGGCAAGAGAAACTAAAGCAATGACTATGCCAAACGCCTAAATAATCTCGCAGAATGCCGCAAGAATCGTCACAAGTCTAATGATAGTAAAGACTTAGGGAATATGCTCTAATCTGTGTCTATTTGATCATTGTCTTAATGCACTGTAGTGTTATTGCACACTATGTACGATCTTGCGCGGAATTCCGCTTCAGTGGACTAATGTACACAATCCGGGCCGCAAACAGTGTTCATTTGTTCACTTTGCCGGGTGGGTGGTGCATGGGGTGGGGTGGCAGGGGGTCGAAAACGGGGGTGTTTTCAGCCCAGGGGAGTAGGTGGGGTAGCCCAGGGGTAGCCATTTTCACGCCACAAGACCATTCAGAAGATCGCCTGGGAGTAGTTCTAGGGTTTTGGCCAGCCGCAAGAGCGAAGGGACGGACGGTAGTTTTTTGCCTTGGGCGTACTGGTTCACGTCGGCGTGGCCGAGGCCGGAGTCTCGCGCGAGTTTACGTTGGCTGATGCCGCGTTGTTTGATGGCTTTGCGGAGCCGTTTGGCGAACGAGTCTTTGCTGGGCACTACTTCTTCTCCTTTGCGGTGATGCCGAGTCGGCCGAGGTATTCGATGGCCGCTTGTTTTTGTTCGTAGTTGAGGCAATCGAATGAGGCCGATGTTTGGCCGTTTCGAGACTGGCATTCGCACGTTGGGCCGAGTGCTTCGTATAGTGTATTGGCCAGCAGTGTCGTGAGTTCTTCCTGGATCAGAATTTCGGTTTTCACAATGATCCTCATTGTATGGACTAGGACTTCTTGGCCGTGTCAACACCGAAGCAGAGCTTCATAAATGCCGCCGCTGCTTTCTGAGAGGCATTGTATTCGAGTCCGGCGTCTTGTGCGCAGACGGCGATGTTATCGTGCCATCCCCTGGCGTAGTCTGGGTATTCAGACATGGCCGACTTGAGAACCTCAAAAGCCGATCTGATGATTTTTGATCCTGGGTCTTCGCCTATGGTCGACTCGCAGCTGACGGCAGACGCTTGCCTCATGATCTCTTCGACTGCTTCTTGCCGATCTTGCGCCTCTCCGTCCGGTCCGTCATTGGCCCTAAGCGACCAGTCGATTTCCCAGTCACGGCAATTGCCCATGCCGCCTGAGTCGAACGTGATTCCAGCCCAGTTGAGATGCTTCTTGTAGTCCGACACGAAGGCGTACTCGGTCTGGTTCTTTGGCCGGAACTCGACATGGACCCACTTGTCCACGGAGAGGAACTCTTCGCCGACATACTTCTCTGACGCATTGCTTTTGCTCCGCGATGGCCGGATGGCGACTTCGACGCCCATGTTCTTTAGTTCAAGCACAGCGTCCATGACTTTCTGATAGGCCTCGTTGATGTTCATTCTTTGCCTTCCTTTACAAAGTTTCCTGACTGTAGAACAATTCCGTCTTTGTGCCTAGTGTGATCTTCCACAAGGTCGCATTGCATGATATCGAATTTCTTGTGGCACTCTTCGCAGAAGAACCGCACTGGCCGATTATGCAAGTCGGCGATCCTTGACGCCCTATCGAAAGAGAAGCCATCGTACAGGACATCACACAGGCATTCTCTGCATGTTCCTTGGTTTACCGAATCCATAGCGGCCTTATTTGCCTTTTCAGGAATGGCACACACGATCATGACCGCATCCGATGGCCAAGGCTTCTTTGCCGTGTTCATTCTTTGCCCCTTTCGTGTTCTACTGCCGAGTTTGGGTCAGCGTTACGCCAGTCTGGCCACGTCCTGGCCTTGTTCTTCTTCAGCTTGGCCATCGCTACCATGGAGAGCTCGGCGTAGCTCATGCCTGCCCGATGGGCCGCGTCGAAGACAAGGAAGAGACAGTCGGCTATCTCTTCCTTGCGTTTCTCTGGGTCTTCTTCGGTGTATGCTTCTCTGGCCTCTTTCTCAAGGTGCTTCAGTGGCCCGATGGGTCCGCGAACACTTGGAGGCCCGAAGGTCTCGTAGGACCACTCTTGCTGTCGCTCAAAGAAGTCGAGCATGTCTACTGCCGATGCTGTATATCGTCCAAAGTTCATCTCGGTTCCCCCTTGCCAGTTTCAAGTTTGTTGTATTCGTGAATCAAACTGTGTGCCGCGTCTACCAGTTTTGCTTCATGCGGCGGGAAGACGTAATCACAATCAGTAGTCCAACGTGTAACGCTGTTGATTGCCATTGCAAGCTCGTAAAACACGCGCGAAATTTTAGCGTCTATCATAGCGCTCGCAAACGCATCTCCGACAGACTCGCCGCTTCGTGTCGTTGACTCGCTGCCGTCTTTTGTGGAGATTGTCACGCGGTACTCATCACTCATCTCGGTTTCTCCATCTGGTACACGTCCGGTTGGACCGGCGTTAGCCGCACAATCTCATGCCCGTCAAGCGTTAGTCCGGTCGGCGACACAGTGCCGACAAGTTGCTCCCGTGATGCGAGCCATGCGGCTTTGCAAGGCTCGTAATCACGTGCGGTATATGCTGGTGTTCTCCAAAACCACTCATCGAATGTCATGGCGTTATCTCCTGCACGCAAAGCTACTGGCTAGACGATTCTCAAGTTTGATCATTGTGTCGGAGCGTTGTTTTGTTTTGACCATTTTTCGCACATGCTCAAATGGTTTTTAGATGCTTGGCCGCGCGTATTGCAGCCAACTGAATCAATCTCGATAACCGGGCTTTCCAGTGAAGGCATTCCGCACATACATTCTTTACTGACGCATCGTGGCCCAGCGATGAAGACCATCGTTTCATATTTTCGGTCACATCCAATATCTTCACCGGGCCAGTTTTCTTTCAACCATTCAGATTCTTTTCTTTCGTTCCCTTTGCTGTGGCGAGGATGTACGTATTCGCCAACAGAAGAAACCAAATACTTGACGACCAACGTACAAAGATGAAATCTGCACCATTGTCCGCATATATGGTGGCCACTCACTCCGAACCATTCCCATTGGTCTCTTGAAATCGTCATAGTGTTGTCTCCTGTAGTCCAGTAGTGAGCCGGAAGATGGATCGCCCGGAGTCGAACCGGGTTGTAAAGCACTGCAGATGCTTTCGCGTGTCACCGTGCCCGCCCGATCCCAAGGCCGCGTCTATCCGCACGCGGCTGCGGTGCGCTGGTTTCTAATCCCGGTCAGCGTCAGCCGGGCTTCTTGGAGGTATGTCGGCGTCGCTCCACATCTTTGGGAATGACGAATGGGGTCATGGCCTCTTTTAGTTTGTCGATTTCATTGCTGATTTTCTCCGACTCTTTTTCAAGAGCTTTGATTTTGTTGGCCTTCTCCGTGTTCTTGTCGGTGAATTCTTTCAAATCGTAATCATGGACCTTTTCTCGATTGCCGTTCACAACAGCCCAGAAATCTCGTCCTCTTCCCCACCGACCTGGGGCTGCAATTGACGTAACCTCGCACTCCACGAATTCACCATATCGCACGTAGTACGCCTTCATTCGCTTGACTGGAACCATCAATTCCTTAGAAGCACCCTTTGATCGCACCAGAGCGTTCCAAAGTTCATCGATCAAACTGACTTCTTCGCTCTTTTTGCCTGCGATCCTGCCGCTCGTGTAATAGACATATCGCTCGCCGCGTGTATCAGGGAACCGCGTTAGCCCACAAGACAACGCAAACTCCTTGAATTTCTGCTCCCTTGAGCAAAACCCGCAAACGCCGGATGCCTTTTCATCGGCAGCTTTCAGTTCTCGCTCTTTGCAAATGCTGCATTCCATGTGCCTCTCCTGTGTTAAATCATCGTAATCAACTGCCCGATCTTCGCGGCTAGTGTTATTCGATAGCATATCACTTTTCGGAACCGCGTCTAGGTGTATTTCAAAATTCTCTGGACACGACGGGTAGAGTGCGATAGACTCCGCATTATGATTCGACCCGGTGAACCATGCGCGGAGTGCGTGGCCTTGCGGCATAAGCTGCACGAAGTTCGTGCCGAAAACGACAAATACATTGCCGCTTTGGAATTGTCAGTGGACGAGTTCATGAGGGCCGCAGCATACCGGCATTGGCATTACGGGGCCAAGGATGTAAGCAAAGCGTTTGAAAAAGCCAAGGAACTTACCATAGCCGCATGGAGTTTGCGTGGCCGGATTTACCAGGGAACAGACTGATTCGTTTGCTTCTGCCTTGAGAACAGACGATCTGAAGCATAAGGGACATGCCAGGGCCGGAAGGCTTCTCGGCATAGGAAGGGATACCGTCCGCAAGATTCGCCAGGAATACGGCATCATCATGGACAAGGTGGAGAGGCCGTGTGCGAACGGCGTCCACTTGATAGCCGTAAGCGAGTTCAGGAAAAAGAAGAGCGCCCCAAAGCTAACGCAGTCGCAGTCAGAACTTGTGGCCGAAGCATATCCAGTGGCCCAACAGCTCGCCAAGAAACTTGCCAATGGCATCTTATCCGAAGAAGACCTTCTCACCATAGCCCATGATGCCATAATCAATGCCGCTCGGTATTGGAAGCCAAACAAAATAGGCAAGAAGCTGTCGTGGAAGTCATACTCTTACGGCGGAGTCAAGCTGGCGTTTCGCCGGTCTTTCGCAAGGAAACGCAAGGAATTAGTGAAGGCCGGAGTCTTCTGCGTCAATGATGCCTACAGCTCTTTTTTGCTCAACACGTTGTCTTCTGTTAATCCCGACGAAGAGCCGAAGACAATGGCGGAAAAGTTTCACTCTATGCGCGGCCCAGGTCGGTTTGTCATAGAATGGCTGACAGGGCTTCATGGAAGGTCGGCAAAGAAGCCGGAAGAGATTCAAAAGTTTCTCGGTAACTCAGCAAGCGTCGAACTTGTCCAGCAGTATGTCCAAGAGGCCAAACAAGCATTGGCCGGATAGGAGAACCGTGGCAACGGAAGTTGAAAAAGCCCCAGTTAAGACAGAGGCAAAGCCGGACTCGAAATCGGCGCAACTCGCGCCTATTTCCGAAAAGCCTGATCCCAAGAAGGCTCATCCGACAGACGCGGAAAAGAAGTCTGAGCCAAAGTCGATTTCAGACACCCACGAGAAAACACTGGAAAACACAGGCGATAAATCGGCGCGAGTCGCGCCTATTACCGAAATCGTCGCAAAATGCGCCGATATTCAGCTTGACGAGCCGAAGCCGCTCGTCAAGCAAAAAGCGATCATGCTTGGGCAGGACAAGAGGATTTTCGAGTTCACGGCAGAGCCCGGCATTGATCTGAACGAAGTCATCAAGGACATCAAGAAACAGTTGGTTCAGACGCCGCCGAGTCCGTATTTCATTCTGCCGTATGGAGTCTCTGTGGAGGTCAAGTGATGGCATATGTGGAGATCAAGAATCCGAAATGGGGTTATGAGCCAATTGACGCAACAAGCATCGCCAGTGATGCTTTTAAGGAAGCGATGGCCGGATTGGACTCTGGACTAGGCGTGCCTCCGTCGATCTTGAAAGCAGATGACTCATACAGTTGGGCATACAGAGAGGCTTTGGCGATGCGGGCTGAGTTCATGGAGAAGCAGGCCGCTTTGGAGGGCGTGGATATGGCATCTGAAGAGATAGGGAAACAGTGGTCAACGACTACAGCCACTCCCAAAGACGATTTCAAGTCAATCGTGTATGGGCCAATCGTTGCCATGCCAGAATGGATAGGCAGTTTTACATTGGGGAGGAACCAATCTGAGTACATCAGGGAAATGATGATCAAACAGCAAGAGGCCAAAGCGGCGCGTCTTGCCGAAGAGTCCAAGAAGAAGTCATTCTTCGGCGTTGACGCCGATTTGATCTACTCAGTTTTGCCGGGCGAATTCCAGGGCGTTGACTTCGACTTCCACAACCTTGAGTCCGACAAAAAGATCAAGATCAAGTGGAAGCGGAACGGCGTTCAGAAAGTGGCCGTCATCAATTACAAAGACCTGTACGCTTGCAAGCAGAAGCGCGATGTTCTTCGGATTCTTGTGCAGGCGATCCTCAAGGCCGAAGGCATGAAGATTCACGAGGAGAGGCCGAAGCCGGTTTCTCCTGAGACGCCTTTGAAACGCCGTATTTTCATTGACTAACTGGAGCCAAAATGCAAGTGAAACTTGGGAAGGTTATCGAGCAACGCATCAAATACGTCGGCAAGTGCCCGAACTGCGAGGCTGAGTTGGCGTGCGAGCCGAATGAGTTGCATTGGGGCGGCGTGGTTAATGGTGTGAAATCGTCGTCCCCTCATGTGATTTGCCCACAGTGCGAGACTCAGGTTTTGATGGAGAAAAAGTGAAGATCATACTAGATAATGCCGATATAGAAAAAATCATCAAGGAGTGGGTCGCCAACTCCTACGGTGACGATTGCGAAGTCGAGTTGGCTTGTACATTTGGAGAAGGCGGCAAACTCAAGGACATCGAAGCTGGGGTTACTATTCCAGAAGACGGATAACAAGGAGGCTGTCATGGATGAATTCGACTTGTGCCTTGCCGATCTGAGCATTATTGCCATGCGGCACAGGGTTTCTCTTCTCTATCGGGAGGCCAAGCACTTTGACAAGATTCCGGCATGGGCAAACTCATTTAAGTTCAAGCACATTGCCAGGGTTGTATGCCGTGGCCGAATCTGGACCAAGCAGTGCTTCTCTGATCATCCATATGCAACTCCATCGATCAGCTGGCTATTGTACGATATTCTTTGCGACTACTTGAGCCCGGCTGTCATAGACGACGAAGAGAAGATCGGCAAAGACATCGTGGACGCTTTGCGGTATGCTAATACCAGGGGCCGGGCAGAGGCCACAAGCCTGCGGCGAGTGATCGGCACAAAGGCATTCGACGAAATGGCCGAATGCGTCAAGGCAATGGGGATCGAGGCATGATGGAAGTCGTGGCAATGCTGTGCCTGCCCGTCCATCCAGATGATCTTGTATTCCTGCCGAACCTTGGACATGCCCAACGATGCGCAACCGCAGCCGAACAGCATGTAGGCTGGCTCAAAGAGCATCCGGTTCATCGGCATGACTGCGAGTGGGAATGCGATGCTTGCTATCGAGCGTACCTATGGCGCGAACTGGCGACGTTGCAGGAATGGCGCTGGAAGCTCAGCCACGGTAAACCAAACGTGCTGCCGCCAACGACATGGGAAGCATTCGAGCGCAAGCTAGTCGAGTTTCGATGGGCGTTGGGGCCGCGTTCGTACTATCGCGGCCAGATGCCGCTGGCGATCCCGGTGTATCGGTTCCCGGAGTGCGAGCCGGGCGAGGGCGGGCGGAAAGACATCGTGTTCATCTTCCGGTGAAATAAATGAAATCAGGCGATTGCGTGTTTGAACTGTGGTGGGAAGAGATTGTCAGGTGCGCAAAAGGAATGCCGACGATGCCGGATAGCATGCGCCGCCAGATGTGCCGCGTGATGCTGTACGTTGACAGCCTGAAGAACTGCGAATTCAGATTATTGGCCGCAATCGGAGGAATATCATGTCGTTGAAAACCGACGCCAAATCATGGACGATCAAAGAACAGATAGTTGAAGACCAGGCATCAGGTTTAGCTTTTCAATTTGAAGTTGACCCGAACGGGATGTTACGTTTTCGCGTATACGGTGATTTGCCATTTGGGAACCGCGAAATCATCTTCGACCGAAACGGGGAAGAAGCCGGGGCCGGTACTTGCGTTACAGCAATATGCCGACCCGGATGGCTTGAACGCCTCGAAGACTAGCCAAGGCGCTCATTGCACCGTGGGAGATCGCCACGTGTGCCTTTTTTCGACCGACAGGTAAGCCTTGTCTGCTGACACTTCACCTATCTTGAAGTTATCTGCCGTCTTGGCGACAAGTGCCGGAAGTTGCGGGCAATCGGCGGCGTCGGTATCGCCGAAAAACAGGCGTTTGTCGATGCTGCGGAGCAAGACGGCAAGAAGCTATCCGAGTGGATGCGAGATCGGCTACGGCGGTCCGCGCGGGAAGAATTGGAAGATCGGGGCAAGACAGTAGCGTTTTTGAGTTGAATGCACCGCTTCGCGTCCTTATGCTATGTAGTGAAGCGCGCACGGTCTGCGCACGGTTTGAAAACTGCCCACGGCAGGATTTGAACCCACATAGCTCCCGGTACGAACAGGGTGCCTTTCCATTAGGCTACGTGGGCTTGCCGCTTCAATAGCCCGGTCGGTGCGCTAACACTGGCCGGGCGAAAACAGAGACAGCCGTTGTCAATAAGCGGCTCTTCTCAGGTCCAACATGGACCGCCTCCTTTACCTTGCGTTGGCATGGCGGAATAGTCGCAATCTGGACCGCCACACCGAACTAGGTGATCGGAACTCGTGCAAATGGTGCGGATTATCCTGTAACCGGGATGTTGCTGCGGCTATGATAGTTCGTGGCCGTGCTTTTAGGCGCGGGCGCGGAGAGCCAGTAAGACTTCTGGAAACGGAAGCAGGCTCGATGAAACGCATCGGCTATCAACACTGAGGTAAGCCACTATTAAATTCTACCAACATAAACACTTCTGGCCCACGGTTCAGATAGGCGTTGTCGGCGTCATATGTGTTGCGCCGCTCTGGATTCTCGCCAGCAAGATCGACCAGGACGAAGTGGTAAAGTCTCTGGGCGTTCCAGTGGCAGGCGTGGTATACGCATTGTTGCGCTGGGCCGAACGTCGGCTTGGCATCAAGAATGATGACAACAAGCAAGAAGCGGACAAGCCATGAGATAGACCTCTTTGCAACGAAAGGACTAGGAAATCATGTATGAACGATTTACCGACAGGGTTCGCAAGGTGATGCAGCTGGCCAACCAAGAGGCCCAACGTCTAAGCCACGAGTACATCGGCACCGAGCACATTTTGCTGGGGCTGGTCAAGGAAGGATCAGGAGTAGCTGCCAATGTCTTGAAAAACCTCGACATCGATCTCCGAAAGATCGAAACGAGAGTGGAAGCAATTGCCCAAACCGGCCCAAAGTTGGAGACGGCGATGATGGGGAGACTTTCGCATACTCCTCTTGTGAAAAAAGTGATCGAATGCTCGATTGAGGAAGCCAGAAGCCTCAATCACAACTATGTGGGGACTGAGCACTTATTGCTTGGCCTTATCCGTGAGCCAGAAGGTCTTGCTTCTGAGGCTCTGCAAGCAGAGGGGCTGAGCGCCGATATTATTCGCAAGGAAATCTTGAGGATGCTTGGACAAGTAAAAGCATTCGATGAAACTCCAGAACTATCATTTGACTGGACGCAGGCAAATGCTGATCCTAATTCGCCGCACTACTTGGAAATCAAAAGAACGCTTCACATTGCCATCGCCTCTATTACAAACGGCGAGACGCCTGTGCAGGTCTCTATGAAGATTGACCAGAGAACTGCTGGCCTTCTTTCAAAAACAGACGAAGTGAGAGAACACATTCGCACCACGTATGTCGGAGACCAGCCACGGGTCAACGGTGCCAAATACGTCTGGCCAAACTCCGCATGGGGGCTACCGCACTTCTTGTACGGATTAGAGATAATTATCAAAAAAGATAAAGGGAAGGTGGACGGCATTTTGATTTGTGCCAAAATGACTAACGGCGATGTCAAAAATGCCGTAATCAAAGACCCATTCCGCTCGCTCAGTCAGAAAGAAGAGTCAACTGAAATTTTACACGGAGATTTTCTAAGGATGGTAAGTGGTTGGCCACATGCCAGCGCTGACCCTAGATCGCCTGGATTCATGGCAATAAACAACTCTCTTGGATATGTTGCAAGGCATTTCAGAAGGCCAACAAGTGAAGGCATATTGATGATAATAGGCGGCGAGATGACAGCGCTCGATCTGTCAAGGACGCACGAGATCAGAGACTATGTAAGGAACTACTGGGGAGAGAAGTTCTTTGAAAGTACAAACGCCAAGTATGGCCTAACAGACTTTGTTTACGGGGTGAAAGTCGTTGTTTTAAAAAGCGAGCACTCTTTTATTTCTTTTGAGGATGGCTGCGGCAGTCCTATCATGATCAAAGACCCGTTTGCGACTCCAGCAAAAAATGAGCCCAAGGCGAAATTCAACGTATCATCCGTATTCGGACAAATGCTCTGTAAAACACTCGGCATCAACCCCAAAGGCGTAACCAAGCTCTCCATCATCTGTGACATGGCCAAGCCGAGCGTTGTCACGGCCAGTGTCGAGATGTCTGCCCAATTCTATGAAGCCGATGTCTGCCAAATCATCGAGCAGGCCAAGCCGCATGTTCAAGTGAACACCCAAGAGGCCAAACAGTAGGTCATCACCATGTCTGAACGAGAACCAAACCCGATCAAGCCCAAGAAGTTCAACACTCTCAGGGGGCGATACGCCAACTTCGTCCACATCTACATCGCCACCGGCAACAGAGCCCGCGCCTACAAGCAAGCTGGCTTCACCGCCCAAACCGACAAGCAAGCGCAACAGCGAGCCTACTCACTACTCAAACGTCCAGATGTGGCCGCGTACCTCAAAGAAGTCCAGCAGCACGTCAAGGACCACGAAGCCGCCCAAATGGCCATAGAATACAAGCGCACAAGGAAAATCCGGCAACAAATAGCGTACCAAGACCCAGCCGATCTATTCGACGAAAACGGCAAGTCCAAACCCATACACGAGATACCACGAGAAGCCCGGCGTATGATCGCCGGTATCACCATAACCAAAGACGGCGAAGTCACTTACAAACTCCGTGATCCGCACCCCCATCTGTCGGCCATCGAGGACAAGTATGCCATCATGCCAGACAACCAACGTCCGGCCCAGAAAATCGACCTGACCTCTGGCGGCTTGTCACTCGCCGAAGTAGACACCCACAAAGCCGGTCTATTGGCCCTACTGGCCGATATTAAGTCCAGAGTCGCTATTCCGCTACCTGAAGCCGAGATCGTGCGTCCTACGCTAAATGGTGTTGCACACGGGCTATCTACGAACGGGAGCAATGGCCATGTCTGACCTTCTTGATTGCATGTGTGTCCGGTGTGTTCATGAGAGAACGCCGAACCTGCTTGAGCGGCAAATGCCAAGGTGTCCGACGTGCGGCAACAAGCGTTGCCCACATGCGAGCGACCACGATTATGCCTGCACCGGCAGCAACCTGCCTGGGCAACCAGGGAGTTTTTACCAGAAATTCGAGGAAATCCATGCCGTTCATGGCCAAGCGTCGTCTGCCGGACTTGGAGAGCACTTCAGAGGCGAAACAGACCATGACGACCGCAACTAGCCGAATGCACAAAATTTGTGATGTCCACCGCCGCAAAATGCACTAAAATTGTGCAAATGAGTGCCGAAGACTTTGTAAAGTGGATGCTCTCGATGGGCATAGGCGACGGTGAGGCAGCTTCATTGCTTGGCCTGCATAGGAACACTGTGGCCAACTACAAGAAGCATGGTGCTCCTGAAGTGGTCGGGTTGGCGTGTCTTGCATTGTTTCACAGGCTTGATCAGAAAGGCAAAGTCTCATGGCAAACTTAGGCATCGTCTCTCGATTCGAGATCGAGATCAACGGCACAACCTTCGCCGCCAACCAGGGCGAATCCGACAGTTCGCCTGATGAACTGTACTCGTTCTCTGAGAGCCCGACCGTCACCGGACTCGTCTACCCGTTCGTTGGCCAAGTGCCAACGGCCACGGTGCGGACTCTGTGGGACGAGGATTCCAACTACCCGGTGGACTTCGACTACCTGTACTGCTGGGCCGACCAGATCATCTACCTTCAGTTGATCGGGCAGACCGGGAACGTGACGCACAAGATCAGGCCGTACTTCCCATTCTGGCTCTGTGGGTATGGCTCGATACTTCCGGCAGCGAACACAACCCTAATTACGGGCGGAAGTGAACCAACGATGGAGGCAGTCGATAGTATAGCCATAGGCAACTACTCTGGCTCCACGGTCAACGTGAAGCTGTTCCTCATCGACTAGGTGGCCCATGCCTGACGATTCGTGGACACAGATTGGCCTCACTGACGGCCGCCGGTCGTTGTGGGTTAGGCTGAATTGGAAGCGGCCAAAGACCAGCTGCTATGCGAGCCGTGAAACGATTGAGTCTGTCGAGTTCTGCGCCGGTCGAGAAGGCGACGACTTCCATGCCAAGTTCGATCAGACGAATCCGCAGTTCGGTGACATTCTCTCAATGGCGTGTTCGGCCATGTACGCGGTTGACATGCTGATTGGCATTGGAAACAAGACCGAGGCCGAGAAGACGGCAATCGAGAACCAGATACTCAACCCGGCTCATCGGACGTTTCCTGAGCAGTCCGATGAGGAGTTCCAAAAGGAATTGGATGAAATGTTTCCTATGGAGGCGAAGCCGTGAGAGGGTCAGTCTTAAAAGACAGCATATCTATGCTGTCTTACGACGGTGTGATGCCGTGGAATCATGTGCGGAGCATACTAGGTGATGTGAAGCCCGACACGTTTTTGTCGCCTACGCCAGTCCCGCCTGAGTTTTTCGGTGTCGGCGGACTGAGAATCCCGCGATCCCATCATGACTGCCCGTGGATGTTTGCCAAGTTCGTCAGTCTTGAGAAAGGCCCAACGGGGACGGTGCAACCTGCTGGCAAGCCGTATGAAGTTTGGATACTCAAAGTCGAGTACGTTCCGCTGCCGTATGATGTAAGGGAGCACCTGAAGCCATGAGCACAGCAAAACACCCGATGCAGCCATTGATAGTTAATATCGATGGCGTTGTGCGGTTCAAAGTGAACAAAATCGTCAGGTTGGCATTGATGATCACCAAAGACCTGATTAGCCATCAGAAATTGCTTGAAATGCCACAAGAGAAAGGTTAGACTCGGCGGCGGAAAAGAAAATGGGCGGCGCGGTCACAAATCCGCCCGCCCTTGGCCGACTTCACAGAGCACGACTAGGAGATCACCATGTTATCGGCAGAAGGAATTGTCCAATCCAAAGAGCCAAAGTCAAGGCTTGACAAAGAAGATCAGGAATGGGTGATGGCCAACATGCAACTTGTCTACAAGGAGGCCCGAAGGTGCGCCTACATCCTGGCCGCAATGACAAACATCCACGAACAAGGCCAACTGTACCTCAACTGGCTCGATGACTTCATTCAGGCCGGTGTCTTGGGCATGTGCGAGGCCCTTGTCCGGTACGATCCGTCTCACGGAGCCTCAAAGGGAACATATTCGTTCCACTGGATCAAGAACTGCATCCATAAGGCCGCTGGTAAAGCAACAACCAGAATCGGGGCAACAAAAGAACACGAGTGGATCAAGAGAATCCACGTACTGCCAATGTCAGTGGTCGAAAATCAGATCAAAGCATCCTCCAGGTTCAGGGATGCCAACCAGCTTGATTTTGTTGATCGGCCAGAGTATGAGGAAGTTCCAGAAGACCTTGCGCCAGAGACCAAGGCCCTCATGTCGTTCTGCCTCGACAAGCGGTATTACAGCATCATCGTCCGGCGATTCGTTGGTGGAGAAACCCTTGAGGACATCGGCAATGACCTTGGGATCAGCAAAGAGCGGGTCCGGCAGATCGAGGCCAAGTCATTGGCCAAGATGCGTGAGTTCAAGCCGCTTGTGGATCACCTGTACAGAGTCGTAGAGCGCGAACGCAAGGCCGATGATCGGCTGTTTCGGAACATTGGCAGGATTGTTTGTTGACGATGGGGAAGAATTCCGTTGAATTGTGTTGCAATGGCTTGGAAGTGTGTTATGCTGTGTAAATGAATTGTGCCCCGCGAGCTTAACACTCCGGGGCACTGGTTCACAAGCAACGCGGCTGCTGTGAGACAAATGCACCTTAACAGATGCACGTCTCGGTGGCAACCCCTAAAACGATTGAAAACTCCCTGAATGAGAAAATTCGGCTCCCTAGCCGCCCTGCGGGGACAATTGGGAATACGATTTTGCTGCCGTAGTCAGGAAGTGCAGCGACCAGACGGTGAGGGCTTATACCGCCCTTGGTTCACGAAGCCAGTCCCACAGGAAACGTGGGAACCGATCTGCCCGTCCTGGGTGGTTTGTCTTTGCCCAGGGCTTGGCCACAAGGCCAGTATGCGACGACTTTGGCGGGCATCCGCCTGAATCTCGATAGGGAATTAAGCCCTCTGGCCAACGCAGAGGCAACGGGAGGTGGCTAAACACTAAACCTCCGAGGATGAGGTTAATCAAGCACGTCCTCAACCGGATTGGTCCGGCGTCATAGCTCGTCTATGATTGAAGTTGCTTGTGCTACGCCGCTATACCGTATACTGTACGGCTTGCGAAAGCGCAGGAACCCCCAATAACCAGGGGTTCTTGCGCGCTTCCCGTTCCTGTAGGCTTATCATATTCTTTAGATATGTCTTGAATGGTGTGTAAGAATACACTACCCTGAAAATATGCGTGGCCTAAAGATCAATGCTGGAACTCCTGGGTTCGTTCGCCGTGCTGGCGAAACGAAGTGGAAAGAGCATCGCGCAACAATGGACTCTGAGGTTTCGCGGTGCGAGGTTTCGATTCACAAGCCGAACTACAGCATTGTAACTAAACACGGCTGGGAGTTTATGGTGCTGACAAGGTTCCTTGAGGAAGGCTGGCCGATCAAGAAGGATGACAGGTACGGGAATAGATGCACTTTCAACAAGTGCATCCTTGGAAGAAACGGCAGAGGAGCATCAAGACGGCGAGCAGCGAAGTACAGGAGATGATTATGCAATGCTCAGCGACCACAACAAAGGGCCTGGATTGCCCTATCCACGCAGACCGAGTTCGAAACGGCAAATGGTTCTGCCATGTCCACGATCCTGAAGGCCTGTACCAGCAGCAATGCCGAGACAAACGGGAATTTCGTGCAGCTCGCAAGTCGCTGATGCTGGCAACCAAGAAGAACAAATCCAAAAAGCCAAGATGATTTTGCGTTGACATGCTTGGCGGATGTGGTAAAAAGACGTGGCCACCGGGTTGTTTTACGAGCACCCGGTGGCCACTACCAAAGCTGACAGTGTTAGTGTAGCACGTTCAGCATTTCTGTCTAGTGGGAAAAAGCTCGTTTGCCAGAAGGCGACATGAAGGATTCTTGGGCCGAAAAAAGCAGCCACTTTAATCTAATCCCATCGCTGCCCAGGGTGACTGAAGCCCAGGAGCGGTCTGGAGTGGTTCTCCGAAAGCCGGGGTCCATCGGCCCAGCGAGCCGCCCATATCGGCGGCGTGTGCAGCCAATTCAGCCAATCAAACCAAACGAGCGGCAAATCGGTTGCAGCACAACGGCTCACAAGCCGCTGTGCGTATCCACCAGCAGGAACCCGACCTTCCGTGGGGTCGGCGGTTCACATTCAAAACCAATCAACCAATTTCCAGGCCCTGTCCAATGCTGACAACCTGGGACTGCAAGTTCAGTAATTCTGAAACCATGATTGTTTTTTGAATGGCCTTTGCGTGGAATCCTGAGTGTCTGTTGACCGCTTCTCTCAAGGTGCTTCGGCTACCTTGCAGGAATAAAGCACACGGTCCATCTACCAATCATCTGACGACCGCTTTTGGCCATTAGGCTCTCCTAACTAATAGGCGCGAAATGCGCCGATTATGGATTCTGGAATCTTGTTGCCAAGTTCTGGCGATGTAGTACAATGGCATAACACGATTCATCACACCCAAGGAGACTTGCTATGCCGACAGGATACACTTGCAAGGTTCAAGAAGGCAAGGTGACGACTCTCAGGGAGTTTGCGTTGCAGTGCGCAAGAGGGATGGGCGCGTGTATGCATCAGCGGGACGACTCTTTTGACCAGCCGCCGAAGGAGCGAGAACCGAGCGATTACTACCAAAAGATCGTGGAAGAAGACGAGTCAGAACTTGCAGCGGCCAAGGCTATGAGTGAGAAGGACATCCTCGATGCTCAGCAGAGAGAGATTGCATCGCTCATTGCCAAAAACCAAGAATACATACTAAGGAAGCGTCTTGAGTATGGTCGGTATTCTGCCATGCTTGGGAAGGTTATGATGTGGCCTTGCCCCGATGAATACAAGGGTCTGAAGGAGTTCATGATCAAGCAGCTAAAGGAGTCCATCGATTTCGATTGCTATTGTTTCAAGATGGACGTGCCAAGCGTTGTGCCTGCCGAAGAATGGAAGCAGGCCGAAATAGCGAGACTTGAGAAGGATGTTGCGTCGGCCAAAGAATCAAGGGACAAGCACATTGAGTCAGTTACCAGTGCCAACAAGTGGATCGCTGGTCTGTACAAAGCCCTGGAGGAATAGCCGTGGCATCTCTTCGTGCAGGTCTTGAGCGTGCTCGCCGTGAAGGCCGACTGACCGAAAGCGGCGGCAAAAAGAAGAGGCCGAAGTACGGCAACGTGAAAACCAACGGCTTCGACAGCAAGAAGGAATTTGCCCGCTGGCAGCAGTTGCAAAATATGCTTGCAGCCGGGGCTATTTACGAACTTGATCGGCAGGTGAAGTACCGTATCGAGGTCAACGGCGTCCATGTCTGCGATTTCATCGCAGACTTCAGATATAAGCGCACAGTAGACGGCCGTGAAGTCGTTGAGGATGTGAAGTCGGCGATCACCAGGAAGAACCGTGCTTACCGGATCAAGTACAAGTTGATGCGTGCTGTGTTCGGTATTGACATCCAGGAGATTTAACATGGTTGCGTCTGTTCCGTCGTTGGCCAACATGAAGAAGCCAGAGGTTCCTAATTTAGTTTCACAAGATGATGTCATGAAGTGCTGCAAGGACATGCAGATTTTTGCAAGCATGATTTTGACAGGTGATTTTTTGAAAGCAAGATCAGTATTCAAGCAAATGCATGACAGGTATAACGATACTCTGTAGAGATCAATGATCGACAGAGATCGCTTGTCGGCAATTACCTGGGATGACCTACGGAAAATCATGATCATCTGGCTCGAAGTGGCCCTCCAAGAACTGAAAGGCGGGCAGTCATGAAGACGCTTCGTTTAGTGTTCACCATCATCGCCTGGGCTTTGGCGTCTGTGTCTGTTGTTCTGGTGTGCCAGTATGTGCATATAAACGGGCCAGAGTGGGTTAGAATTGGAGGCGGAAACACAACAGGGAATCCCTGGTCGATAATGGGCATTGTAGCTGGGATACTGCTTTTTGCGATTTTGTTTGGGTCGGCTGTAATGGCGGTTTCAATTTGCGCAGACGAAAAAAGGAGCGAGCCATGACCGAAGTGAAAGTAGGGCAAGTGTGGTCGGATAGCCGAGTTGATCGGCTTGTCGTCCATCTCGATAGCTATGAAGATGGCACGCCGGTTGCGGTGATGAAAACAATTGGACACGGCGGAAGCCTAGTGCCATTCAGCGTAAAAACAATCAAAGAGATGACCCTCAAGTCCGACGCGCCGCCAGAACCGGACGAGGTTGTCGTCGGCGGGCGGTACGTCAACAGGTACGGCCCTTTGGCCACATTGGCAACAGTCAAAAAGATTTTCAAAGAAGTCGAGTATGTGATTGACAGGACGGGAGAACTGAGCTTCATGGGGCTTGAAGACTTCAGTGCGAACTGGATGCCGGTTAATTCCGTTAATGGGATTGCTGCTGCAATACCGTTGACCGTCGAAGGCACATACTCAGACGGAGGACCAGGCAGCATCCGTAAAGTGAAGATGCTTGTCCAGCAGCTTCAGGACCGCGTGGCGGCACTGGAACAACGACAGGGCCAGGACGACAACTACGCTCAAGAGCAAAACGAGAGGAAATGACATGAGACTGATTACGCGGCAAATTCTGGCAAACACTGCTGCCCAAAGATGGCGCAATCAATTCCGCTCAGCCTCGCATTTCCAGGATAAATTGCAAAAACTGGAATCGCTCAAGCCAGTAGGAGACAATCTTGATCCCGATGCGATTGACTGTGTTATCGGGAACAAAGCATGGACTGAGGTTTTATGCGATGAGTGCGGATGCACGCCGTTGTACGCAGTCGAAATTGGCGAAGCAATGGACCCCACCAACACAATACCAGACATTTGCCTTGACTGCCTGAAGAAAGCTGTGGCTTTGATTGAAGAACAGGAGGCCAAGAATGGGAATGTATGACACGATCATCTGCACTGCGCCGCTGCCGAAGAAGGCGAACTTCATCAAGGATGCGCGCCATCAGTACCAGACGAAGAGCCTTGGTTGCCATCTTGAGACATATTGGATTGAAATGGAGCGTGGCCTGTCGCTTGACGGCGATCAGGTTCCGTTCTCCGGCGAGATTGTCTTCTATGACGACAACTGCGTCGGGGCCGCTTATGGCTTTACGTACACGGGCTTCGGCGAAGACTATGAATCGATACGGTACAAGGCCGTCTTGGACTGGGGCAAACTGAAGACGATTGTGCTTGTTTATCACAATACCGAGGTCTGCCTGTCGGCAAAAGACATTCGAGACGCTCGTGAAAAGTTTCCTGACCCTGAGCATCCTGGTTGCGTGTTTGGCGTGAACATGACGGTGTTTGATAGCGATGGGAACCAGTTCAGGCTGGTGGCTTCATCAGAGAAAGAGTTCTGCTTCATTGACAAAGACGACAGATTCCGCGTAGAAGACCAACGACTGGTAGGCAGGATGTTCTTCAACAGTCCCGAAGACTTGTTCGATTACAATAAGCAATGCGATGACCAAAATTCGGCCATTCGGAAGCATTTGACTGAGATGCTTGATAAGAAGAAATCGGCGCAACTCGCGCCTATTTCCGCCTCCCCCACAGAGTAACTTTGTTCTCGTCTCTTCTAGGCGGCTCGTCTGGAACACTCGCAGGCGAGCCCCTCTGTCCCCTGCCGCCGATGCCGATTCGTGCGCCCATCGTCTGGTCTGTTCGTGATACTCCGGTTTCGATGCCTGCCAATGAGGCCACGCCAAAGTTGGCATGGAAGTGGGCAAGATTGAATGCGTCCATGCCGTCTGGCGAGCGGCCAAGTCGTTTCTTTGTGTCCTCTTTGCTCTCAACAACTCGTCGGCGTCTAGCATCCAACTCCCACTTTGGCGCAAAGGATTGGATACGCAGCATCTGCTGATCATCTTCAGACAGGTGCTTCATGCTGAGGCCGAACAGTATGGCCTTCTCCTGGGTCTCAAACCACAGCTCGCTTCGGACGTTGGGATAACGTAGGTCTTGCTTTGCAGCCCAGCCTGGGTTGACTGGGATGAAGTTCCAGCCGTCTGCAAAGTCGGTGATGACGTTGCCGATGCCGCAATCGTCGATCTTGACAGGTATTTCTTTGGGAACCCACGGCTTGTGGATTTGAGCCCTGGAGAGTTCTTCGGGTGAGTATTTGCCAGTGGCCACAAGTTCCTTTCTCTTGGCGTTGGCAAACTCGCATACTTCTTCGGCCATCTCTTTGAGACGAGCGATGGTAGCTGGTATAGAGCGGCCATTGGCAGAGTCATGGGCGAGAGAGTTGCCGCCCCATTGTGCGTGAATGTCGCAATCATCGCCACCAAGGACTCTGGCCACGTCACAGCCAAGTTCGGGTGGTTGATCGATTGGGAACGGCAAATCGAGATGGCAACAGGCTTCCCAGAGCGAGTCTGACCAAACGCCGGATGCTCCTGTTGACGGGCGACAGCCGAGAATGACCGTCTCGGCTTCACCGCTTGGCCGATACCATCTTCCTCGCCACTGGAAGTCAGTGGCTTTTTTTTCTTCTTTTTCATCGAGAGGCGTGCATAGTCGTCGCACCCAGTCATCCACCATGCCGACATCGACGGCGTTTGGGATTGGCGGCGGAAGCCCTTGGAGACCAGCTATGATGTTTGGGTGATTGAGCACACTCATGCGCAGGTTGCGCCAGAACGGCTTCTTGTTCTCATCCGTGCGAGTGGACTCAAGGAATGCAGCGCTGCTGGTGGTTGTCGGGTTGCCCACGGATAGCCACAGCATACCCGGCTGCGGCTTAAACATCGTGCGAACAGATTCCCAGTACATCACCGGCAATGCTTCAGACTCGTCGAATATGAAGCACATATTCTGCAAGTGAGAACCTTTGAGCGCCTCTCCTTTCGAGGCGGTCAGGCCTTTTGCAAAGTGATATTCCGATGATCGCATCTCAGGTGCAGCTGGCCCGATGAAGTCCATCGGTAGCTTCATCTTGGCATTGGACCTAAGCGAGCGTATTTGCGCCCAGAGCACGCGGACAACGTGATCGTGCGTCGGGGCCGTAGTGAAAACGCAGCCTGGGTCATATGAGTCGTAGAACCATGAGGCCAAGACGGCGCAGGTTAGGCTTTTGCCAACAGCGTTTCCGGCGTCAATTTGCACTCGGTACGGAGGCGTTACAGCCGCTCGCAGTGCAATCTTCTGATCGTCGGAAAGGAACGTGAGGCCAAGGACGTTGTACGCATAGCCGATTGGATCGTATCGGTATGCGGCCCAAGGGAAGTTGTTCTCCACCTTGCGGATGGAGACTAGATACTCGTTGATCTTCCGACGTTCATCTTCATTGGCGTGCGGGAGATAGGCTTCAAGTTCGGCGAGTTCGGAGGCACTTAACATGCAAGCAGGCTACGCATGACGCCTGGATGTGTCAATAGAAAAGACCCGACAGAGTAGCCGTCTGCCGGGTCCGAGTCCATCACTCAAGATGGGATGCGCCTTTTCAGGTTGGTCATGCTCTTATCCACTTGTGGCCCTCAATCGTTAAGCCTGATGTCTTTCCGTTAGACGATCCCCCAGTAGGGTTGTGGATAAGCTGGGGGAGCTGGAATCGAACCTGCATCTCAGGGCATTAAGGCCGACAAACGATCATGACCTTGGCACGACGTTACAAGTCTCCTGTGATAGTCTGATAGGCCGACGCTGCCTCTTCCGTTGGGCTACCCGGTTGAGTTATAGACGCGGCGTGTCACATCCAGTATCATGATAATGGTGTTTGGTCCCGTTTCTAACAAGAGGTATGCATGTCAAAGGCAAAAGAGAAGAAGCCGTCTCGGATGGGGATGGTTCGGCAAGCGATCAAGGACGGCATCACGGACAATCAGAAGATCGTCGAATACTGCTCCAAGAGCGGTGTCGAGGCCACGTTGGCTCAGGTGTCAACGTACAAGTCGATCATCAAGAATGGGAAGCCAAAACAAGACGGAGCCAAGAAGTCGTTCCGCCTTGTGACTTCGTATACCACCGGGCCAATTGATCCGCCGAGGCCAATCGACTACGCCGGTCACGTTGCGGCCATGAAGAGTGCGGTCAACGAGATGGGGCGTGAACAGGCGCGAAGGATTCTGGAACTGGTGTGACCTTTATGCCCCTGCTTGCAGGGGCGATTCTTTTTAAGGGGATGTTGTGGACCGTTCAAAAATCAGTGTAAGCAACCATGCGTATGATCGATGGGTCGAGAGGGCCGCGTCTTTTGTAAACGAAGACGCCAAAGAAATCATCTCGGCATATCTTGAGTCGTCAAAACTTGACAAGAACATGGTCCCGTCTCAGAAGAACAACCGAAGCGACATCGAGCACAGGTATCACAAGCCGACTGGCGGCGTGTTCGTTGCCGAGAAGCGTTCAGGCGGCCTCACGAAGATCGTGACATACTACGTTGTTTCTACGCTGCATGATCCGGCAACAACGATTGCCAGGGACAAAGAAAAGCTGAAGTCGCAATACAGGACTTGGGATGATGAGGTTGTCAACAGGGCCGAACAGGGAGAAAAGTGGGACGGCTTGAGTTTCCCAGATTTTGCAAGCCCTGACAAAGAGTGCCGTTGGTTGAAGCTGCAGAAGCAGATGCACCGATACGACTCTCCAGAGCACAAAGCCTTGGAAGAGCGCCATAAGAATGTCAAGGCTGAGATTGCGGCCAGTAAGCCTCGGCCGAAGTAGTTGGCTCTTCTAGGAACGCCTTTTTGTGGCATCGTCTGCACTTGAACTTGTGCTGTTTCTTTCGCTTGTCAGACGGCATGGACGCATTCAATCTGGCCCACTTCCATGCCGACTTCGGAGTTGCTTCACTAGCTGGCATAGAAACCGGAGCATCACGAACAGACCAGACGATGGGCGCACGGATCGGCATCGGAGGCAGGGGACAGAGGGGCTCGCCTGCAAGTATACCAGACGAGCCGCCCCGAAGAGACGAAAAGAAGGTCAGCCTGTGGGGGAGGCGGAAATAGGCGCGAGTTGCGCCTATTTCTTTGGCAACCTAGTAATCAAGAAGCCTGTTCTTGGTAAAATACGGCTCTCTTCCATTCACCCCAGACGACACAATGCGAATAAACTGCCGCCTTGTGTCTTGGTTGACTGGAAGGCTTTCGTGTGGAGTCAGGATTCCGATCTCGTACACTTCACCGGCCATCATGAACATCGCAGAATCGTAAGGATAACGATCACTCAAATACCCAATGTCCCCGTCAATGGTAGTGTTTTCATGCTCTGCATCCCAAACAGCGCAAGTCTTGTCGATGCTGTTTGAAATGAGAACCTTAACATCTCTGCTCAGCGTTGTTCTATTGGAGCCGCCCCAATTCCCGCCACCCCAGGCGTACACCATGTCTGGATGACGACCTGCCTCTGTATGCAATGCCCGTCCATGCTTGGCTCTCGCTCCGCGATGCGGCGATCCAGAATGAGCAATTGATTCGTCAATTGTCAAAAACCCGATGTCCCCTTTCCTGACATAAAGGTCGTCGAGTATTGATTCGTATCCATGACCATACTCATGCGGGACGCTTTTTGAATCTCCTTGAATATAAGGGAGCATCAAACAGCGGATTCCAGAAAAAACCGGGAACTGGATTCTTCCAATTTTACGAACCATTGTTGTTTCCTTTCTTCTTCTCAAGCATTTCGGCTTGCCTATCGCTCGTACATGCGAATGACGCCTATTGTAGAACACTTCGGTAGTGGCTCAACATGGTGTTGAAGCCTTCGTGTTTCGCCGAGTCTTCGTAGCCTCTCCACACGCTTTACCGATCCACCTACCGGGGCCGGGTGCTGATCGAACGGCACGCTGAAGGATGTTCAACGCCGCATTATGGTCGCGGTCTAGCACGAGACCGCAAGAGCATTTATGGACACGATCCGACAACTTCTTTGGCACGGTCTGGCCGCACTTGCTGCAATCTTGGCTTGTGCCACGGGGGTCAACTTCAACGAATGCGCAACCAGCGTTTTCAGCTTTGTAACGCAATTGAAATATGAACCGACCCCATGCAGCGTCCAAGATACTTTTGGCAAATCGGCTTCTGGCCATGCCAGCTATGTTCAGTTTTTCGACAACAATCAGTTGGTGGTCATTGACAATCCTCTTGCTCTCGTGATGCGTAAAATTGTGGCGTAAGTTTCTGACTTTCTCATAAACCGATTGAAGACGACGAACGGCTCTCCATCGGTTCCGACTGCCTTTGATTTTACGAGACACGTTGCGATGGGCACGCTTGAGTTCCAGTCCCCGATAGAATCGTGGATTCTCAATCGTTGAACCGTTGCTAAGCGTTGCAAACGATTTCAGACCAACATCGACGCCGATAGCCGACTTTACAGGATGAATAGGCGGTGGGTCGAGTTTGTCATCAACTACGAACTTGCAGAACCACTTGCCTGCTCGATGAACAATTCTCTGGACAATGATCTTTCCAAGTATTTGTTGCCCGCCACGGCTTGGCATTGTTCCTTCAATCCCGGCCACGCGGATTCTATTTCCTTGCACCAGTTTCTTGCCACTGCCTTGGATAGGCATTGAGAAACTGTTCCAGCGATTGGCTGACTTGAATCGCGGGAACCCAGGCTTGGCACTCCCTTCATTTACTCTGCGGAAGAAATTGGCGAATGCCTTGTCTATCCTAGACAGGGAGTCTCGCTCAATCCAGACAGGGACAGAGGCAAGCACCGGGCTAATTGACCTGCGTATCGTCAGGTCCATCTGTTGCGTGAATTTAGTCAGGCTTTTGCCAGTGTCTTTGTAGAACCGGACGCGCTCGGCAAGTGCGTCGTTGTAAATCTTGCGGCCAATGTAGAGGAAGTAGAACAGGAAAGATTCCTGCTCCCGCGACGGGTACAGACGATAGGTAATCGTTTTCAGCACAAGGATAACTCTATCAGGGTCGTCCAGGTTGTCAACACCATGTTGAGCCACTACCAGACTTTCCATGAGTAGATTGAGAATAAGAACGCACAAAAGCATGAAGACACAATAGCGAACACAAACCAAAATTTGGCTTTGCTGTTCATGAAATGTCTCCAAGAAACCCCTGCCTTCAGGCATGGGGAGGAATGGAGACGGCGAATCCACGCTACTGAGGTGGCATTCGACATCTCGGACGTGTATAATACAGGAATGAGGCTCAAGAGCAATAACAACGTGTCCTACTGCTGCAAGTACCACGTTGTTTTCTGCCCCAAGTATCGTCGCAAGGTCTTGATCGACGGCGTTGATGAACGGCTCAAGAATCTGATTCGGGAAGTGATCCTTGAAACCCGTTCGGAACTGATCGAGATGGAAGTGATGCCCGATCACGTACATCTGCTCGTTGAAGTCGATCCACAGTTCGGAATCCACCGGCTGATAAAGTTGGTCAAGGGCCGTTCGTCCCGGTTCCTGCGCACGGAGTACCCAGCGTTGCGTAGCCGGTTGCCATCGCTCTGGACGAACTCCTACTTTGTCGCGACTGTTGGCGGCGCGCCTCTGGCCGTTATCAAGCAGTACATCGAGAACCAGAAGGGTGTCTGAATGGAAGCCATCCGTACCATCTGTTGCAAGCTGGTTCCGACCGCTGAACAGGCGGTTGAAATCGACGTTACACTTGTGGCTTTCGCTGCGGCGTGCAATCACTTGGTTCGTCGTGCGGCAGAGACAGAGACTAAAGGACATCTCGCTCTGCACAAATTGGCCTACCGCGAAACGCGGACTGCGTTCGGGCTGTCGGCGAATCTGGCCGTTCGTGCCATCGGTCGCGTTGCCGCCGTAAAAGACCTCTCCCGATTTGCTCCTACGAGCGTGAACTACGATGCTCGAATCTTTTCCTTCCGAGAATCCGACTGGACTTTCAGCCTGACCCTGTTGCATGGGCGGCATCGACTGACGACCCAACTTGGCGACTTTCAGCGAACCGCGCTTGCGGGGAAGGTTCCGACCAGCGCTGCACTTGTCAAACGCGATGGCGGTTACTTTCTGCATGTTCAAGTCAAGGCGACCGTTTCCGACCCACAGCCGGTTACCGAATACTTGGGTTGTGACTTTGGCATTGTCCAGATTGCTACCGACTCCACCGGGGAATCGTTCTCCGGTGCGGGTGTCGAACGAAACCGCAAGCGCCGGATGACAGCCCGTAAGCAGTACCAACGGAAAGGAACCAAGTCTGCCAAGCGACGGTTGAAGCGGATGGCGGGGCGGCAGTCCCGCTATCAAGCATGGGTAAACCACGCCATCAGCAAGAGTCTTGTCGGCAAAGCCAAGACACTCGGCATCGGTATCGCTCTGGAGAACCTCTCCGGTTTGCGTGACCGTTGTGAGCAAACGGCTTCTAGGCGTTTCCGGCGACGACTTGGCAACTGGAGTTTCTTTCAGCTTCGGCAGTTTGTGGAGTACAAGGCCCGACGGGCAGGCGTGTCCGTAGTCTTGGTTGACCCGCGATACAGTTCCCAGACGTGCCATGTCTGCGGCCACTGCGAGCGTGCCAACCGAAAGAGCCAGTCTGAGTTTGTCTGCAAACATTGCGGGCACTCCACAAATGCCGACCGAAACGCTGCCCTCAATTTGAGGGCTTGGGCCGTCAGTAAACCGGCCCCAAAAGTCGCGGGCTAAAACCCAGCGGCAAAGCCCCCCGGCTTCAGCCGTGGGGTTGTTTACGAAATCTCCTTTCGTTGTTAGAAAGCACTCATCTCGTTCTGCCTAGACTCTACGCTTCCGTGGACGGAGATCGTTGTCGCCGATGGGAACCTTTGTCGGCATTTCTCGGTTTCGTCGGCCACACGTTCTTTGGTGTAATCGCCATCTGCCAAGTCCATGAGTACGCTATCTGGCTCGAATCGGCCTTCCCATCGATACCAGTCGGCGTGTTCGATTTGTGCCGAGCGTGGGCACATGGGGCCGATGAGGTCGATAACGTCTTGGTTGTTTTCGATGATCAGTATTTCGCGGACAGCCTTGTTCCATTTGAGGGCATGGGCGATTAGGCCAAGACCGAGGCCAGCGACAAGGACTTTCCCGTGCATGGCCCTGGCACATCGCTGGATGCCGTACCAATGAGGAGGCTCGTCCCACATCGAAACGTGTTCATTGATGGCCAGCATGGTGATTCGGATCGGACTGAGGCACTGGAAGTCTGAGAAGCCGGACTCACCGTGCATCGGATATACGCCCTTGGGGTATTCGGTTGCGACGATGGACGCGCAGCCGAGTGTTTTCAGCTTGTATCCGGTTGCTGGCGTTCTCCAGTTATTCAAGAGTAGCTTCACGGTTGCTCTTTCTGAAGAACGGAGAGGCAATTTCAGCTGCTTGCTGCATTTTGTGCATCATGTCAACTATGATGGTTCGCAGCTTTTTGTTTTCTTCTTCGACAATTCTTACATGCTCTGCCCAATACGAAGGCGGCTTTTCAGACGGCTTACGCTTTCGGTTGGGAATCGCGTGACTACCTTTTTGCTGGCAAAGGTTTGCACTGCTGAACGGCGTCAGACTGAAGAAACTGCTTCCCGTCCTTTATCCAGATCGGCTGAGAATTTCTTGGCCTAGCTAGAATCTTGAAGCCATTGCTTCTGAGCCTCTCGTCAAGAGTGCAAGTGGCACAAACGCATGACCGAGATGGTCTATTAACCTGTTTTGTAGTCTGCTGAGTTGGCTTCATGTTCCCCTCATGTCATGATGTTTAAGAAGTCAAATAAGCCTACAGATGGCAACTCAGGGTCGCGTCCAAGCAGTGATTTTATCTGATCCTGATGGTCGCTCCAAGAATCCCCGGTTTCGTAGTGAGTTGGCAATGACTGATCGCCTGTTTGCGTGTGGTCGTATGCTCGGCAGTCGTGCGGCTTAACGGGATGAATCTCGCATTTGCCGTCCTTGTAGAACACGCACTGGCCTCGTGGGTCGAAAGGGAATTCCTTCCCTGGGTCGCCTGATGTCGTTGCAGGCGACAAAACAAACACCGGAGAATTGCCATCGTCCGACCTGTAGAGGAAGTCTACGGCCAGTTTCTCTTTGAACAGCCGGTTAAGAGAAATTTGGAGGAAGTCGGCGACTTTCTCGACTTCTCCTGGGCGGAACCATCCCGGCTTGTACTTGCACGCATTCTGGCAGGTCTGGCATTGGCAGTCCATGATCACTCCTCAGTCGTCTCGGCGAATAGAACTCAGAACATAGACGGTGTAACAGACTCAAGACGGCTCTTTGTCAGTTCCACTTGGGATTCCCTGATGTCAATGCCGATTCCGATTCGGCCGGTTTCGAGGCAGGCGTGCAGAGAAGTTCCGCTGCCCATGAACGGATCAAGGACGTAGCTTCCTGGCGGCGCATAGCTGCGAACGAACCAAGAGGCCAGCGTGAGAGACATCGGGGCTTCGTTTTGTGACGCCAAAGGATGCCCCATAAGACCGCCGCCGACTTTGCAGTGAACGATGTCGCCCGCGTCTCCGTCGTCGAGCAGCTTTTTAACCATGTCGGCGTCGTACATCTCACTTATTCGATTGCCAGCGTTGGCAATATCAACAATGTCTCTGTCGTGTGAGACTTTTACGTCGCCTTCAGGATTGGCACCGAATCGCTTCCTCTTCTTTCTGCTGCCATCGGCGTTTCTTCCTTCGCCGGATGATTCGCCAGCATTTCCCCACTTGTCTCGTCCTTGAGATTTGTGGTTAGCACGTTTGCCGTCTCCAAGCCGGTATGACATTTCTCCGCCAGGAACCCACTTTGGTTTGTGGCCAGTGGCTTTATTATCCGACCAGTTCAATGGAAGTCGGTCTGGAAGAGCGAAGGCATAGACAGGCTCCCAGTCTCGGCGGTGATAGTGATGGCCTCCGCTGCCTGGGATTCCGACTCTGTAATAGACGTATGGCGACGGGCCGCATACGATGCCGTGTTTGCGTGTCAGATCGGCCACAAGCCATTCCATGACCGGCGAGTATTTGAAGTCACGGACTTTCCCGGCTGCGTTTACAAGCACTAGGCCATCAGTGATTCGGCAACATTCGATGACTATGGGGATAAACCAATCAACCCAGTCTTGGCCTTTGACAGAGAAATCAATGCCGTAGGTTCGGCAGTCTTCATACGGCGGACTCGTGAGTGTCAGAGACACCTTCTTGTCCGGCATGGACTTGAGAATGTCAAGGCAATTGCCGTGGTGCAACTCGTGTTTGCCGACATTCACCATTGCCGATCCTCTATAGTTATGATAATGATATAGTATGCGAAAACGCGGCAGAACGGCAATGCCTAAAAACATGAAGCGTACCGAGCGGCTTCAGATTCTCCTCACGCAAGAGGAGATGAAGGCCGCTCGTAAGGTTGCTGGCCGCGATTTGTCTTCGTATTTCAGGGGCGTGGTTCTTTCCTTTATCAAGGGGCACAAATGATTGACTATTCAGAATTCAATGCGGCCATCAAGCACATCACAAAAGGGGCCGGTGAACTCAAAGGCGTTATCAGCGAAAGTTCGTCGTTTGAAAGCTCGGAGTCTCATGCGAAGTGCGCCGAAGCGTATTGCCTAGAATTGTCGTACAAGATTTGGTGTGCCACGGTCGGCTACAAGTCGTTCAGGGATATTCCGAGTTTGGGATTACTCGGCCATTTGATGCAGCAAGTGCCGCAAGACGGTGGTGAGTCGAAATGAGTGGCCTGTACTATAAATGGCACGACGGTCAAGGCTGGCATGAGCTTGGTTTCTGCTCGGTCAACGAGATGATGACTGTGCTTCGTGATACTGGGCTATTGGCCAAGATGGGCGTGCCAGCGAAAGTAGAGACGAATTTGCCGAGTGACGCCGTGGTAGAATCCGGCAAGGTGTCGTTTGGCAGCATTGATTCAGTGGAGAAGCCCCAAGAGCCGGATAAGTGCTTCCACAACAAGTTCGACCCTCAACTTGACCGATGCCCTGATTGCGGGAAGACCTCTCAAGAACTTCGGGACATGCAATAATCGGCGCGACTCGCGCCTATTTCTGAAACTGGAGCCAAAGATGGACTACAAACAGGACGATGACGGGTACGATGTCGAGTATGGGCCTGAGAATGGCCATCCGGTCCACATAGACATCATCAAGCCGCCTTACATTGATGTAGTGCCGGTCAAAGGCGGAATCGAGATCATCGACAAGCGGCCTCCTTTGCCGAGTTTGTTCAAGTGGTCATTGGTTCTGACCGCTTCGATCTTGGTTGGAACGGTCATCGGCAACTTGATTGTCTGGGCAATTCAGTCGGCTACCAGACTTTAGCTTGAGTGTCTCCATATCCCTATAATTGGTATGGCACTGCTACCAGAACCAGACGTTAATGGCCTGATGAGCCGAAACGGGAGTGGACCGCTTCGGCTGCTTGATCACAATGGCCGACCCATCGAAGACGAGGGCGGCTTTCTGTTGCCGCAGCACAGAACATTCTCATCAATTTATCAATCCGTAACTCGGTCTCATCGATGGACTCATGACGAGGCCACGAAGCACAGCCGCGAAAACGCGCTGGCGATGCTTCGTGATGCGTTCGTTTTGGGATGCATGAACGAGAGATTCCTTCAGCTTTCGGCTCTTGGCTGGCATCTTGAGCCTGAGAACCAAAAGAGCAAGATTCAAAAGGCCGTAACTGATGATATGTCGAAGATCGTGGCCAATACGTCGCGGTGGACGCCGTTCGTTTGGCAGCTGGCTTGGGCGATCTGGTATGGCCGATACGCGAATCAGGTCAAGTGGGGCGCGATTCCGATTGATGGCCAGAATCGGCTTGGAGTCGTCGGGCACAAGCCGGTCAATGGCGACAAAATCCTGTACGGCCATGACGATGTTCCAAGGGTGATGGTCAATCACTCTATTGGCCGGACGTTGAAAGAACGCGGCATCGTCAAGGAAGAAGACCTTTTCTCGGATCAAAGGTCGATGGTGCTTCGGCTGAAAGACCCGAAGTGGCGGCAGCGGTTCATCATCCACAAACACCAGTGCGTTGACGCCGACTTCTTTGAAGGCGAGATGTCAGGCGGCGTGCATGGCGTTGGCTTGCGGTCTCAGATTTACTGGAATTTCCAGCTTCGTGACGAGATGCTTGGGTGGGCGATCAACCACCTGAAGAAGATGAGCATCGGTGGCATCATGGTGTTCTACTATGATGAAGGCAATCCAAATTCCAAGGCAGAAGCCGAGGCCGCAGCCCAAAACGTCGGCGAACGATACGCCATCGCAATGCCGAAGACCCGTGGGCAGAGCAAGGATACCGCCGGTGTTGATTTGCTTCGGTTTGAAGGCGGCGGCATCAACATCCTGATCAATATCGTCAAGGAATACTTTGAGCAGCACATCGAGCGATTGATCATCGGCCAGACTTTGAGCGCCAATGCAGAGGCAACGGGACTTGGCAGCGGAGTATCTCAGTTCCATGAGAACACTAAATGGCGCATCCTGAAGTTTGACGCAAACAATTTGGCCGACACTTTTTCTGAAGATTATATCCCTGTAATTCAGCGATGGAATTTCCCCAAGGCCAACTTCAGGGTCAGATTTGTATTTGATGTTGATGATCCAAAGGCCGATGCGAAGTTGAAGAATGCTTCGGCGGTGTTTCAGATGGGCGGCTCTGTCAGGAAAGACGAGCTTTTGGCCAACGCTGGCCTCAAGGCTCCTGAGCCTGACGATGAAATTCTTAACCAGGAGATGTTGCTTAAGGTTCAGTCCAAGGTTCAAACAGAGACGCAGATTGAGTTGCTCAAGGCGCAAACGCAGATTCAGATGGAGGCCCAACAAGCCCAGATGCAGCAGCAAATGCAGGCCCAGCAACAGCAAGCAGCTGCGCAACAACAGATGCAAGTTCCAGCAGAGGGCCAGCCTCAAGAGATGCCGCAAGATCAAGAGGCCCAAGTGCAGCAACAGGGCCAAGAACAAGCCGCAGAGCAGCAGCAAGCGGAACAACAGGAACAGCAAGCCCAGGAGCAAGCGGCCCAAGAGCAGCAAGAGCAACAGGTCCAGCGGGACGAGCAAGTGGCCGAAGAGGCCAGCGATATGACGGTTGATCAGATACTTGAAGAAATCATGGGCGAAGAGAACACAGACGAGACGGAAGACGGGAATTACATTCGTTTGGCTGACGGGACGAGTGTTCCTCTTGATCCGGCCCCGCCTGAAGAGGGTGGGCAGGTGTCGATGGCCAACGATGGCCTTGTGATCGAGTATTTGGCGGTGTCTGATGATGAGTTCACGATTGAGTACAAGGCGACTCGTGCGCCGGTGGGTGGTATTGACATTTCCGGTAAGCACTACGAAGGTGGCCAGTTTATTCCTGGCTCTGTGATTGCCCGCGCATCGCCGGAGGAGAAGGCGGCATTGGCTGGCCAGAAGGCGATTTCAGGCGAGAAAGTGCCGGAGATGCCTGCTTCCAGGCCGCAGGATCATGGCAAGAAGCCTGAGACGCAGCAAACCGGCATGGACAGGTCTGAAAAACAAGAAGACAAACCGGCCACTGTCGATGACATGCTGGAACAGGCTGGGATTCGGGCTCCGAAGCCTGATGAGCCGATCCTGATGGGCAACGAGTATGACTTGATCCAAGAGACCGAGCGTTGGCTGAAGACGGACTTCAAACTTCGGCCATATGTGATGAACAAGATCAAGGAATTCGGTAGCCTAACGCCGCATGAGTATGCCCGTGCCCGTGGTCGGGCTTATCAACGTGAGCGCGAAGTTACAGCCACTGGCGAAGACACCGTGGCCACGATGGCGCTTCGGATCATCGACCAGTATTCCGGCAATCGGTCGAAGGCGTTTGACAAGAAGCAGAGCCTCAGAGGCGTGCCGAAGGCGGCTCACGAGACGGCCAAGTACGCTGGCAAGATCGCGGAACGGATGATCAGAGACCCTAAGAAACTGAGGCGAGACATCGCCAAGAGCCCGTTGGCACAGGGAGCGTTTGATAAGACAGCAATCTCTCTTGGCATCGATCCTAATGAAACAAAACTCGTGATAGACCCGGTGACAGGTAAGTCTTCTAGGGTTCCAAACGAGAAAGATGCTTTGAAGAGACTCGCTCTTCGGGCAGCGACACAGGCCACGATGGACTTGGCTGTGTTGGGCATCAAGAAGGGCGTGATGCTCATCCCGAAGCTATTCGACGTGCTCATGAAAAAGAAGGGCGGCAGCTTAGTAACGAGCCAGGATGACGAGTGGATGGTCGGTTATCAGGATGAAGTTCCGGCCTCGGCGGTGATGCACGAATACCTTGTCGAGTTGTTCAAGGGCAAGATGCAAGAGGCCATGAAAGAGGCCGGAATCGAGGCCACTGAGGAAGACTTGGTGAGCGAGGCATCTGAAGCGGCAGAGCGGTATGCGCCGCTGATGCTCAGCATGTCTGGCATCGACGGCGAAAAGCCAATGCCGGAATCCAAGCCGACTGAAGACTTGAGGGCACACATCAAAAATGTCGCCAAGAACGTGGCTGGAGATGCGTTGGTTCATTTGCTCAATAAACCGTCTTCGGACAGCCACAGCGAAGGCGCTGTATCGCTATGGATTCGGGACAAGATCAAGAACCGCATTCGGCGTAGTGGCATTCAAGTGTCCGAAGTGGCCCTTGAAGAACTGGCAAATGCAGAGGCGTCCGCGTTAGCACCGGCTGTTGCAAGGGCGCTGGAGTCGTACTCCCAGAAATCAGCGCAAATTGCACCGATTATGAATCAGGCAATTGGATACGAGGCTGTCCATGCCCCCAAGGGCGGAATCGAAGTTGGCGGAGAGCACTTCAAGGGCGGAGAGTTTATACCCAAAGAAGCGATTGCCAGAGCAAGTTCGAGCGAAAAGGCGGCATTGTCGCCTGGGAAAAGATCGTCTGTTGTTAGAAAAGAAAAAGTTCCAGGAATGACTCACGGGCACAGCGTTGTTACTGCAAGGGCTGTGAACTTTTTGAAAGGCGCTTTTGGAAGTGCTGCTACTGCTGGGGCTCTTGTATTTGTACGCAATATGGCATTAGGCGATTCTGTAGAACACGCACTGGTTGTTGCTGGTAAGTCTGCGGTAGCGTCAGCGGCTGTAGGCGGTGTAATTGCGGCATTTGCACGCCCTCCTGTTTCAGAAAACCCAAACAGGTGGATAAAAGGGAATATCATTTCCGCCAATCCAAAGAACAGCAATGATCTTGTGTCAGCGATTCATTCATCAATAGACAAAGACAAGGATATTCCGAATGGCCTCAAGAGCGAGTTCAAGTCTGGAATTGTTAAGACGATTTCCAGTATGAATCCAAAGATGAAAGGCTCGCTTTTGAAGAACCTTCGGCATGTGAAGTTCTATCCAACATCAAAGAGGCTTTCTGAAGATATATCAAAATCCACAGCGACGGATAATGACGGTAGAGTTGGAGGAGCCGTCGAGGTTGGTTCTGGCGGCATGTTTCTTGACGGCGCGCCGAGTATAAAACACGAAGGGAAACTTGCGGACACAAGAATGTCCAGCGTTTATGCCCATGAGATTGGCCATATTATTGACGGCAAATTGGGCGATTTGTCCTACAGCAGTGATTTTGATTGGAAAAAAGCATGGGTTATTGAAATCCTGCACGAAGACGAGAAAAAAGCTCCGCTAAGTTCATATGCAATGTCTAATGCTCACGAGGGGTGGGCAGAGTATGTTCGTCTTGCCATAACCAAGCCAAATGTAGCCAAAGCAAAATTCCCGAAGTGCTGGGCTGTGTTGAAAAAGAACAATCTGGTGTAACATGCCTGAACTGGAAGAGATTTTCTCAGGGCACATTCATGCAAATGGATTTGTATTGGATTTGCTTATCGAAGACGACGAATACAACCCAGAAGAATCGGCGCAAATTGCGCCGATTAGTCCACAAGATGAGTCCACACAAGAAGATGCGCCTGTAGAAAATCAAGACGACGAAAATCCGGTCGTTTATATCGGCGATGATGGGGCATTGATTGTCGAGGAGCACAAGAGGCCGACTGAAGACGATCCTTCTGAAGAGCACGCGGTCACGGTGGTTGGCAAGAAAGAGCCGTTCTGGGGCCAAACGTGGTCGTTAGAAGAGGGTGGCAAGGAGTATCGAATCCCCGAATTGGCCGAATTTGCGAAAGAGTCGGCCAAGTTGATGTTTGTGCCAGTCGATGAGTTGTCAAAACTCATGCAGGACTCGGAATCGGACGAACATGACCGTTCACCGGCGTTTGTGGAGAGGGCAGAAGAATGCGATTTGTCGCATCCTCTTCTCATTTGGCACAAGGATGGCGTCACAAAGATCATTGATGGTCGGCATCGGATCAGGAAGGCTCGCAATCACGACATTGTAGAGCTACCGGCATATGTGATGGATTCGCTGCCTGACGAAGAAGAGACAAAGCCAGTTGGATACGCTGGTAAAAAGCTGCCGGGCGGACATATCGACGACATCGAAGGGGCCAAACCTCTTAAATAGCACATCATCCGTCGTTCGGTTGCCATATTGCATCCCCCTATAAAGGATATGGCAACCAACGACCCAACTCTCGACTTCCTGGCCAAGATCAATGACCCGAATCGGTACATTCGAGTGGAGAATGTGCCGATCTTCGTGCCGCACACGCGGAAAACGCGAGGGCCAAACGGGGAAGAAGTTGACATAGTGGTCACTGCGCAGGATTTGCCGCTCATTGCGGACCAGATCAATGTGCGAGAGGCCGAATACGGCGTTCCGCCGATCATGACCATCGGCCATCGGCAACAAAGCGACCCTTCGTACCCTGAAAAGCTCCAGCCTGACATTGTTGGCGTTGCTCGCAATGCGAAAGTTGGCACATTCGGGCCAAAGGGTACTCCGGCAGTCTTGGCCACGTTGTACTACGACAAAGAACACTGGGAAGACACGAAAAAATACCCGTTCCGCAGTGTTGACTTCTATCCGAACTCGAACAAGGTCACTGGCGTTGCGCTTTTGAAGCGCGACCCGTTCCTGCCGATGGGCATCGTGTCGTATCAGGCCAATTCGATGCCGTATTCGAGCATCGTTCGCGCCATGGAGAAGAAAACTGTCGGCAAACGATGCGTTGCCCCCCAAGGCGGCATCCAAATCGGCGGATACAGGTTCAAATCCGGCCAGCCGATCCCGCCGAACTATGTGGCGATGTACGAGGCGCAACAATACGTATCCCCTGGCCTAAAAGCACAAGCCAAACTGGAGCGGCTGAAGCGAACCGGGCAAGCGTTGAAACAGAACCCGGTTCGCATCTTGGCCGGTGCAGCGCACGAGGCCGCAGGTCAGTTCAGGCAGACTCCGGTTGGTGAAGCGGCACAGAAGTTGGCCAATACAAGAGCCTCGGCGATTCCGTCCAAGGCAGATGCGGTTGCACAAGCGGCTGGGAAGACGACTCTTGCTCAGGCAGCAGGAGTTCCGGCAGCGGCGGTTCGTGGGGCGATGAAGCAGCAGAAGAACGACGCCATCATGGCGCGTCGGGCGATGTTGCCGAACAACCAAGAAACCAAAGTAAGGCAGTTTGCAGGCAAGACGAAGCCGACGAAGTACGCCGGTGCGACTGTTGGCGTTCCGCAGCGCGGCTTCTTGAGTTTCAAAGAGCCGTTGCCGCGTGATTTGCAATCATCCAAGGGCACGTCTGTTGCGGCCAAGCCAACTGCTGATCCGGCAGCGATGCAAAAGCAGAAGAACGCTGCTCGTCAGGCAGAGATTGACCGAATGACCAAGGAGGTGTCTGGATTTGATCCGGCCAAGAATCGGCCATTGACGAGTTCGTGCAAAGGCAAGCCAGCGAAGTATACAGGCGGCAATAACATCGACGCGATTGCAGACTCGATAGTATCTGGCCAACCGGCGAATTACGCTGGCATGTCTTTCGGTGCGCCAGTGAGTCCGGCAGGGCCGAAGGAATACGCTGGCGTGATGAAGGGGATGGCGGCAGACCGAAGGATCACATTGGCCAAGATTGCGTTTGATAGGGCGTCGAAAAACAAGGAACGGGCCGACAGAATCACGCATCAATTGACGAAAATCGACCCAGAGAAGGGCGATCAAGAACTCATCAAGAGTCTGACCAAGAAACTCAATTTCAGCAAAGAGCAAGTGCCTGCCTTGATTAGTAGGGGGATGGCAATTGGCACTACTGCTGGTCTGACCCCAAGAGAACGGTTTATGATTCGCCCTTCGAAGCCTGTTGGAACGAGAATTGTCACAGGGAAAGAGGGGGCCGAGTTTATGAAAAAAGTCAACGCTGAACTCTTCCCAGGTGCAGGAAAGACCGTTGGTAAATACGACGCCTCTTCTCTTCGTGCCCCGAAAGGCGGCATCGAGATTGGTGGCCATCACTTTAAGGCTGGCCATCATATCCCGCCGTCGTTTGCTCGGTCCATGACGCCGGATCAGAAGTCGATGTGCATGGGGCAAGCGAAGCCGGTGCAGTATGGCAAGTTCGACGTTGCACTTGGGAAAACCAAAGATGCCGAGCAGTACAGCTTCGGCGCAGCGTTGGCCAAGGCAGGCGGTGCGATTGCGAAAGGTGCTGGCAAGGCAGTTCGTAATCCGGCTGTCCAACAAGGGGCCGCTCAAGTCGGCTCTATGGTGGCCGCAGACCAGATCGGGAAAGCTATGGGACCGACTCAGAATCAGGCGACAGAGTATGCGCCGGTCAACAGATCACTTGGCCAGAGGATGTCTCGTGCAGTTCAGAAATTCCGGCGTGAAAGCCCACGAACCAGCGAAGTGCTGAAGCAATCGGCACTTGGCGGACTGAGCGGTGCTGCGCTGACTGGTATCAGCAGCGGAATTATGGCTGATGGGCAACAGCCTGGAGAGACCGACGAAGAGTATCGATCAAGGCTTGGAACGGCAATCAAACAAGGCGCTATTGCCGGTAGTGTAACCGGAATTGGCGGCGGCGCAATGTTGGGTATGGGTTCTCAAGCAAGGCAATCTGTGGCTCAGCGGGCACAAGATAGGGCAAAGAGGATTGAAAGGAACAAGGTAATTCCTGGGGCAGTTAAGCCGACTCCAGCAGCGAGCAATGGCGCACAGCCAGGGTTCCCGTCAAGGCTTGGAATGGAAGCATTGCCAGCTGACACTGGAGGAGTTCAGCCTGGATTCCCAGCGCGATTGGCCGGTCAGCCTTCTACTCCGCCGACAGGAACACAGGGAGGTTTCCCTGGTCCGATGAACGGCGGGAATACTGGACAACCTGCGACAGAGATGCTTGGCAAAGACATTTTGGCTGGCCTTTACGGCGATGTTCCAGTTGCTGGCAAAGGCAATCCGCCTACGGCAAATAAGCCGACTCCAAAGACAACGCCCCCAGGCGCTGGACGAAGAAGTGCTCCTCCTCCGAAAGCAGCTGGCACGGACGGAGACGATTTGCTTGGTTCAATCAACGCCAATGCAACACCTGGGAAAGCGGTTGTTGCCGATCCGGCACAGGCTCCGGCTGCAACTGCTGTTCAGGACAGTCCGAAACCGAAGAGGAAGTATGTGAGGAAGCCGAAGGATGTTGCACCGGCTGCGACTCCGGCTGCTGCAGCTGTTGCCCAAGGTGATTCAGGGAACGCTGATCCTCCGTGGCTAAGGAACGTGAAATCCATGCCAAAGATGAAAGGCGCGGTTGTATCTGCCGGGAAGAAGAATCCAGTCCGGTACGAAGTCCCGAAGCCCAAGATGAACAACAACGCTGGCGGAGTTGTTGGCGCAATCGGCGGTGGCGCAGCTGGTGCTACCTTGGGTATGCTCGGAGGACCAGCGGCCCCGATCACTTCTACAGTCGGCGGAATTGCAGGCGGATTCCTCGGTGAGAAACTCGGCTCAAAGATGGGCGGCAAAGTGGCTGGCCCAGTCGGTTGGGTCGCAGAGAAGGGACTGAAGGCGGCTGGTGTGAAGGACACGCCGGTTGAGAACAAGGGGAAGAAGTCTCCAGTCCCTTACTTCTTCAAAGGACTTGCCAAAGGTGGGTTAATGGGAGGTGCTGGCGGTGCTGCTGCTGGCGCTGTGGGTGGGAGCATCCTTGGTCCAGTTGGCTCACTTGCTGGTGCTACCATTGGCGGGACGATGGGTGCTGCTGGCGGTGCAGGACTTGGTGCAGTTACCGATCAATCAAAGACACGGCCGGTTCCCTACGCAGCCGAACGCGCTCCGGTTGGTGGTGTGACTCTTCAAGGCAAGAAGTACATCGGCGGTCAATTCATTCCGTCCGAAGTTCTGGAGTCGGCGACTCCTGAAGAGAAGGCCAAACTCAAGAAGGCCCAAGAGGGCGACGGTCGCAAGCCGATCCCAACTCAGCCAAAGACGATGGGCGGCGCAATTAGGCAGAAGATGTCTGAGAGTGTCAAAAAGCGACTTGGTAAGGCTTTTGGAGTATCGCCATCGGTCCCAAAGCGACTCGATCCTGAACTCAAGCAAACTGTGAGTGACTTCATTGCCGATGCTCCTCCTGAAGTTCAGAAAGAGTTGCAGCAGCACTTGCATGAGACTCTCTCTGGCCATGTCGGCGACTTCATCTCGAATGCAACGCCTGAAGAATTGCACGAGTTGAACCGGAAGTTGCTGATGCGGATTCCGCAGGACATGCCGAAGAGCATGGCCAAGGGGCCGCGTGCTCCGAAGGGCGGCATCACGCTTGAGGGGCAGAAGTTTGGCGAAGGGGATTACATCCCGCCTTCGTTTATTCAGCGGGCTCATCCAGACCAAAAGAAGTTAATCAACTTTGGCAAAGACTCGCCGTTGAAGAAGTTCGGAAACTTGTTGCTTGGCGATCCTGGAACACAGAGAAGGGCTCTAACAAAGTCAATTTTGGTCGCTCTTGTTGCTGCTGGCGCAAGGAAGGCGATTCGGAATTCTCTTGGCGATAAGCCGAATGTTGCTGCTCAATCAGGGAAGCAGTCAAGTCCGGCTAATGGATTCAAGCCGCAACGGCAATAGCGAGTTCTTGATGTTCTTCCGGCTGAAAAGCCGCCTGTTGCCAAGATGGCTCCTCCTCTTCCTGTGGCAAAGATGGTTCCGCCTGATTATCAAGCGTTTCAATCTGACTCGATCCCATCTACCTGTCTTGATGGCATGAGCCAGTCTGCGCCTATCAGTTATCAGACGGCGCGAATCGCTGCCAAAGCGAAATCATTCGCAAAGAAGTTTGGCCGATAACAAGGTCTCCAAAGGGGCCATCATGGCTGACGAGAGAGACGAAGAGCAAGAGAAAAAAGACCGCGAAGAGCGTGAAGGCCACGAATCCGAATCCTACGAAGGCGAGGAAGAGAGCGGCGGCGAGGCTGCTACTCCCGATGCCGAGATGGACATGGGTGCTGAGCAAGGTCCGCAAGAACCTCCTGGTCATGCGGAATGGCTGGCCAACTTTGAATACGCACTCCAGACCAATCCGACTCTGTACGGTCTGGCACAACTCTACGAACACATGATGGCTGACCAAGGCGGTCAAGAAGAGCAGCCTGTTGATCCACAGGCGGCTGAAGAAGCGGCCACTCAGGAAGCAATGAGCGGCGGTGCTGAAGAAGTCCCGCTGCCGGAAGGTGAACAGAAACCCGAAGAGGCTCTTGCGATGCAAAACAGCGATCAGGTCATCACTTATGCTGAGGCCTTTGAGCAGGTTGCCAACGCGATTGGTGGGCTTCGGCAAGAGATTGCCAGCCTCAAGAGCGACCGCACGAAGAAAGACGCGGAGTTGGCCAAGCTGACTCTCAAGGCCGCTGAAAAAGACACGGACAACCTCATCTACCAGCTTGAATATGCTGGTGTCAAAGCACTCGGCGATCCAAAGAAGAAAGCCGAAATCAAGAAGAAGTTGCTTGGCATGAACGAGGTCTCTCGCAAAGCAGAAGCAGCTCAGATTCTTGCCTACTGGGAAAAAGACGAAGCAGTCCAGTACGCGGCCAAGGGCGCGCCGATTGGCGACTTCCTCCAGATCACTGACCAGAAGGTCAACAGCGGCAAGGGCGAAGCATTCGGCAAGGACTCTTTGGACAAAGCCCGCGATTACATGAAGAAAAACCCCAAGGCGACTTGGGAACAGTGCAAGCAATACGCGATGACAGGCGAAGTGGTCGTCAACAATTAGCCCGTGCGCTCGGCATGATCGGCTTGTCCGACACCAGACGCAGCTAAGGAGAAGTGATGATTTCGATTCCAGGACATGGCGTTTTTGGGCATGGGAAACTGACCCAAACCGCAGGCACGGTGATTACTCGGCTTGTGCCGCCTCGTGAAAAGAGTTTCACTCGTTTGACGAGCGTTTGGTACACAGCTGGCGCAACAGCTCACACTCTTACAGTGATGAGGCCATTAGGAAAGACGTTCGCATCTGCTGCGGCTGCGACTTCTCAAGCCGTTATCAACATTGAGCGAGACCCTGGCGCTTACAGTGCGATTGGCACTGTGAACACATCGAACAACGCGATTGCGGCAAACGATTTTTGCGTTTACCAGACTGCCGATGGCAATTACGTTCTCGACACGGTTTCCAGCGTATCGACGCTGGCGATCACGATGACGACGAACGTGCCGACTTCGACGGTTCTGAAGGGTGCTCCGTTCTGGTTCTTCGGGATCATCACGGACACGAATCCGAACGACAACTTGGCCCATCCGCAATACACGCTCCCTGCGAGCATCACGACTTACCTTGGTTCCGACGCTGGCGAAGGCGTTGCTGGTTTTGTTGGGACCATCCCTGGTCTTGCGATCACTGAATGGCCGCTTGACGGCATGAACGAGCCGATGATTTTGCATTCAGGCAATGCCACGAATGCTGGCGTTCTTGAAAAGGTCTCAGCAATTTACACGGGTCGTTAATAGGCGCGACTCGCGCCTATTTTGAGGAGTTGGATCATGGGCTATGGCCGTCCTGTTAATTCTGCCGGTACGCTGACGACCACTGAAGAAGCGGTCTTGGACGGCGCTACAGCCGGTACTGGCGTTGCCAGCAAAGCGGTTGTGCTGGACTCGTCTGGCAATCACATGATGCCTGCAAGCAGCATGTGGGGTCTGTCGCGTGGAACACTGGCGGCAGCTGGCTCAAGTGCCACTGATGCCGCTGTGATCGTGAATCAAGTGACGGTTGTTACTGGTGCTGACAACGCGAAGGGTGTTGCGTTGCCTGCGGCTGCGACAACGGTTGGCCCGTACTGGGTCATCAACGATACTACTGCGAAGTTGCTTGTATATCCGGTGAACGGCGGCAACGACAATATCAACGCATTGGCCGAAGATGCGGCTTTCACGATGGAAGCCGGAACGATGGCTTTGTTCATCCCGACATCGGCTACTCTTTGGTATGCGGCGACTGTTTTTGCCCAGGGCTTGCCGTTCTACACGTCCAAGGAAACGGTTGCGAACGCTGGTACTGTGTCGGCAGCGAATCTTCGCGGTCGGGTTTTGTTCCAGGACGCATCTGGCGGAAACGTCACGATGACGACTCGCACAGGGACTCAGACTGCTGGCGACTTCCCAGAATTGCGAACTGGGGATTCTTTGCTTGTGTTCCATTACGCGAATCACGCATCGAATACATCGACGCTTTCTGGCGGAACCGATGTGACGCTGATCGGTTCTGGCGCTGTAACGACCACTGGCGGCACATACTTGCTTCGCAAGACTGCGGCCACGACGTTTGACATGATTCGAGTTAGCTGATCTGACTGGAGAGAAACATGCCTGCTTCGGCAATTGCAAGTGCAGCTATTTATCCGTGCCGTTTTGTCATCAAGGACACAACGGACAGCGGCCAAGTTACGCAATCTGGCGCTAACGGCCGGGTTTACGGAATTAGCCAGCGTGATACTCGCCGGACTCCGTATGTGGAAACTCTTGGCCGCGCGGCAATCGCTGGCGAGCCTGTCGGCGTTTACCTCGAAAACGAAGAGTGCCTGCTTGAGCTTGGCGGGACCGTCACTGCTGGCGACTATCTGAAGTCTGACGCAGACGGCAAGGGCGTGACTTCAAGCACAGACCTTGATGACGTTGGCGCTCGCGCCATTGTCAGCGGAACGTCTGGCCAGCAGATTCGTGTACAGGTCAAGACGTTTGAACGATCTGTCTAATTGGTATTGCAATAATTTTGCAAGGAGAAGGCCGTGGCCTTGAACTTTTTCGGTGAATTCAACGCCTTTGTTCCAGAAGCGACCGGGCAAGCAATTATGTTTGCCCGCGACCCCAAGAACTTCCTGTTGAATGACTACGCCCAGCTGATTGAGACCAAGAAAACGGTCGGTCTCTATTACAGGATCGGCGTGGATTCGTTCGTTCGCTCTGTGAACGACAAGGAAAACGTCTGGAAAGGCGGAATGCGCCGAGACATCGGCGACTTCAACGGTGCGAAGTTCGATACCGTTGAGTTCCAGACCGAACGGCGATTTGAGAAGTTCGTCCTTGACTGGAAGCTCATCGAACAAGCCGACATCAAGGTTCTCGATGTGGAGTCCATGCAAGCACGAAGCCGACTTATGACGGCCAGAACTCAGCGAGCAATTACGTTGCTTGAGACGACAAGCGGCTGGGGCAATAACACGGCGACGGCCAACTCTTTGAACGGCGGTCGCGGGTTCTGGGATTTGTCCTCGTCTGATCCTGGCAGCGGCAACTACCTTGCGATCAAGAGCACGCTGGATACCGTTGGCGCTCGGATCAACTTGTACACCAACGGCGCAGTGAACTTCCGAAACAAGGGTCTGTTGCGTTTGATGTTGAGCCCGAATGCGGCCCTTCGAGTCAGCCGGTCTCCTGAAATTCATGATTACTTGCGTGAATCGCCATTTGCGATGGCACAGGTGAAGGGTCGTGAGCCTGGGCAGAATTCTCAGTGGGGTCTGCCGGATCAGCTTTATGGCTGGGACATTCTGGTCGAAGACGCCAGCATTGTGACCGAACGTGATTCCGCATCGGCCGCAATCGGTTCTGAGGCCTCGGTGACTGGCGCTGTCCCTGGACGCCGGTTTATCAAGGATGACAGTTCGGCCATTGTTCTATCTCGAATCGGAGGCTTGGACGGAATGGCAAGTTCGTCCAACTTCTCGACCTTGCAATTGTACTACTACGGCAAGGAAATCGAACTTGAGACGTTCGATGATCCTGAGAACCGCATGACACGCGGCTACGTCACGGAAGAAATTCAGGAAGTGCTTGCTGCCCCAGCCTCTGGCTGGCTGATTCAGAACATTCTGAGCCCGATCTAATCTGATCGATGACTTGGGAGAATGACAGCGATGTATCAGGACACAAAAGACGGGATCACGTTCAGCCTGAGCACTACCCCGCTTGGGCTTGCGATCCCGATCTATACAGCGACGGCCCTTGGCGGCGGTGCATTGCCGATCTGGAATCCGCCGCAGTCTGGCGTTGACATCGAGTTGGTTTCTGTGAGTTGTGCAAGGACTTCTGGGACGGCAGACTTCGGCGCAATTGGTTTGATGGCACGAAGGGGACTGACTGCAATTGCTACCGGCCAGCTTATGACGGCTCTTGATGAAACAAACAGGCCTGTCAATGGCCGGTTGTTTTTCGGCAAGTCGTCGTCTATCAATTGCTCGAATACCGGAACAAACACTGTCACTGCTGGTGTTGCAACCGAATGGATGCGAACGCTGTTCACGATCAACCTTGAAGCAGACACAGGAACCGCGCACGCAACGACTGCGGCTGTTCACGAGTTCAATGGTTCTCTGATTGTGCCGTCTGGAGTTTTGGTTTACTTGGCTTGCACGAAGGCAAGCGTGGCTCTCTACGCATCGACGATTGTGTGGAAAGAGCATCGGGTCATTTGATTGATTGTGCTCCGTTACGCCGCCCGTCGTCGCCCTTGGCGGCGACGGGTTTTTTCGTTGTAGGACTGGTGAATGAATGGCCACGATTGTTTCTAGCGCAACGTCATACGCCGACTCTGACGATCTTGTTGACGCACATGATGTGAACAAGATTTGCCATTATGCGAGCGATGCTGGTGTGACGTTGACGCCTGGAGACTTGCCGACCAACAACATCGTGTCGAAGGCTTTGCTTCGGGCATCTGGCGAAGTGGAAATGGCTTGCTATCGCGGCGAAAGGTACACACCAACAGACTTGGCCGCATTGACAGGGGCCAGTCAGGCTGCACTGAAGGGGCTTGTGTGCGATTTGGCGTTCTATCACTTGGCCAAGAGGAGAATCCCTGAGCCTGAGAAGGTGTCCGGCTACAAAGAGGCCCGTGAAATGCTGGACGCATTGAACAAGGGCGAGTTGGTGTTTGGCATCCAAGAGGCTGCTGAGGCAGGCCAGATTTCTACGGTGGATGTCAGCAAGCGGTCAGACGGGATTTCCAATCGGCCAACGGAAGTATTCAGCCGGTTCTTTGGAAGCCGGTCGGATAACTGGACGAGCAATCCGTTGACGGGGACTAATTGATGGCCTTCGACCCGGATGTGACTCGGCTTTCTGGGACATCGCTTGATACGGTCCATAAGCGGATGGCCCAGAAGGTGATTGATGCGAACATAGTCGATTCATCGCAGGTGTACATGACTTTGGATGATGAGGCGTTGCCTGGGAACATGCCGTTCTCGGACAGGTTTATCACGGTCAGGTATCCGAGTCTTGTTTGGGCGCATGGCGATGTGTTCATAGGCGGCGGGAACATCAGCGAGTTCATTGTTCAGGGGCAGGTGCGGATTACGCTGTGGATGAGGAACGATCTCGATTTGTTTTGGAGAGCAGAGGCGGCAGTAGATGAGGCCGCTTCTCCTCCACCGAGGGGGAATAGGCTTCTTGGCCGGTTGTTTGCGGCGTTTTGGGAAGAAGACCTTCTCAATGCCGATGGTGATGCGATCCTGAAGAGGCCGATGCTGTGGGTTTCGTTTGAGCCTCCGGGGCCTGGAACAAGCACATGGCGTCCGTTCAGGCTGACATTGGAACTTGAGTTCAACTGGGATTTGTCTGCTGACGATACTCGACCGTGAGGATGCGATGCCAAAGGTGACAATCGAGTATTCCCCTGAAGAGATAGCGGCAGAGAACGCCAAGGGGAAGTCGCTTGGAATGATGGAATGCCCGAAGTGCAAGGACAGCATGATATGGAAGCCGTTCCATTACATCTCCTACGAAGTTGGGAAGCTGGTTGTTGAGAACATCCATCGAAAGCCGACTGATAACGTCTTGATGATTGACGGCGAGAAGAGTCAGGCGGTGATGTGCGAAGACTGCTGGAAGTCGAGCAGCCTCAAGGAGCGTGAAGCATCTTGTAAATCCTTCCTGGACTCGATTCCTTCATGCGTGAAGTCGATCATCAAGCGGGCCAGAGGAGAGGGCGATCAGGTGTCCTACGTCGATTGCCCCAAGGACACACAGAGATTCAACAAAGAGATTGCTGCTGAAGAAGCACACAAGCAGAAAATCCTTGCGGCTGTGAGAGGCGGTAAGTAGTGGCGAATCTGGTCACAGCGCGGCTTGATGTAAGTATGGCGTGGACACAGCTCCATACCATCACCGGCTTTGATTCATCGACGCATTCAAGTGCTTTAGTTGGCGAAATAGTCCCGACAATCGGGGCCAGCGATGCCAGTGAAGTTTACTTCGTTCAGGGGACTTTATCAGCAGCTGCCGCAGTGACAATCGATATTCGGTCGCTGACAGAGACGGCATTCGGAACGGCGTTGACGCCAACCGGCGCTTACATGATATTTGTAAAGACCTCTGGCACGACATGGAGATATGACCCTGGTGCGGCGAATCCGTTGAGTTGGTTTCTTGCTGGCACAGGCCCGCAGGTCAATGGAGCCTCTGGCGGCTTGTTTGCGTTCGGAGCAACGACGGCGACCACCGTTGACAACACTACAAGAAATATCAGACTGACAAACACAGCCGGGTCTGGGACATTGACGTACACACTTGCGGTTGTTCTCAAGACTGCGTGATAGGAGAAGAAATGTTTGAATTATTTCAGTTTTTGAAAGACGCTGATAAGTGGCTTGATTATCTAATCTTGCTGCTGCCGTTTCTTCTTCTGCTTGGCACCTTTTATCCGGGAAAGGCGAGTAGCTGGACTTGGAGCGCAACTTCTCAGCCGATGGACAAGGTTGACTTGTCATTCCCAGCAGAAATCATTCCGACAACGAATTTTACATCTAGCGGTTATCAGTCGAATGAGGCTGGCATTTTCGCGTGTAAGGGCACTGTCGAAGGGCCTTACAACAGTTCTCTTGGATTAACTCAAGGGCAGAGCATTTCGATGGTATTTGCTCTTGGCGGCGGCGGTTCAAGTTTCACGATCACATTCCGTGTTGCCGATATTCGGCTTAGCACTGCTACAAGCAATGCCGTGGCTCGTGCTTCTGTGTCGATTGAATCCAACGGATCATTCTCAGTTACCTTCTAAGGGGCCTTATGTCTGCGAGCGTTTCAGCCGGTCTTGGTGGGCAAGCATCGCCTTTGGAGATTGAGTTCAAAGGGCGCACTGTCCAGATCATGCCATTGAAGTGGAAGTCAATCATTTCCGCTGTTGAGTCGTATCTGATCGACCGCGCGTTTGGTGTGAAACTGGTTCTGTGGAAGAAGAAAAAAGAAATGGGGCTGATGACGCAGGAGCAAGTCGATGCCTTGGAAAATTCTTTCTCCGATGATTGTGTTGAGAATGGGACATATTCATTCGGAAGCCCAATCATGATGAAGATCATGGGCATGGCGGACAGGGGCGAGGCCGCACCGAAAGAGTCTGGCGTGATATTCGAGGGAAGCGTTGTTCTGGTCTCTCTGTTCACTGGCCTTTCGTTTGACGAGTCGATTGAGTTGATGGCGGCTAAGCCGGAGGAACTGAGGGCCAAGATTTCTTTGACCATGAAGAATGGATTGCCGTCGCCCCCAAAAGAGTAGGGGGACATTCAGGGCCAGTGAGTGTCCCAAAACTTGAGGACAGGGAAGACCTCAAGATGGACTGGAACAGGGCGTTCTGCCAGCTGAAGTCGTGGCCACTGAGTTGCTCAGACGAAGAGATAGCGAATCAGACTCCACGAAGGACGTTTGAGCTTTGGCAGATGCTGAACAGCATGAGCGAGTCGATTAGCGGCGTTCTTGAGAAGAACAAAGAGATGGCAAGTGCTCTGGTGATTCCGCCGTTGGAACCAGACAAGCAAAACGAGAAGAACGAAGAACAGAAAGAAGAGGATGACATGGCGAAGAGCGGTCTTCAGATGATCGGCGGTCTTGGATTGGACCAGCACAAGTGCTTTGATGTTTATCCCGGCGAGAACGATAAAGACCCGTTCAGTGTGCCGCGTGATGTCACCAAAGATCGGCAATACGTCATGATTGCCACGTTGGCCATGCACGGCCAGTTGCAGAATTATGGTTGCGTCATGAGCAATGACAAGAAAGCCAATGAAGAGGCCATAAGGAACTTCTTCGATACGTCGTGGAAAGAGAATTGCCGGATTTACGACAAACTTGTCAATGTGCTCCAGATGCCGGATCGTGATGGATTGTCGGCTTTCTCTGCAATGGCAGAGTCTGGAGAGTTGGCAAACTACGGCGTCAGCAATGATACGCCGAATCTTGCGGATGCTTACGATCATTTGGTGAAGTGTTTCAAAATGAAGAAAGTGAGAGAAGCATGTCTTTCTCAGATGAACAAGCAGTTGCCGAAGCAGTCCTGAGCGAAGTGGACAGCAGCGGCGATCCGGCATTTGCGATCATGACGGACGGCGAACGAATCGAGTTCCCGAAGGGACTGAAGTTCGTCCCTGATAACTCCCGTGACAACATCGGGAGGCTTCTGCAAATGCGGATCAGGATCATTCACCCGGTTGTAGACGGCAAGCCGAAGGGGCCGTCTGTGTTGCTCCCCAAGGGAGTGAGCCGGGACTATGTGATTGCTGTTCTCAAGCGACTTGAATTAGGTGTTTAATGGCTTCGTTTGGAGAGATGTCTGGCGCGATGGCTGCGGGGTTTGCTACTCCGGGTATGTCGAGCATCGTACAGCCGTTCGTTGACATGACGAGAACATTCGTCGGTCAGATGAAGATGATGATTGTTCCGTTTGAGCAGCTCACAGACATTGCATCTCACTTTGTCAAAGCAATCGATCCGGCTCTTGTCGATGATCTTGGGAGGAAGTTCAGAGACCTGAACGCCGTGATTGGCGTTGCAATGCGGCCAATGGTCGATGTGGCCAGAGAGGTCACAAAGGATTTGTCGGACAAGTTGCTGCCGATCATGCGTAAACTTGAGCCGATGATCCAGGAGCTGTCACAGGCAATTGGCGATGTGTTGATTCAGTCGTTCGATGATATGTCGATCATGATCAATGGCATGATGCCGACATTGAGAATGATCAAGGATGTGATGGTTGGCGTCATCGACATCATGAAAGATGTTTGGTCTTCTTTCACGGCGTTCTCACGCGGCCTTGCAGAGATGGTCAAAGGGACGATGAGCGGGCTTATTGGAGAGGGCAAGTCGGTTAAGGACGTGATGAAGGAACTTCGTGAGACGGTAAGGAACCTGATCAAAGACATGATACTGTTTTCTGCTCGCCTGATGGCGTCATTCGGATGGACCAAAGGGATCGAGGGGCTGATCAAGGGACTCGGCAAAACCGGGAAATCTGAAAAAGAAGAGTCTGGCGGAACAGCGGTGTTGATGAATCCTGCGTTCAAAGCTATCGGGGATTTGGCCAAGAGCGTTCAGCTTGAGGCGTTTCGGGCCAGTGCTTACGGAGACGACAAAAAGAAAGACCCGGCAGAGCAGGCAGTTGAGTTCCTTGGCCAGATCAAGGGTGAACTTGAGAAGCTGATTGCCAATGGGGATGACGGAACAAACAAGACGGTCAACGAGATCAAAGACCTTGTAGCTTTGGTTAAAGAAAAGATGCCGACAGTTGAGAAGATCAAAGAGTCTGCCGAGATGGCGCAGAAGTGGCTTGAGGCTAAGAAGGAGGAAGTCACTGGCATATTCAATGATGTGAAGGATGTTGCTAGTGCTGCCAGGAGGCTGGCTGGTGACGTTGAGACAGAATACACGAAGGCAAAGGCTGTTGGGAAATCATTTGAGATGGGGCTCGACAAACTTGACCGTCTTATGCACTTCCGTCGATAAGAGGATTTTGAATGGCTGATCTTCGCTTATACATGGAGACAACGGCTGGAGTCAGCCCAAGCACGGCAAGCGTGTCGGTTCGAGGTGGGTTGAAGTCTGTTCGCAACTACATCATCGGCCAAGACGGTCAGACGGCTACAGGACATGAGGCTATCACAGACCCTATAGAGGTTACAGACGCAATAATTGAGCTTACAGGAAGCACGCACACGCACAATGACGGCTACAGGCTAAAAAGAGTACAACCAAAGGCCGATCCGTTTTTCTGGTGGTGTTACTGTGAAGGGATAAGCGACATTCGAGGGGTCGGCAGGCCGTCACAATTTACGACAGATGGACCAGGTATTTTTGAGGCATCACTGATCTCTAAGTCTGCCATGTATCCTGGATGGAGATTCGGAGGCTGTTCATTCACCCCAAGGCCATTTGCTGTTCTTAAAGATGACAGCATCCCAACTGGCGTTACTAGCATCTATCGAGAAAACGGAACAGTTCAATCGGATGTAACGTATGCGCAAGAGTGGCTCAGATATGTTGACGTAGAGACTATCCCATCTGGAGAGTACGTCACTGCAAACGCAGGAAGATTCATATTTGACGTTGCGGCCAGTGCGGTCCCTCATGGTAAGTCAGCTGGCAATGGCCAGTTGAGGATGTTCCTCAAAAAGAAAACAATCAAGATGACGTGGTATCACGTCCCGGAGCTTTATGTAAACACACAAGACCCGACTATTGAATCATACATTGATCGGACAATAGGCAAGGTGAACCAGTATGATTGGTGGAATTATGGCAAAGGCACGCTTCTGTTGGAAGGGATCAACGTCGTTCGATACACGCCGATTGTTCCAGATGTTTTAGAATGGTCTGGATCGGCAGGGGTTTTTGCCAATCAGAAACTTGTTGACATCACGTTCTTTTTCACCGAGATGAATCCGACAAGAGGGGCGGCTGAGCTTGCTGTCACAACCGGAACTCAAGACGTTCCGCACGGACACAATCTTGTTCCGTTCGCCCATACGTCGTCTTGGTACTATGTAAAAACACAAGTTCCTGGACACGCGGCTTCAAGCGGAAGACCGATCATACCATCTTTCCCTTATCAATTTCTTTTCACGAATCCAGGCGTAATCGCTTAGGAGATATTCATGGCAGGTCCAGGTTTCCCAACATCTGAAACGTCAGATCAGCAAACGATCAGTGTGGCCAATACGAACTGGGACGGCACGACTGGGACGTATGCTACTCTGGCTACTGGCACGTCCAGTGGCCGGAAGAAGGTCTACATGGTCAAGTTCAACTCGACGGTGACTACGGCCACTGGCGCTGACATCATCAAGTTGTTCAAGAAGAACGGCTCAAGGGCGCAGTTTGCCGGATTTGCAATTGTGCAGCCGTCTGGTGCGCCGGGCGTTGGACCGCCTCCGACTGTGGCTCCGCATGGGCTGTGCTATATCATTGGCGGCAAGGTTGAGCTTCCAACTACGAGCGATACACTGATTGCCAGCACACACGCTGGAATCACTTACGAGTTGACGGCTGAGGGAGAAGTGTACGCTTGAGTGAACCATGCACAGGTTGTACTCCTTTGCCTTCGGATTTGCAGATGGCGGCGAACTATGCTGCCGCAGCAATCCGAAAGAAAGGCCCGCTTGACGAAGACAGGGTTCAGATTCGGCTCAGAATATGCCGTGGTGATGGCGAGACTTCGAAGTGCGAGATGTACAGAGACGAAGACCAGCGATGCGCGGAGTGTGGATGCTGGCTTGACATCATTCCGCATAGAGACCCGGTATTCGGGAAAGCGGGCAAGTCGAGATGGATTGGCTTGGATTGTGGCTTGAACAAATGGCCTGAACTGAAATAGGCGCGAGTCGCGCCTATTTCTGGGGATAGACCTTGGCACATGATTGGTATGACCCGAACCTTCAGCCAGCTGGCGACATATTCTTGGCTGAGATAACGTCTGTCGGCGCAAATGTCGCCGACAGCGATGGGAATGTGCTTACACCTTATGGGTGGAAAGAGCTTCAGCTTAACCCAAGTGGATTGGTCTATGACGATCATCCGATGGGCCGAGAGGGCGCATCTGGCGTAGCTCCTGAAGGTGCTCCGGCTTTTGTTGTTGACTTGAACTGCGGATGCTTCAATGTTGGAGATTTGGTCTGGCTTCGGATCAGAGGCCAGACTAACGTATACACCGATTACGTTTATGACATCATCGGATCGGCTTGTGCAACTTGTACGCCGTGGGGAACTGATCCAGAACCTCCTCCTCCATCAAAATGCTGCTATGTGATTGCAACTGCTGCTACTTGTTTTTCAGTTGGAGACATCCAAAGAGCGTATGTTCTGTGTGGGCAATCACAGACGACTGGACCATTTATTCGTTACAAGGGGAATGGCGTATGGGTTGAATTAAGAGATTACCCATTTTATACGGAATATCCGTTGATTCTCCCGATGTGCCCTGGGATGAATCTTCCTGATTGCTATCCGATGCCTCCAATGCCCCCAGGCGGCGGAGGAACGGTCCCGCCAATGCCGTCGCCAATTCCCCCTGGTGGAGGCGGAATCCCGCCGTGGCCTCCTGTTCCGCCGATGCCTGGGCCAATTCCTCCTGGTGGAATCCCGCCTAATCCGCTCCCTTCGCCTATTTGGCCGATTATATCGCCGATCATTGGCATTCTTCCCAAGCCTGGGCCGATGCCGTTTCCGATGCCAGGGCCAGGGCTGTTCCCTGACCCAAGATGGTCACAGGCTCCTCCCGGTGGATGGCGTTATCCGTGGACAGGGGCCGTAGTTCCTGAGCAGATCATTTCGGCGTCTGGAAGTGCCGGTAACACGCTGATTCAGAATGCCGATGGAACATTCACTTCTGGGGCGGCGACTCTGAGTGCGGCGAATCGGTCACGGATGCCGATCAATTACATTGCCAACGCGGACTTTGAGGACGGAACAACCGGATGGTCAACTTATGCCGATGCGGCTGGAACTACTCCAGTAGACGCGACCGGCGGCGCTACAAACATCACGATTGCCGTTGATGCCACGACGTACATGGAAGGTGCTCAGTCTCTCAAGATCACCAAGAGCGCGGCCAATAGACAGGGCGAAGGCATCAGCTACGATTTCACTGTTCCTGACACGATGAGGAGCAAAGCGGTCATTGTCAGGGCGATGGTCAGAGGAAGCACCACTGTCACAGACACGACAAATGGGGTTCTCAGGTTTGGCATTTACGATGTGACCGGGGCTGCACTGCTTAGCGGCTTCTCTCGTGTTGACTCAGTTGGCACTGCCGGGAGTGACATTTGTTTCATCACTCGGCTAGGGTCAAGTAGTTCAAGCTACCGGCTGTTCGTTCACATTGCAACGACTGACGCTACGGCAATTGACTTCCATGTCGATAGCTTCCATTGCGAGCCGTACAACGATGACGTTCTTCAATGGCGAGGCCGTGAAGCATTAAGCGTCACAGGCGCAACAACGATTGACGCTGACGAGTTTGGACGTGAAATCACTCTCTCAACTGGTGGGTACGATGTTACTGTTTCAACTTTGAAGTCAGAGGATGCCGGAAGGTATCTGCACTTCAAGGGTGATTCAGCAATGACTTCGGCGTATGTCAGGCTTGATTTCGGTGCTAATTCACTCAATGGGAATCGGCGTTATCTGATCGTTCTTGCAAGTGAACAGCTGGTTGTTCGATCAATGGGCCTAAGCGGTTGGCAAGTGGTGTCTCATGTTCACAAGGACTGGACAACTTATACCCCAACAATCAATGCAGTTACTGCAAACCCAACAAAGGGCGCTACGAGAGAGGAACTGTGCGCATGGAAGCGGCAAGGGCAGGACATGCTGTTGAGTTTCTTCTATGAACAAACGGCGGCTGGGGCTGCTGGAACAGGCACTTACTTGTTCGTGATTCCGACTCCAGGGAGTTCGGTGATTGACACTGGACTTGTCGTTGCTGGCGCAATGTCGGCACACACGGATATGCCTTCGACCGTTGGAAGTGGAACTGCTTCTCTTGGAACAGGAACTATCGCATTATGCTCGGCTAGGGTTTATGATACATCCAATTTGCAGATTCAGGCTACGTCTGGAGCAGTTTCAAGCGGCCATTACGCATTGAGCAACACTAACGTCCATTTGTCTTATACGGCACGATTCCCCATAGTGGATTGGTGACATGCCAGTTGTCAAAGCAAGACTTGACGGGTCGGACATCTGTGTTGAGATTGTGAAAACGTCTCATCCAGAGTTGTTCTCTGGCGCAGAGTGGATAACGCTGCCGTCATATGACCCGGTGAATACATACCTGAAACACTGGAACGGGACATCATGGGATGACACTTCGGGAGCAGTTGCTTGGAGGTCTGGTCTTGCATCGGCTGCAACATCAGAGCAGAGTGCATGTCTTGAGGCTGCGAGGAATGCAATTGGGGCTGCGTCCAGTGCCGGTCAAGCATTCGATGGGCAGTATTCCAGTCTTGCTGGAGTCCCTTCATCATTCAATCCTTCATCACACACCCATCCTCCAAGTGAAATCACTGGGACTGCGGTAGTTGAGAATGATTCAAGGCTTTCAGACGCACGCCCCCCAACCGCCCATGCTCATTCCCCAAGCGACATCACTGGAACAGCAGTTGTCGATAATGACTCAAGGCTTTCGGACGCCAGGACTCCTACGGCTCATGGGCACGCCATTGGCGATGTGACCGGATTGCAAACGTCACTTGACGGCAAAGCGTCCTCGTCCCACTCTCATGCTCAATCTGATGTAACCGGCCTTGTGACGGCTCTTTCAGCAAAGCAAGAAACGTCGCAGAAGGGTGCGGCCAACGGATACGCAAGCCTCGGCGCAGACGGCAAGGTTCCGTCTGCTCAGCTTCCAGCGGCGGGTTCCGACCCGTGGACGTATGTGCGAGTCACGTCCGACCACTCGACTACGGCAACGGCGGCAGGTGATGTGCTTGTCGCCCCTGGCGGTGCGGCCCTTGGGTTCACGCCTGCCGCGAACTCGCGGTACGAAGTCGAAGGCACGCTTATGATTCGCACGGCAACGGCGACAGTGAATCCGCGAGTGGGGCTCGCATGGTCAACGGGCTTATCTGACGGCGTTGCGACGATTGACACGGCTCAGACTGCGACATCGCAATTGACAACGCGCGGGAACATTGCAGCATCTCTGCTGGCAGCAGTCGGCGGGATTCCTAATACGACGCAGAGTTGGCCGGTTGCGGTGATGGCGACGGTGATTGCCGGGGCGTCACCGAGCGGATTGACGCGGATTCAGTTGGCGAGTGAGACAAGCGGAACAGCTGTTAGGGTGATGGCCGGATCGTGGATCAAGTATCGGATCATACCGTAGTACCGTTCTGACGTAAAAATCCGGCATCGACCCTATAAGTAGTATGGCCGACACCGGAGCAGTAGCACCTGGAACTCTTGCGAGCGACAACAGCCACGGCTCTGCGGCGTGGACTGATGCTTCAAATGCGGCGTCGAACAACGACACCTATGCCACGGTGTCTCTGCTTACGGACGTGGAAGTGGTTAAGCTGGTTGTTGGCGGGTCTGTTTCTGGCGACAACAGAGTGGCCGACAATGCGGCAACTCTTCCTGGAAGCGAGACGTTGCTTGATTACGGTGGAGCAGCGGTTCTTTGGGGATTGACGCCGACTGCGGCACAGGTGAAGTCAAGCGATTTCGGGTGTGTCTTGGCCGTTTGGGACGGCGCTCTGAATGCCTCTGAGTATCTGAAGGCAACGAACTTTGACTTCAGCGCGATACCGGCTGGCGCGACGATCAACGGAGTCAAGGTCGGATACGGGGCGTTTTACGACTCGATGGCGTTTCTGGCCAAAGTGGATTACGTTCAGATGACGGTGTACTACACGGCTGGCGGAGTCCCAAAGTTGCTTGGAAAACTTGCTGGCAAACTCTCTGGAAAACTGTGAGGCAGACATGAACTGGGGCGAAATCGAGAATCAGACGTTTGCGGAACTGAAAGCTAACAAGTCTAAGAACCTTGAGCTTCTGAAATCTGTGGATCGTGATGATCTTGCGGCCAGATACCTTCAGGCTCGACAAGATGCCAAGATGCGTGATGAGAAACTTTACGAGCAAGGCAAGTTGATTGCCGAGCTTCAGAAGTAGGAGCATGAAAGATGTTTGTCATGCCAGCCTGTTTCAACTCAGGCGACACGATCTATTTCCCGTTTGACACATATGACAGCTCCGGTGGGTCGGTCACGATCACCGGCTTGGCAGTCACCGACATTGAAGTATACAAAAACGGCTCAACGACACAGAGAGCCAGCGACAACGGATATACGCTCCTAGACACAGACGGCATTGACTTTGATGCCACGACTGGTCTTCACGGATTCAGCATCGACACTTCGGACAACTCGGATGCCAGTTTTTGGGCCGATGGCTCTCAGTATTGGGTGAACATCAACGCGATCACCGTGGACAGCCAAACTGTCCGATTTACTTACTATCTGGTGCTTGGAAATCTTCTGAGACCAACGACTGCTGGCCGAAAACTGGATGTTTCGTCTGGAGGCGAAGCGGGTGTTGATTGGGCAAATGTTGGAAGCCCGTCAACGACGGTTACTCTGAGCGGAACCACAGTCAAGACTGCGACTGATGTTGAGACTGATACCCAAGATATTCAATCCAGATTGCCAGCCGCTCTGGTCAGTGGCAAGATGGATTCTGATGCCACTGCTATCTCAGGCGACACAGCGGCGGCTGATAATCTTGAGAAGCAATACGACGGCACAGGGTACGGCCAAGTGTTGCAGCGCACGACGATTGCAACCTTGGCAAGCCAGACTTCGTTTACTCTCACAGCAGGCTCATCGGACAATGATGCGTACAACGACTGCATCATCGTGATTGAGGATGCGAGCACGGCCGCGCAGAAGGCTGTGGGCGTTGTTGACGACTACACCGGCTCAACCAAGACCATCACGCTTCGCACTGATCCGGCAGTGTTCACGATGGCCACAACGGACATTGTGACGATCATCGCCGATCGCGCCTTGAAGCCGACCGTCATGAACAGGACGCTGGATGTGGCAGCAACCGGCGAGGCCGGATTGGACTTCAACAACATTCTGTCGAGCGGATTGGCCACGCTGCATTCTCTGACGATCACTGGTGCATTCACGGTTAGTGGCGGGGCAACGTATACGAATGCGAGTGGGACAGGGTTTACGTGTTCGAGCAGTGGAGGTAACGGTCATGGAATGTTGTCTACGGGCAACGGATCAGGATGTGGATTTAGAATCACAAGCGGGTCTGGGGCCAGTTCTGTTGGCTTAGATATAGGCTCTGCTGGAACAGGAGCTTCTGATGGAATTAGAATAGTTGGATCGGATAATGGGTCTGGATTATCAGTATCTGGTGGCAGTGGTTCTGGATCAGGTACATATGGGGCATTGTTCCAAAGCGGGATAAATGGGACAGGGACAGGGATATATGTACTGAGCACAAGTAATGATGCTTTGAAATGCGAGGCAACTACGTCTGGTAATGGGCTTAACCTTATATCTGCTGGCTCAAGCAAGCACGGTCTTCTTGCAACTGGCGGAACATCAGGAACGTGCGACGGTATCAAGGCTGTTGCAGGAACTGGGGGGGTTCCTATCCGTGGAGATATAACCGGATCAATCACCGGAAACATCACCGGCAATCTGTCTGGCACAATCGGCGGATTTACCACTTCGGCCAAGGCAGAAGTCGAGTCCGAAGTGAATGATGCTCTTGTGGCCCAAAAGCTCGACCATCTAGTTGCCGTGGCCGATGCAGACGATGTAGTTGACAACTCGATCATTGCTAAGTTGGCGTCCAAGAGTGCAACCGCCGATTGGAGCAGTTACGTCAACACTACGGATTCCCTTGAGGCCAATCGGGACAACATCGGCACGACTGGCGCGGCCCTCACGACTGTGCCGTGGAACGCATCGTGGGACGCCGAAGTTCAGTCCGAAGTTCAGGACGCCATCGAGGTCAATCAACTTGACCACTTGGTTCAAGTGGCTGATCCTGGCTCTATCGTGGCCAATTCGTCTCTGTGGGCCAAGTTGCACAGCAAGTCTGCAACTCCGGCGTACTCAAGCTACGACAACACCACAGACAGCTTGGAGGCCGTAAGGGACAAGCAGACCGACATCGAGACCGATACTCAGGACATTCAGAGCCGGTTGCCTGCCTCTCTTGTGTCTGGCCGAATGGACTCGTACATTGGCTCGCTTGGAACCGGCGTCATCACAGCGTCTTCTATCGCAGACGGGGCCATTGATCGGGCCACGTTTGCAGCCGACACCGGAATGCAAACGATCCGAAGCAGCACGGCACAAACCGGGGCAGCAGGGAACATCACCCTGGATGCGTCGGCAAGTGCGGTCGATGACTTCTACAACGACTGCTGGGTCTACATCACTGGCGGGACCGGCGTTGGACAGTGCCGAAGGGTCAGCGACTACGTTGGATCGACCAAGGTTGCGACGGTTGAGCCGAACTGGGCCACAAACCCCGATTCGTCGAGCACATTTGCCGTCCTGCCGTTCAATCGCGTCGATTTGGGCTCATGGCTAGGGACGACGCCAAACACGCTGTCCAGTGGCAACCTGAGCGTTTACTTGGCCAATGTGACGCATGGCGGAACAGCGGCCACATTCCAGGTCAATACCATGACCGTGACATCCAACTCGATAGCTTGGAACACGAACTGGGACACAGAGGTCCAGAGTGAGTGCGACGACGCTTTGACGGCCAATGCGAGCATCGTGGCAATCAAGGCCAAGACTGATAGCCTGACGTTCACTGTGGCTGCAAATCTCGATTGTAACGTCCAGAGGGTCAACGACGTTTTGATCACCGGAAACGGCCAGTCAGGCAGTACGTGGGGGCCGTAATACAAGGTATAATAAGATAATCGTCGCAATTCGCGCCTATTATGGAGTTCGGTCATTCCGTCAACATGGGGAAGTTCTTGGGGCAGCAGTTGGGGCTCTTCGTGGGACATCGAAGAGGCGGATAATATTCCAGTCATTGACGACACGTTCGACTTTGACTACGACATCGACGACACGTTCAATGTCGGCGACACGGAATCGAGTGCGAGAATGATCCAAGACACCAGAGTTTACTTCACTGGCGACATCAAGAGATTTCGGGCCGTGAACACTACCAAAGGCGGAGTCGCTTGGGTTCTGACTGCGGCCACTCTGTATCTCGTCAAGCCAGACGGGACTGTGATTCCCAAAACAGCAACCAGTATTTCGACTTACATTTGGGGATTCACGACCTCGGCCAGCGACCTTGACACATCCGGCACTTGGCGTCGATACTGGAAGGTGACAGACGGCTCAACGACCGTCACCTACGGCGATTATTCGTTCTACGTCAGGAGTGTTCGTTAATGGCCAGACCGTTCTTTCGCAACGGCAGATTGGTCCGCGACAAGCCGATCACCAAGTTCAAGGCGCAAGAGATTCAGCAGGCGTCGAACTGGACGCCGGTGTCGTCTTCAAACGTCGGCTACATTTGCTGGAAGTCCGAAGAAGAAGACAAGACCAAGCACGGGCTTGGAGTTTGGTTCGTTTCCAAAGGGAAAGACGGGAAGGCCACTGGAAACCAGTCGATTTACTGGTATCCATCGGCTCCGTTTGAAGTGTACAAGAAAATGCTGGCAGCAAGCAGCAAAGGCAAGTTCATGAACGATCACGTTAAGCCAAGCTATCCGCACGTTGGGCCATTCAAGTCTTAGTCCTACCTCTCTTAGAGTAATCCGGTTTCTTCTCCCTATAAATGGTAGGCTTCCGTCGTCTTGAACCGCCGACGTGTGGCTGTTGAGCAGTACAAAAGAAGGCAGCAGCCTGAAGCCTGTAGCAGAGTAGAGAATTGGCATCTCGGCTGGCTCATAACCAGCAGGTAATGGGTTCGATTCCCATCTCTGCGATTATGAATGACCCGTCGCCTACGGTATGCTTGTACTGTTTCAGAACTTGGCCTTGTGATTGCGTTCACAAGCCGAAGTGCAAGACATGCAAGAGACCTATGTCTGATGTTGACTCGATCAATCGAGGCGAGTGTTTAACGTGCAGCACGCCATCATCATTGCAGGAATCGCACTTGCCGCCGTCTTGCTCGGCATTGCGTTGAGGCAGAGGCCGGTTGCCATCGTGGCTGCTGGCCTTTTATCGTTTGTCGCAGTCCTTCCACTGGTTAGCAAAATGTCAAAGGTCGAAATGTCTGAAGTTGCCCGTGCCAACTTGCATATGTCCAATCGTGAGTATCACGAAGCCTTGAGAATCTTTAAGGCGAACAATCTCGATTTGGACTCTGCCGAGTGCTGCATGTATCTTGGCGACGACGATGGCGCTTTCTACTACACTCAAAAGAGTCTGAATGGAAGCCGAGAGGCACGGAATCGGGCTCATTTGATCCGTGGCCTGATCCTCAAGAAACGCGGGGACATTGACGGTGCTATGGGAGAGTTTGTTTCTGGCCATCGCGGAGGAGACGTTGCTTGCACCGTCCATGTCAAAAGGCTAAAGGAGAAGAAGTGAACAGCTGCCATTGGTTCTGGGATGGAGAGCAATGGTCCGAAGACCCTGCGCATCCTCACGCCTGCCCAGTTGGGAAAATGTGCGCAATACCGTCTGCGCCTGGGAGTTACCTGTACGAACCTGCACAAACGCCATGCGAGTAGCGATGGACGAAACAATGATCGGCATTGTTGCCAAAATAGCAAACGCCGGTGTAGCAGGTGCTGTGATCCTCGGCGCACTTGCTGCCAACTGGATGCTTTTGAAGCACTTCAAGGAAAAAGAGGCTAATAACACAAGTGCGATTGATGCGCTGGCAAAAGCGCATAAAGAAACAGCCGATGGAACTGAACAGCTTGGATCAAAGCTATCTGAAGAAATGGTCCAAATCCGTCTTCAGTTGACCGACATACATTCTTATTGGAAGGCGATCAAAGATGCTGGCCGTAACAACAGTTGACCAGATTCTTAGCTTTATCACGGCTTTAGTGATTATCTTTGGCGCTTTTGCCGCCTTCAAGTTCAGGAAGTGGGTTCGTGAGGCTTCTGAAATCAAGAAGAGGTCTTTCGAGCTCAACGAAAGAGCACAGTCGCTTCTGTGTGAAGTCCGGGCCAAGAGAGAGCGGTCATGGGGCTCTTCGCTTGCCGCTGAGAAGAACGGCGTGACAAAGTAAGGAGACCCCATGAACTTGGAATTCGCCTTGGTTGCAATAAGGCTTTTTCTTGTCTCATTCACCATCATGGCCTCAATCCTCATGGTGTTTGAGATCATATCTGAATTGTCGAAGCCTAGAAAAAAAACGAAAATCACTAACGGCTACATGCCATTCAAAAAAAAGATCGATGACGATTCAGATAAGCCAAAACTAGCGAGGCTCCGATGAGAGTTGTCGTAGCCGACAAAGACGAAAAGCGAAGATCGCAGGTTGTCAGAAGCCTCATCGACCTTGGGCATCATGTTGACGGCTATTTTGACAACGGGCCAGAAGCAGTAGAGTTTGCAAGGGATAAGCGGCCAGACATTGTTCTGATCTCTTGCAAAATCTTTCACAATGCAACCGTGTCTGAGCTTGACAGAATCGGCATCCCGGCATCATCGTTCGATGACGTGAATATGGACGTGATCTTGAGCGACATGAGAAGCGAACTGTTCACAAGTCGAGTGCTTGAAGAGACTAGAGACAAGATGAGAGAGATAATTGGCAACCAGCAGCGAATCTTATTCGGCCTGCTGGTTGGAGTTTCGTTTGCTGCTACGATAATTCTTCTGCTGATCCGCCGCTGATCCAAGACGAGACGGCGGCAAGTCCGACAACACACAACGCCCCTACGATGGCAGTGCCAATCACAGACCCAAGAGACGACATGCTGTTGTCCAACCCTTGCTGGTAGCCGTCCTGCTCGCCTTTGGAGTAGTGATAGGCTCCAACGTCTCCGACCATTTCCCAATTAGGCTTCATTGCAAATCCCCTTTGGTAATGAGTGGTGATATGACTGCCCCAAGAACACCGCGTTTCTTGTTTTTTGTAAGCGGCATATCGACCATGTAGGCAAGTGCGTCGATTTCCCTGTCCCACACTAAGGCCTCGACGTTTTGCCCCAGTGCCTTCCATCCTTCGTCAGTCATCACAGATCGTTTTCGTAGCAAAATGAATTTCATGTCCCACCAAAAGAAGCGGGCGGGTTTCCCCGCCCTGATGTTGAACACAGTCTATCGACGCCTGACAAGAACAAAGTGGCGTTCTCGGTGAACAAGCCGTGGCCGATTCACAACCATGCCAGCGACATTGCATTTCACAGCAGATACAAAATGAACAGCCTTGAACGCAAATGCCTGGGCAACGGCACGGACTCGCCCGAAGAACCCAGACACGCGATGGCCGTCGAAATTCCATGCGCCTTGGCTCTCAAAATGCAGAGTCAGTGACCGGGATCGGATCGGACATCCGTTTGGGCCGCACGGAGCAGCAACAGACGGTGCCTTTGCCACTGTCGATTTGTCATTGGCACTGGCAAATACGCAAATGGCCATCAACGCAATCAAGCAGAGAACAAATCGCATCATACACTCCTTTGTGAAAAACAAAACCACCTACTCATTGTAACAAAAACCCGGCCTGATGTCGCACAGGAGGGCCGATGCAACACCAAGCCGGGAGAGCAAAGCCCACTGCTTCGGAACTCCTACCACAGCAGCGGTCTTTACCGTTCCCACGACGAGTGGGTTCGGCTTTCATCAAGACTCTTTTGATTCAATGGCGTTTCTTCATTCTCAGAAACCATGTCCTTCCCTCGCATAAGACCGTGAGGCCTCGATCCGTCTTCCGGCTCGTCATCAACTATTCCTACGGTGCCCATGATTGAAGAATCCTTTCTTTGATGATGGAAAACGTCTACCCTTCGGCTGACAATGTTTGCACAGCCCGTTGACAATATCGTCCGGTGGCGTCGGCAGTTTGCACTTGTGGCAGATGTAGTTCATTCGACCCCCGGTATTCTGACGATCTTCGGATAGAGCCATGCTTTAGCTCGTGGGTGCCTGGTTGCGTACTCTTCCGCTTGTTCGCGTGTGGTAAACGAGTCGCACGTGACTTCCCATACACCTAGCTGATGATAATACGCTACGACAACGTACAGGTCCGGTCGTGGCGGCTCAACAGCATGGTCCGTGACTTCGGCGAGTAGGTCGGTCATTCTTCACCCCATGCTTGTAGCTCAAGCGTTTCTGCCAGTTGTTGTACTGCCTCTGACGGGAATGCATTGTGGATTACTTCTACAAAGTTTCTAAGCGCTGTGGCGAGTGCATCAATTGAGCTTGCCATATGAGATAATGTTGGAAACGTCATTCGCCAACGTATCTGGAACCGCTCGCTTTCCTCTCTGCGTATCGCCCGTTCCATTCGCGCCGTTGCCAACGAGTGCCTGAACCACCAGCGTCGGTACATGCGTGAGAGCATTACTTCACCCTCGGCGGTATATGCGTGACGCAGTGCTTGTGGCTCTTGTGGACGCAGTTCTCGCACTTGTGCCCGTATGCTGCGGCCTCGGCCGCAATACGTGCCGATCCGCATTTTTCGCACGGCGTTGCCATGATCGGATCGGCGGCGGCATCCTCATCGGATATCAGGAACTTCATCACGTTGCGGTGCATAGGTTTCATTGTTACACCTTGAACCCATGTCAATGTTCTGCTGTCATACCATTATGACTGACCTTGTTCTAATCCGGTTCATGAACGACCCGTTGCTTTCCGAGCACGAAGCGCGGCAGCGTGCGCGGCAGTCTTGCTGCACTGAATCTCGACCGACCGAGCGTTGTTCGCGGCCCGTTTTGCCGTCCGCCTCATCTTGTCGGCAGCGGCGCGATCGGCGTGTTGTTGTTGGGAAGCGGTTTGCATGAGTCAATCCCTTGGTCGCCTGGGTCTATGTTGGCCTGTACACGTCGGTTAGTCCCACCATTCCCAGTCATCGTGTCCTCTGTCCAAGTTGTTGCCGGATCGACTGGCACATAACGCATCCTGGATTCGAGCAGACCGGCCCTGAATACACACTGCCGCCCCATACGGCGTGCCGCTGTTCCGGTTGGCGTTCCCACAGCCATACATCGCCGTCCTGATGCATCACAAGCCCGTCAACGCGGTGCATGTATGATGCGAACCGATTCAATTGCGTCAATCTCGGCTTGAGCCGTGTCAGCGTGTCCGGGTATAGGTACACCACACCAACATCGGCTTGTACGTCAACAGTCGTTACATCGCCTTCGATGATGCGGATAAGGTTGTCGAGTCCGGCATCCTTGACGGCGACACGGGCTCTTTCGACTTGTGCCGGGTCAATCTCGATACCTATTGCTTTGCACCTGTAGGATCGCACGGCTTCAATGAGCCAACGACCATCTCCGCAACCATAGTCGATGAACGTCTCGGCGCGAGTCGGCTTGAGCAGCGCAAGAATGCGCCGCACCTCGTCTATCGGCGTCGGGGCTTGTGACGCCTTCACAGGTCGGACGTACTTGAGAATTTGTTCCGGCGTGTACAACCCTTTGACGCCCCATCGTTCACCGTTTTCGTACCACGTTATTTGCGGGTATGAATCTGCGCCGCCGATCTTCCATTCAACATTGAACGCGGACCAATCGTACCGCTTCAGGGCTTCGCACGGAGCGCAAGGGAAATCTGCGAGCGTGATGCAGATTGACGGCTTGGATTCAGTGACAGGCTGTTCAGCCTGCTTCGACGGGTTCGCCAACGCGATGCGCATGAGCATGAGCATGATTGCTCGCGCGTCGTCGTCAGCACGTAAGACGGACGCCAATGACAGAACGATCAGAATGGAAGCGATGTTTCGCATTTCATGCCTTATTCAAACGACGTTTTGTTTTCTTTGTGGTATCTGTCAGTATCAACTACGGCTTCAATGACAGCAATGGCGGCTTTGCTCATGAATGATGCGATGTTATTACCAACGAAAGAGCCTAGACCATACCATGTACCACCATCGATAGGATTCATCAATCCAGGACTGGATTACAGTTGTCAGCGTAGATTTTAGATGATCAATAGTCGCTTGCTGCCCTTGCGGTACAGAACATTTAACAGCCATGATGATTTCTCCTAGAACACCCACGGATCAGGATTGACTGCGCCCCATCCCTTCAGAGACAGGATCGAACACGAGTCGCCTTGCCGCAACATGCGGTCAAGAACTTCGTGATGGACCGCAAACACATAATCCGGCGATCCAAGTGCGGTGGGGCCGGACGGCACGTTGTTGCCCCATGATTGACCGATCAGCCCGTAAGCCGTGCCCTTGATTACGACAACGCCAGCGCCAAACATCTGGTGTGCCCATGACCCTTTCGGTTGGCAGATTCCGTCCGCATCCCTCTCCATCGTGAAGCCTTGATTGCTGGCAACTGTCACGACTCCACCGGATGCGATAGTGTCGGCAAACTGCTGAAATGATCGGCAGTAAGCAACTTCTTGGAATGGGTTGTCACTGGCTTCCGGTTCAAGTTCAACAGGTGGTCCGTAATATCCCCATTTTACGGCAACGTCATCCGATCCTGCCCCGTAGTAGTTCTCGTCATTGCCTTCGGTTTGAGTGATAAGCCCTTTCTCCTGTGCCCACAATGCGGCATATGCTCCTGGTGCGCCATCAGACCACGAACGGAGCATTCCGCCCTTCTTTCGAGCGCCAGCATATAGCCATGCGTGCGATAGCGACCTAAACTCTGACTGAGACAATCCGGCCACGATCTGAACGCATTGCAGCACATTGCCAGCGCCTGAGCATCCACGTCCAACACACGTCCCACGAGGCTGATTTTGTGCTGGCAGAAAGACGCCGATTCTGCCAAGGTTGCCCTTGTCCACTTTCTGAGTAGCAAGCCAAAGACTGATAGACGTTTTCCCGTCCCACCTACCAGCAAGCGATGGCGCGGCTTCGTGGAAGTCTGGGAGTCGTGGGCAAATGTCAATCACATCAGATGCAACACGCGAGAAAAACTCATTGCGAATTGGCGGCGACAAATTCTGGTCGATTGCGGACGGAACCAGTCCAAAGTTCCACACTCCAGCGTCAGGATCACCGGGGTCGTCGGTCGCCTGAAACATTCTCACGCCACCGACTTGACTGAAATCGAATGCGTTGCTCATACAGCCGCCTTTTCTGGTTCTTCTTTTGTACTTGGAACAACGTGAGTCCCAAACGCTATTGTGCCTGAGCGAAGCTGTCCGCGAATCTCCATTTCGCTTTGGTCAGGATTTTTCCATATACACAGACCAGCAAAAATACGAAACTTTGAAAAAATCCACTTGCATACAATCGATAAACCGGCTTCGATTCCACCACCGGCTTCGATTCCCTCACCGGCTTTGATTCCACCACCGGCTTTGATTCCACCACCGGCTTTGATTCCCTCACCGGCTTTGATTCCCTCACCGGCTTCGATTCCCTCACCGGCTTTGATTCCACCACCGGCTTCGATTCCCCAACCGGCTTTGATTCCACCACCGGCTTTGATTCCCCAACCGGCTTTGATTCCCTCACCGGCTTTGATTCCCTCACCGGCTTCGATTCCCTCACCGGCTTTGATTCCAGAACCAGCTTTTGAAACGACCTTGCCTTTGGCAATTATGCTTCCGTTGAAAAACACAATTCCAAGATTAGCTTCTATCTCAATGTGGCCATGCCAGTCATTGACAGGCGTTCCAATGTATTTACCTTCTCGAACGTGCTCTGATGTAATTATGAGTTTTTCCATTATTTCACTTGCTCCAGTACGGTGACAACGCGGGCAAACTCAGACGCCAGTAGTTTCGCATGATCCGCCGTCAGAGTCTCAGCCGGTTTCTCACGCGGGTTGATCGGCAAACGTGCGATTAACTCTTTGCTTACAGCGGCTTGTACGTTGGGCAACTTGCCGCCAGCTATGCCAAGTTGTGTCGCGGTCGATGCCATTGCCTGCCATAACGCGCCCCAGGTCGTTGCCGCCGATACCGTCTGCGATGCGGCCCGATACAGGCTAATCAGTTTGGGCAGTAACAACTTGTCGGCGTCCGATTCTTTTGCGAGAGCGGCTTTGACCGCCGATAGGAACTCCGCATTCGTGTCTGGCTTGACCGGCCCGACAAGATCGTCGATGCGGCGCTGCAACTCCGCCAGCCGTGACTTTAATTCTGCCGACTTCTCGGCCTCTTTCTTCTCCAGGTCCAGACGTTGCGCCCGTAGTGCCGCAAGATCGTCAACGAGTTTTTCGATTGACGGCGGCGATTGTGCGAACGCGGGACAGGACAGGATCAGTAAGATCAGGATGCGTGACATTATGAGTCCTTTTTGTACTTAGCACGAAGCGTAGCCGTAATCAACATGAACGCGACCGCACAAGCAACGATGATAGCTGCAATTTCGTAGCCGTTCATTTTTACTCACCAGATTTCAGCTTCGTTCGGTTGTTGGTGTAGTTCTTTGCCGTGCTGCTGCCAGCGAAAGCGGCAACGATGGACGCAATTGCGCCAATGATGGCCACGCCAGTCTTCGACCATGCATCGCCTTGGACTTGTGTTACAACTCCAAGAGTGACTAGCAGCCCAACAACAGGAGTCACCTGCGAAAGAAGGTTACTCCAGAACTCACTGGACTTCCAGCCAGCAACAGGCTTGTTCAATTATTCGGCCATGATAGACCCTTTCAAGTGAAATTACTTTTTGAACCACATATCCCACAGAACGTCAATGAGCCCGGCGTCAATCAGAACATATTCAGCTGCTTGAACCAGTGACAACAGGACCGTTTTCCCGTTTGACTCAAGCCGTGCTTCAACAGCATCAAAAGCGGCCCGAAGCGACTCCTTGAGTGCGTCAGGGGCATCGCCTACTTCTTCTTTGCCGAACTCTGGATTTGAGTGAATGTACTCGGCAACGACGTTTCTGGCCAAGTAGTGTTGGGCGAGTCTTGGGAACCGAGAATGGCCACGTTCCATGACTCGAATTGCTGCATCTCGGATTTTCATTTTCAATTCCTTGGGTTTAGGACAGTGTATAGCAAAAGCGATTCGCCGTCAAGAAAAAACGGATACCGAAATAATAGGCGCGAGTCGCGCCTATTATTGCCATGTGTCTGTTTGTTGTTCTTTGCCAATCGACCACCTGAGCCTCGTCAGCTCTTTGATGATGCTCTCTTCTGTCCTCTTCTCTCTTCTGGACACGATCTTCAGCAGTGTCTCTTTGGTGATCTTCCCGTGTTCGGCATCATGGTGGCACGGAATTCGGCAAAGTGCAATCAGGTTTATGGCCACATCCAGTCGGCTTCCTCCGCCCATGCCTCTCTTGACCCAAAAATGGTGCGGGTCGAGGCCATGAGTGTTCCTCTTGCCGCAAAACTCACATGCTGGCTTCCTGGAAAACTCCCTGAGCAGATGCCTGTTGGTTATTTTCATTCTGCCCTCGGTACACCAAGCCGCTTGCGCACCTCACCGATCACCTGCATGACGGCATCGTAGCCTCTGAAGTCGTTGACATCTATTGCGGTATAAGAAAGGTGCTGTTCATGACTTATATCTTCGGCCATTTTTTGCAAAATTCCACAGTCAATAAGACACTCTGCGGTACGATTTATCCCTCCCAGCAAACACCAACAAGCAGCATCACCAGAACGTGACGAGCATTCACTACCGTCTTTCCGCCGTGCAAACGCCCCTTGCGTCCATCGGCTCTTATCCGCAAACAATTCATCCAGTGCAATCGCGGCTCTTTGCAGGTCGGTCATGGCTTACCCCAAAATGGTGGTCATTCCTACTGCTTTCAAGAACAGCGTCTGTGGCGTAACGTCAGTGACGTATACGGCATCAAACACGATTTGATCCCGCCCAGCGTCTATATGAACTTTGAACGTAGATTGCAGCAATCTTTGAATTGCCGTGGCACGTTTTGGTAACGCCTTGCATTTTGCTGACTCGATAGCAGGGCGTTTTCGTAGGTTCCCGGTTTTGCGGCTCACAGCTTGCCTTCCTTTCGCAGCCCGCGAACGTAGTCGTCGTATTGATTCGGGAAGTCGTCAACGGGTTCCGATTCACGTTTCAGCATGATATATTTCACAATCCCCGTATCTTTTGTCAGTCGCGGTTCCGTCCACGGAATGTAATCGCCGTAGCTTTCAATAGCTGCGAGAATCGCTTCCTTGGCATTGGCTTCGGCTTCGGCGGCAGTATCACCACAGCTTCCCGCCCCTGGAAGATTCAGTGCCACGGCTGAAAATCTGCCGTCAGATTCTTTTGTTATTTGTAGTACGATTCTGTACCCATTTGCTTTTTTCCAGACAGCCCCAGCCGGTCTGCCGAGTTCGTCGGTGAGTGCGGTTATCGGTTCGTTGTAACTCTTCAAGTATTCCGCCATTGCCGCTTCCATCTTCCTGATTGACTCCGTGTCTGTCTTGTCCACGGCTACCGGATGTGGACAGCACTTTGGACATGGATCGATTTCCATACTCAATGAATTGTCTACTATTGGGCTGATGTAGAAGTGATACTTCAAGCCAGTCCCGCACTTCCAGCACAGTATTTCGATGTTCACGCCGTCACCGCCTTTCGTTCGTGTTCCAGTTCCGCCCACTCCAGCCCCAGCTTCATGCACGCGGCGGACATGGCGGCGTGAGCATGAGCGGGGGAGTCGGCTTGTTTACACCGATCACGACCAGTTATGTCGAGATTCTTCCAGAGCACGAATGGTAATTCTGATTCTGGATGAAGAGTAGAAGAGTTTGGATGCGGCCGATCCGCGTTCCACCAGTCAACAAAATCTGGCTCCCGATCCGTCAGTCGCACGGCCATGATGTCCGGGCACGCGGCGAACAGCGGACCGGCGAGGCCGTTGCGGTAGCCGGTGTCGTGGCAGTAAAGGCACTTGCTGAAATTGCCACTGCGAGAATTGCCGGTGTGAACGTGCCATTCGCACCGCTCACCCAGGAACGCACTAATCGTCAGCGAGACTTCGGGGAAGCCGCGAACGAAGCGGACGGTGAACGGCAGCGGGTTGATCCGTCTGAGTGCGTCAAACGGTTTGGCCCATTCGTTCCAATGGAAATGGAACAGTTCGATTTCACGTTCTCGCAGAGGCCAGCAGGTGCTGCATTTCACGTAATGTTTTCCATTGTCGGCTATGAAAGTGCCAGTCATGTTACACTTGTCGCAAGTCATCTTCGCCAACTCGCACTGCACCCGTATCAGTTCGCCTCTCGGATCGCCCTGCCCATCCAGGTACTCGGCATATACGAGTCGGCGGAAATCGTCGGCGGGCTGGTCGCGGATGGCGGCGAGGAAGGCGGATTCGTGGTTCATGCTGGCCCTTTCACGAACGGCCGCGACAACTCCAAACATTTCCGCACTTTGGCAAGGTCGAATTGCCGGTCGTTGTCCGACCGCACCCGCGTCTCCATGTCAATCCAGAATCGACAACCTTTCGCGGCTTTGCCGATCAGCGGCATCTGCTCGGCGAGATTGTCCGGCCCAAGACCGCCTGCGTAGCCGTGGTAGTCCGGTCGCATGTCGCGATAGTAGATCGGTGACGGCCATTCGGTTGGCAGAATGCCAGCACCGCCGGACACGTCGAACAAGCCGAACGTGTTGAGTTCACCAATCGCGCGTACCGCGTCCATGTGCTGATTGCCAAGAGCGCCATCAAGTTGGAAGATGAATTCGCGTTGCCCTTCGCTGATTTTCTTCAGCGCCTCAAAAAACGATTTCGGATGGCATTCGTTTCGCTCGGCATGAAAGTTCAGTTGGACGCGGCGAAACATGGGAAGGAACGTCAGCACGCTTTCTGGGATGCCGCCAAAGAGAAGCTCGCGGACGTATCGACCGCAGAGATGCAGCGACAGCGGCAAGTGTTCTTTGCCAGCCAAGTCTTGCAGATCGCACATCCACTTGTGGCTTGGAAATCGATTGTTCCCACGGTTGCTCGCGGAATGAAGGATGCCCCACTCCACAAACGGGAATTCCTTTGTCAGTCCGATCAAGTCTTCAGGCCGAATGCTGTCATCGGGTCCGGTAATGGTAACGCGGTCAAGATTCATGGTCGCTCTCCTTGTATTTGTCGATAATCAGTTGCAAATGATGCGCCTTGCGCCGATGTTCTGCCGTTTTCTGTTCGCAGAACTCGGCAATGGCCCGCTGTAGCCGTGGAAATTGAACATTTCTTCGCCAGCGGGCATTGGTTCGCCACACAGTTGGCATTTTGCTTGTTCGCTCATTTTCTTCCTCCGTTTCCACGCAAGCCGTTAATCGAGCCAAACAGTTTGTGAAACTTCCCACGCGGTTTTTGCAGAAATTCGATATGTGCGAATCCTGTCGCCGTCCGGGTACGTGTCCCACGGACGCCAAACGATGCGAAGAAACAACCAGATAGCGCGAAGTCGGTTCATACGTTACTCCCAATCCCTCGATGAATTTCGTTGGCCAGTCCAATCGTCTGCCCAGGGTTGAACCCAACAGCGTCGATAATCGACATCTACGAATACGGGTCAATCACGACAGATTCTTTGTCTTGCATTCCCTCGACACGAACGCTGCCGTCATCAAGTCGGCAGAACGTGATGCCATTCCCGAAATGAAACTTGCTGATCGTATTCATGCTAATCCTTTCTGGTTTGCAAACCACTCGCTGACGGAAACGCTTCCATCAGTATCGCCCTCTTCGTACTGGTCACGGTCGCTGGGCGCAATCTGGCTCACTGGAATCCAAACATCCTCACCATCGACAACGAATAGGATCGCCTTGTCGGTGATTCGTTTGACTGACTCGAATTCGACGTTGATCCAAAGTGCGGCCATTTGTTTCCTCCGTTTCCACGCAAGCCGAAGCCCTTCCGAGATGCGGCGGTTGCGTTCAGTTGTGGTCAGACGTTTCACGCTCCCGGCTCTCCCGGCTCCGGCACGCGGCACCACTCGCCGATGATGTCGTGGACGTATACTGGTCCGTAATCGTGGATCATCAGTATTCCCGCGAACAGACTCACTTCGTAAACGTCATCGGGGATCAATAGCCCTGACGACTGTTTTGCGTTCCTGAGCCAGTAGTGCCCCGGCTCGGTCGGCGTCGAGTCGGTTCCAGGTTTCGGCCAGCGGTAGGCGGGTGTCATGTTTAGCCTTTCGTTTTTCTCACCGCATAGCGGCTTGTCGGGCGGTTAGCTTGCGGTCGAGGTAGCGGATCACAGTTCGTACTCCATCATGATTCCGTCACGAGAGCCGAAGTGCCCGCGAATCATTTTCATCGCTTTGAATCCGTTTTTCCGCAGAAACAACTGACCTGCAAGTTCCGTCTCACAAATCACGGTTGAAAGTCGATTTCGACGCGCAAGCGAAAGTTTTGTAATCAGCTTTTCAAGGATCATTTTCCCGATACCGCGTCTGCGATGCGCCGGATGAACAGAAAGTCGGATGATTCCGAGCAGACCTTTTTGAAGTTCATAGATCGAGAATCCGATCACGTTTTCGCCTTGGGCAACAACGATTCCGATGCAATTTCGTTCTCGCAAGCATTTCAAGAAATCATCCTCAGCCCACGGCTCGTCGTTGCTGGCTTGCTCGATTGCAAGAACTTCTGGCATGTCGCGGCGATTCATCCACCGGATGAACAATTTGTGTTTTGTCGTTGCCATCGTCAGCCCTCACTTGGTTTCCGGTCCATCATCGACGCGGCAGTTCACCAACCCACTCGAATACGGCAATCGAGATGGGCAGGAATGTCGGCGTGGTATAGTGCTGATAATCGCAGGCATCGCGGGCGGATTGGTCGCCGCTTGCCAGTTTATTCCAATTGTCTCCGTTTCTGGTTTCTCGGATTTTCGATACAGACTCGAATTCCGCAATCGACGGCGAAACGAATCGCACAAATTTCCCAACGAACGTGTGCCAGTCTCCGCAGTGAACCAAATAGTTTTTGCCGTGTTGCATTTCGTAACTCCGTATAAGTTCGATCCCGCTCCCGCCCCCGCGCCCGCTCCCGCTCCCGCGCCCGCTCCCGCTCCCGCGCCCGCTCCCGCTCCCGCGCCCGCTCCCGCTCCCGCGCCCGCTCCCGCTCCCGCTCCCGCTCCCGCTCCCGCTCCCGCTCCCGCTCCCGATCCAGATCCCGCGCCCGCTCCCGCTCCCGCTCCCGCTCCCGCTCCCGCGCCCGCTCCCGCTCCCGATCCCGCTCCCGCTCCCGATCCCGCGCCCGCTCCCGCGCCCGCTCCCGCGCCCGCTCCCGCTCCCACGCCCCAAAAAGCCAACAGCCGAAAAAACCGCTGGCCCTATTTGTGCAGTGAACGGCATCCTGGATAATTCACCTTCAGCGCCTTGGCCTTGTTCTTCAAGCCAATCTGCGCGAACATCCCATGGCGCATGCTGAAATGGCTCGCTCATTGCCGTTTTGTCAAAACTAATTAGCTCGCTCATGTCACCTCCGGTCCTTCATCCCATTCACGGTATTTCACGCCGATGCCCAACTGTGCCCGCAGTGCGTTGACCTCGGCACGCCGTTCGCGGCCATCAGTTTCCGCATGCGCCAGAGCAATCGTACAAAGTGAACCCGTCCAACTGCTGCGGCGGCAAGTTGTCGAAGTCCACCAGTTTGAGCGGAATGCAAGATCGGTGCAGGTACATCGGATTGTCCATGCCGCGATTGCAAACTGTTCCCGGCTCACGCAGTTTGTCGTCCAGGTCGCACGCTTCTTTGAATTCTGTCGGTTCCTCTTGTTTCATCTCGGCCCACTCGTGGTCGTTGCGGAGCGGACAAATCTTGCACGCTGAACGCGGAACATCGTGCGGCACTCGATCTTTGAGCCATTCCTGGATACCGCGTCTGCCCCAGCCGTGATCAATGAACGGAAAATGGCCAACAGACCACTTTGGAAGCCGTTTGATTATCTTCGACATTCTCCTGGATTCATCGGTCGAGATGCCGAAATACTGGTGAACTATCACGTCTTTTGGCACCCGTTGGCCTTTTCCCAAGCCTAGTATGTTCCTGCGAATAATTTGGTAGATAACATCAGTCTTGTACTCTTTTGTGCATTGCCGTTTTGTCATTCCTTCCTTCGTGTCGTTCGGTCCTTTGGTATACGATGGGATAGAGGCGCTCCTTTTAGTCGTCTTTTGGCCGACAAGAAGGTCGGACAACAGGCTGCCTTTACTGCCAGTCAGGATCGTCGAGCCATTCAAAGACCTGAGCCACTTCAAATGCTGGTACACCTTCTTCGGCTCGTTCTTCGTATCAGCAAAGATCGAGTAGTCAAAACGCAGCCCCCATATGTGTTCCATCTCCATCAGGTAGAGCGCGGTTGACTGTACGCCAGCGCCAAGGTTGAGGATGTGCAACTCGTTCACGTTTTCCTGCCCTTCGTTTTCGGCACGCCGTTCGCGGCCATCGCTGCCCGGATCACGCGGCGGACGGCACTGGCGCGATCATGCTCCTGAACGCCCTGGCGACCTGTTCGCCGAGGCCGTTGTCGATGTCTCGCGCGTAGCCGGCTTCTTCGACGCCTTCAAAATCGCAGTAGACTTTATGCAAGTGCTCCACTGCCTTCACTGGCGTAAGGCCCGGCACGCGGGCCGCAAACTTCACTGCCGGTCAACCGAATGTGGGGTCGTCGGTGAATGGCAACGCCGGACTGAATTGCAGCGGCTGTTTGCCATAGTGAAAGTAGCCGAATAGGGAGTCGCACCTTCCATGCTCGCACGTGTTCCATGTCTCGGCTCCGACTGCCGCGTCCTCGTATGCGGCATTGCGGACGGCGAGCGGTAGGCTGTTGATGAGTTCGTCGGTGGTCATTGCGGGTTGCCTTTCGTTTCGCGTTCTTTCACGCAGTCCTGGCACACGCCCTTATGCGTTTCCCAATCTAAAACACTGTATCCCGACGGCGCATCTTTCGGGTCATCGTAAGTCTTGATCGACTGTGCGTAGGTCTGCACACGGACAACTTCCTTCCAGCCGCCTGCCTTGCTCCTCAACTTGCGAAGCTCGTCGGCAGTGATGCCGTCATACGCTTCCTGGTTGCACTCGTAGCAACCAAGGCGGATCGTTTTCTTTGCTGTCCGTTTGCGTGCCATCACGAATCGCCTTTCGTTTGCCGACTGTCGCGCTCAGCGGCAAGAATGTCGTCGGCGTACTGGATTGCCAGGAGCGCCAACGCTTGGCCATCCCAAGGCACATTGCGAGATACCAATGCCTTCGCCATCTCGATCACCGCAAACTGCCGCACGGTCATCTCGCTCGCAAGTCCGCCAGTATGGACGCGGGCCGGTTGCTCAAGACCAGTCGTGTACCGTACATCTGCCATCGTCAGCCTGCCTTTCAGTTCGCGGCCATCGCAGCCGCTCGGATGCTGTCAACCCACTGCTTGAATACGGGCCATGTGGTGTCGGGGGCGTCATTGAAGGCGACGATGCTAATGAAGCCTTCAGGGCGATGCTGCGAGAGGAAGTCTCTGACTTGCATGGACATGCCAATGCCAAATTCTCTGCCCAAAAACGTCGCCCCTTCAGCACAGCGACTAGTAGGCTCCTTTCCTTTCCCATCGTACTTGGAGTACTCATCCTTGCACCACCGGCTTTCGTCAGCGAACCAGTCGCACCAAGCCAGGATCGCCGCTCGCAGTTCGTCGGTCACTTGCACACCGCCTTTCGTTTGCTGGGCTTACGGGTCAACAGTTTCGCCTGCCGCCGACAGAATGCGGCCCGCTCGCGTGCGCCAGCATCGTCACGCGGCCAATAAGGGACTTTTTTGTGCCGTATTTTTGCGATAGCCGAAATCATACTGGCATAGGTTCGCTTGCTGATCATGCCGTCCAGAAACATACCGATGACCGATTCGTGAAGATTTTTCACCACCATGCCGATGTACACAACCATCTCGTTGCGAAAATTCTTTTGCGGCTTCGCCCACTTTTCCGCCAGCCACAGCCATGCCTGCCGCTTGGTCAGTTTCTTCGCCATGATCGGACTCCGGTTACACTGGCACAAGGTTGTACGTCACGCCGTCAAGCATGATCGTCTTGTGTGATGGATTGGTGTCAACTGGTGACTGGTCGCACTTGGCCGCGTCGATGCGTTTGCGGGTCGCACGGATGAAGTCGGCTACTGGTTTGCGAGCGTGAACGGGGCAATAGGCTAGTAGGTTTGATAGCGTCAGAGACGAGTGATCCTTAGTTAGTTCACACAGCGGCACTTTGGATTTGTCGAGAATTTTACTTGTGAAGTACACGCCATCTGGTCCGTCATGGTCGGCTGCAACAACCCAACGGCCGTCTGCCTCGGACCTGAAGCACCTCACCGCCCCATCGCCGATCTTGACCAGTTCCTCGCGCTCCCGCGCCCATGCTAGTCGGTCGATTTCGTCCGCGATCTGGCGGAGGACTGTAATAAAAAGACCATCGTCCTCAACCGTGCCAACGAAATGTCCATCGTCATAAACTTTGACACTGTTGCCAATTTGCTTGAACGTCAACATGTATGTCATTCCCCTTTCTGGTCAGTCGCCCTTCACGAACGCCCGACAGTTCGACCACCACTTCGGCAGGCGCTTCCGTTGTTCCGCAATCATCGCGTCCAGTTCGGCCATCGTTTCAGTTTCACGTTCGACACGAACACGTGCGCCCTTTTTTCCGCCAGCCTTACGCTGCGCTCGCCATACCTTGTTACACTCGGCGCAGTAACTGGCGAACCCGCACCGGATCAAGTTAGCTGTGTTCCGTGGTCTGTATCCGCATTTGTCGCAATTTGTGGCGTTCATGTGCCGAATTCTCGTATAATCTATTGACAGAGCGTATTGTATTTGCAATTCACAAATCCGGCAAGTTATTCTTTGCCATTTTTGCTACCCATGATCCAATCGTACATATTGGCCAGTATTCTTTCCGACTCGGAAGGAATCTCATGGACCCTCTTCAGCCGCTCCATTTGGCCGTCCTTGGATTCGCTGACATATCCGAACAGCGAAAGTCCGGTAAGGTGGTATTTCCATGCTTTGACGAAATCATCTTTGCTTCTTGGCATTGGCGTCTCCAAAATAGGCGCGAGTCGCGCCTATTATTCGGGAATGTCTTCGGCCATGATCGGCGCGAGCTGCTTTCGCTTGGCTGTTCCAGCGGCCACTATCTCCGCCCATATCTCCGGTGGGCAAACTTTCCTTACCAGCCGCATGTCGATTCCGACCGCTGTTAGGTCTCCATCGTTTTTGGCTGATTGAATGTCTTTTAGTTTCCTGTCTCGAAATTCCTGCGGCTTCCTTGCCGCAGATAATATCTGGCTGGCTTCGTAAGAAGACGACACAGACTCGTACCCAAGTGTTTTGCAAGCATACTTCTGCTTGGGACTTGGCGGAGTTGCCTCCCAAGCCGAAATCCCGTTCTTGTAGGCAACGTCAGCTGGGCTCATCCTTTGCTTGAGCATACTAATGATGCGACCGGCTTTTCGTCGGCTCAGAACATCATCAATGTCCATCCCAAGCGCTTTGATAAAGTTGTATTGTTCAGGACTTGCTTCATTGGGGTCATAATTGCTGCCAACGCCACGTTCATGGGTCGTATATCGCGCCCTGGGGTCTGCTTTGGCTCTTTTCTCGAATTCTTCCTTGGCAAGACGCTCAGCCGCTTCTCGCTCTTTCCTGATCCGCTCCTTGGCCTCTCTGTCTTCTTTCTCGGCTTGTTCAAGAACCTCTTGCACATCAATTTCTTCGTCTTTCCCCTTGTCAGCCAGAATCTCTTCTGCTCTCTTGATTACTTCGTCTGGAAGACCTTCGGCATAAATCTCAGCAGTTGAGGCGCAGTCGGCTAGGCCAGTAATGCCAACCAAGTCTATTACGAGGCAGTCCTTCTTATTGCTTTCTGCGATCATCCGTCGCCGATCTTCGGCAGTCGGAAGCGTGTGCAGAATCTTGGCAATGTCTCTAAGCGGCCTGCATCCTCTTCCTTTCATTTGTTCCGCAAGAGATGATGCCTTCTTTGTCACTGGCCGAAACACTGCAACGCAAGCAATCGAAGGAGCGTCAAACCCTTCTCGCCCTAGACCGCATAAAGACAGCATCTGAAAATGCTTCTCTTCAAACTTCCGATAATACTCGTCTCGGATGTGATGCGGGACTTCGCCATCAAGCTCAACAGCCTGCTCTTTGTCTTTGGTGACGTTTTCTTGTGTTATGAATCGACCGCATTCGCATGTTGCGCCATCACCAACGAGTTGACGTGGATACCACCGAGTCATCCCGCATTCGCACTTGGCCTCGCATCGGGCATTGATATATCTGGCCACCTTCTTGGCCATTTCCACAGTAGGGCTGAATATCAGTGTTGGCCGATCACCAACCATGTCTAGCATCGGGTCAACGAGTCCAGCTAATTGCTTGTCTTCTCCAAGGACGCGGGCTAATTCGGCCTCGTCAAAGTCTCCCCCCTCAGTGATTCTCTTGATCTGCTTGAAATCAACCCCTTCGACCTCGATGTATCTTTGCAAGTAAGGGACCGCATAACCGTCTTTCAATGCACATCGGCCTTCGCGGCTGAACAGAGGATAATCAATGGCGATCCCAGGGAACATCTTGCTCCCGATAGACACGCCATCGCTGCGTTTAGGAGTTGCTGTAAGGCCTGCACGAGCCGTTTTGGGATTCTGTTCAAACCAATCGACGATGTGCCCGACGCTTAGAAGATTATGAGAATGTCGATGTGCTTCGTCAAAGCACAACAGCCAGTTGAGCCGCCAATCAAACTTATGAACACGACTCCACTTACCGTTTGCCGCCTCTGGTTGCTGGCTCTTGGTTTCGATGTCTGCCAAGACTTCATCGACGCTGATCCCTTTGCGAAGGTACTTGATGTACGATTCGGCCATCTTCTTGGTTATGCATCTGACTTCGGCGATCCCAAGTGCCTTTAGTTCGTCAATCTGTTCTTGCGTAGGTGGCGGATGCTGGAGCAGAGACTGTCGAGATGCAACAACAACCTTGTTTGATGAATCAGCACGGTTCTTCTCCATCTCGATTCCAGGCTGAATGCCAATGAAGGCCTCGATTTCCTTGGCAAACTGCCACACAAGCTGCGTCTCATAGCTGATCACCATCGCCCGATAATCATCTCCTCGACGCAGCCAGGAGTCGATAATAAGAGAGGCAGTAAGGGTCTTCCCTGACCCAGTGGCCATCCTGAGCAGCACACCAGGAACCCCGTCGTCCATCAGCCTGAGCGCATTATCATGAGCCTCTGTCTGGTAGTCCCTTGGAACTATCAACGCTCGGCTTTTCACTGGCTCTTCAAACAGTGTTGCTTCTGACATGGGACTCTCCTATTTAGTTAGCCCCATTTGCTCAAGAACGAACTTCGGCATTCTTCCTGTTCTGTAGCACTTCTGGCATCCGCCTCCGCCGCACTTGCTGCACTCGGCCTCACACTTGGCAGTCCTCAGTGCCGAGCAAGCGTTCTGGACTTTCTTGCGTGCGCCTTCCAGCGTTCCCTCTTCGCTAATCCACGGGTCGTCTGGGCAGTTCTCGTTGAAGAATTTCATCAGATCACGGCAGAACGTCTCGATGCTGGAATTCACTCGCTTTATCTGGTCAGCGATTGTCTCTTCTCTGGCCTCTGACTCTTCTTCAATCGCTGCTTCGTTTGTTTCTTCTGATAGTGTTTTTGCGGCCTCTCTGACGGTTCCAGCGTCTCCGGCCAGAACAGCCTTGACCGCCGCTGTTTGCTCTTTCTTTGGCAAACTCACGACAGAGGCCGCATCGCTGATACTGACCTCTTCTTTCTTCACTGCGTCAACAAGGGCCTTTGATCCGCCTGATACAATTGCCCTGGCCCGCTTGACAGCATCGACGGACACGCCGAATTTATCTGCGGCTTCTTCGCGGGTCACGGGTTCGGAAATAGGCGCGAGTTGCGCCGATTTTGGCCTACCGGCTTCTGCCGTCGAATACAGTGCGGCAGCGAAAGCCCTTTCGTTGGCTGTCAAATGACGCCGGTGAAAGTTTTTTGACCACACAAAGTCAAGCGGGTCAGAACCATCAGATGGGATGCTTCCGAATTTCCTGTACTTGGGAGTTACCCCGGCGTTCTCGCAGGCTTTCTCTCTTCGCCGACCGTCAAGCACTTTCCCATCGAGGAGAACAATCGGCTCTCGCTGGCCGTTCTTCTTGATGTCTTCGGAAAGCTCGAAAAGCGTCTGTCCTTCGTGAAGTGGGAAAATTTCGGCATACTCGTGGGCCTCTGTTGGCATGTGTCTGGTTCCATGAAAGCCGCCGCCCCTTTGGAAATTTCCCCTGCCCGGCGAAAGAGCCATCGGGGCGGCAGTGCCAAGTTGTTTGGTTGCTCCGGGCAGGAGAAAGTCGAGTTTAATCTGTTTCAGGATGATTGTCAACCAGGAAATTCCGAAGAAACACGAATTGGGATTGCCGCCCTTGGTTGACGGCTCATCATTGGCAGTTTAATCAGATATGAGCAATCCTCATGCCGCCGATATGCGAAGAATTCGTTGTCAGGACACAGCATTTTGCAGACTGGGCAAGTGAACCTTGATCCCATTTGGAATGGCTTTGACGAAGACTCCAGTTTCGCAATGATAGCGATCTCTTCTTCAAAAGTCAGCCGGGGCATTTCGGGACTCCTTGGGGGTTGTGAATAATAGGCGCGATTCGCGCCTATTTCTGGACTTGGACGCTTACGCCCTTGATGAACTTGGCCAATGACTCTTGGTACAGGGTCCAAAACTGCTCAAGGCACGCTCGCAGTTTTTCAGTAAACGCATTCGGTGTGACACGGATCAACAATGGAGGAGCGCCTGGGCAATAACTCAGGAAGTCCCACCACTTTCTGCCAGTGACAATCAGGCTCCCGTGAACTTGAGCAAGATACTCGTCTGGCACTTGTCCATTTAGAACATACATGACCTGGGTTTTCAACATCGGGCATTTCAACTCAAGCCCGCCGTCTTCTCCAACAAGCCCGTCCGGCGAGCAGCCGAACCTTGAGTCGTCTGTTGTGACGAAGCCAACTTGCTGGACTGTAACATCTCTCTCAATCTCGTAGAACCGTCTTGCTTCAGGCTCGTTGTCAACGCCATCTGTCATTGCCTGAGTAATCGGCCTCCCTTGCTCGGTGAAGTAGTTCGGATTAAGACATATCTGTTCGGCGATCAATTCGGCGATGTACGGCTCGCACTGTGAAGACAGGACCATTTTCTTTGGCGTCATGATCCTGTCGAAATTAGACGCCGTTGGGATGCCTTTTCTGGCCTCCCACCATTCAGGGCTGAGCTGGGCGCATTCGATGATCTTCATTGGCTCTCCGGTTGTTGGTTAGTCTGCATTCCGACGTGATTTTTTCTGATCTTGATCCCACTCACGCTGGTATCGGCAAAGGATAGTATGGCCAGTGGCAATAGTTACTGGTCCGTGAGTCGGATGCTCGATCACTGTTTCTTTGATTGCCACAAAGCATGGCCCCCAAAGACCGTCAATTTGAGGCCATGTCTTGGGGAGCCACAATTCAACCGTGGAAACATCCTTGATGACATGCTTGCTCCCTTGTGTGTTTCCCGGCACAAGTTGCTTGTCCTTTGTTGATGGCTTCTTGACCATTACATAGCCATCAGGAATTCTGCCAACGACCTCAAGGCCAAGGTCGCCTTGCCATACGCCATCGCCGATGCTTGCGGCCTCGTTGATAACCGCTGGCATTCCTGGGCTGACTTTTTCAGCCAACACTTTTGCGTGCGATTCGATTTCTCGAATGATGATTGCTACGCTCATTGCTTCTCCTTTTTAGGTTCTTGACAAAACACGGAACGGTCGTTCACCAGCAAGCCAGTTTTGGGCCTGCTCACAATCTTTTATTTCCGATGGTACTCCCATCGAAAACACTCTTCCGGTCGGGCATGTGGCAACAAGACGTTTCCCAAACTCACCGGCATCAAACAACGCTTCTAGTGTTCCTTCTATCTGGTTCCTCCTTCGATGCAAGCACTTTGCTCCAATGGCTTCAAGATACCTTGTCCATCCGTATCTCTGAATCCTGATTGCTTTGACATCGGCGTTTGACTCAGAAGCTATTTGTTTGATAGTTTGTGTCTCCGGCCTCATCACTATCTGCTCATCGACAGCGACCCCTTCAATATGCCATAAAGACCACCCATCTCTCCATTTATGGGATGGACCATCCGTGCAATGAGGGAGATTGTTTTCAACCTTGAGAACTTCTGGGAAGTCACACACCATGCAAAATTCTTCGTGCATGAACCTGAATCCGCCTTCAATTGAAGCAGATTCCCAATACTTATACTTCTCATGTTGATCAAGTTTCAATCCAATAATATCTCTGCAAGCGGTCATGTAGCACTCATATCCAGCCCACATATTTCCACCTTGGTAGTAAGTGCCCCATTTTGATGACTCTTTGATTCCTAGAATCCAGTTGTCTCCAAGAATTTCCTTGGACAGATCAATAAACACGTCGGTCGCAGCGCGGGTCGCAGCGTCGGTCGCATCGCGGGTCGCAGCGTAGGTCGCAGCGCGGGTCGCAGCGCGGGTCGCAGCGTCGGTCGCAGCGTAGGTCGCAGCGCGGGTCGCATCGCGGGTCGCAGCGTAGGTCGCAGCGTCGGCCGCAGCGTAGGTCGC